TTCTTGTCAAACACAATTCCTAAAAGTAAAAGAATGTTCAAGGCTGAAAAAGTTTGTGGAGTTTTGAGTATACTTGCTCTATTGCCTATAATTGCACAATCGCCTATACTTGCTCCATTGCCTATAGAAATGTCTCTCTTTTTAAATTCTTTTTGTAGTTCTGTTCTAGTGCCTGAATACGATTCCCAATTCTGGGTTTTTAAATTTCTTAAAAATATTTTCATTTTTTGTCCTTTTTTTTATCTTTTTTTGTTAATTATTGTTCTGACACATTGTCATATGTGTTTACTAAATGTTTTAATGCTGTTGGTGCTTGTTTAGGATAACAGTGTGATCTAATTGTTAATATTTTTCTTTTGTGTTTTATTGATTTTATTGTAACTGGTTTTTTAAGTTTTATACAGAGTTTTATTTTATTTTTCCCATGTATTTTTTGCATCATGGGTAATTGTTCTTGAGTAAAAAATACTTCATGTTCTTTAAGTCTATAAGTTAGTGTCATTGTTCTGCTCTCCTTTTTTAATTTTTTCTATTTTATCGGAATAAAATTTATATTGGTAAGTTTTTTTCCGGCAGGTATAATTTTTCTCGCTTCGATATAAAGATGTTGATCAATTGATACATTATTATTAATTGTTGCACAAAAACCAATTTCTGCATAAGAACCAATATATACATCATAACTAATTTTTGCACCAGAACCAATTGATACATCATTGCCAATATATACACTATTGCCAATTTCTGCACAAGAACCAATTGATACATCATTGCCAATTTCTGCATAAGAACCAATTGTCACACTATTGCCGATTGACACATTTTCGCCAATTGTCACATTATCATTAATTGTTGCACAAAAACTAATTTCTGCACAAGAACCAATTGATACATTATTGCCAATTTTTACACCAAAATCAATTGATACATTTTCGCCAATTTTTACATCATTGCCAATCGATACTTCATAACCAATATATACATCAGAACCAATAGAAATGTCTCTCTTTTTAAATTCTTTTTTTAGTTCTGTTCTAGTGCCTGAATAAGATTCCCAACCATGGGTTTTTAAATTTCTTAAAAATATTCTCATTTTTTGTCCTTTTCCGTTTAAAATCTATCATGTATCAAGATAGTGTCTCTTACAATTTGTCCGTTATTATCTACAATCTTTAAATATTTTGCCCAATTAATAATTATCAATTGTTTTGATTTTTCTTTTACATCTTTTATTATTTCTTGTATACTACAAAATTCTGGCAAAGTTTTATTATATTTTCCGCTTTCACTTATCAAAAATAGTCCATTTTGATCATACAGTTCTACTAGATAAGGTTTTTTGTTTTTAGTCATTTTGTTTTCCCTTCTTTTCCTCAATTTTATTAATGTCCTGAATAAGTTTAATTATTTTGTTCGATGTTATGTTATGTTCTGGTATTATCATTCCCGTTGTCAATTCTGTAGTATGTACAACAAAACTCGTCTTCTTAAACTTGTTTGCTTTTTGCGGGTTGACAAAATACTTGTAAAATTTTTCTAACAGTTCTATGGTCTTTTTTTGATCAAACAATCCATAATTACAGGGATTATGAATACCTATGTTTAATTGTTTATTGTTTTTATAAATACCTTTGATCAAAATTGAAGTAGACATTTTTTTCTCCTTTTTTTGTTTCTATTATCAATATGCCGATAAACTACCGTCACAATTTACTATCAATACTGATTTGTCGGAATAATAAAAAATACATAAGCTATTGTCAAAAGATATATCATAACCGTTATAAATATATTTACTTTGTGTAAGATGATCAATTTCATTGTTTTGTAAATGTCTTATTAAATCAGCATGATTGATATAACATAAATTTTCATATGTATAATGTTTTCTTATTTGTAATAACATCTTTTCAGATTTTTTCATGTCTTTTTTCTTCCTTTATCAAATAATTAAGATATTGATACAATATCTTGTAAAAATTTAATTAATAATTCCTTGTTGGTTTTGTCAAAATACTATATTTTCCTTTAACAATTCAATTTCTTTTGTGGCATTTATATTGTTATCAAATACAACATAATTAATTTTACACACTCTTGCTATATCAGATTTTATATGATGTACTAAATAAAATTCTTTAAAATTTCCGTGTGCAAAAGATATTTGTATATTATGATTATCTGTTATTAGTGCTATTTTTTCAGCGGTATTAATGTCAAAAAAACAATCTTGATTTACATTTTTTGAATGAATTTCAGAAACGTGTTGATAATCTGCAATAGGTTCAATTTCTAATTTTCCGTATTTGTTTTTATAAATAATTTTATTCGTTGTTGTCATTTTTATTACCTCCTGTTGTTAAAAAATCTTTTTTGATAATGTCTTAACCTTCTTGTTGTAAAATTGTTATTAAAATGGTTATGCTTTTTAGCTTGCTGTTCTGGTATCTTGAAGAACAATATATAAAATAAATACAATATAATCGATATAATTATTAATGTTCCTATGATTTAACAATCCTTTCTGGATACAAACTTTCAAGAATTTCTTCTATTTTTGTTGATGTATATGTTTCATTATTATAATTTATTCCGGCAGAATAAAAACTGTTTTCTCTGTTGTTGTAGTCAATTATTTTTTTAAATTTGTTAATAATTTTATAAATGTCTGTTTTTTTATATTGTCCTTTGAAATTTTCTTGTAAAAATTGAGTCAAAACAATTTTCCAATATTTATTAGAAGTTATTTTTTCAGAATTTCTGACAGGAACATAACAATAATTTCCGGCATTGTTATCAACTATTCTAAATAATTCTTCTTTGTAGCTTTGTATTAAACATCCTGCCGGACATTTGTTATATTTCTCTTCAATATATGTTCCTAAACACACATATACACAATTTTTTCTATATCCGCTTACAACTTTAATATATGAGGGATGAATATAAAAATCATACGGATAAGTGTTACTATCATGAATAAATATTTTTTTTCTTATCATTTTTTTATTGTTCCTGTTCTAGTCTAAAATTAATTTTCTATAACATCTTGTACATTCTATGGTGTTTTTGTTATTGCTAACAGATAATAATAATTTGTAATTTGGTTTGTGTATTTGATTTCCACAACAAGGACATACAATAATTGTTCTGTTTAACATACAAAATCCTTTCTTAGTTTAAATCTGTTAAAATATATTCACCTGATTTTATTTTCTTTTCAGTTTCTTTTGTATTCTCATTCAAAAACATATTCCTGTATTTACTTGTTGTTTTGGAATAGTTCCAGTATCTGTTGTCTAGATATGTTTTTTGTGTTCCTTGTGCCGTTAATATTGCACAAATAATACTGTCATAACTTTGGAATACTCTCCCCTTGTCAGTTTCAATTTCAAACTGATTGGGTATTTTATTATAATTTTTTCCTGTCATGTTCGATACCTTGATTATGTTTCCTAATTTTTTTAACATGTGTTTGTTTCCTTTTTTCTGGCAAAATATACAGATATACTTCTGTATTTTATTTTTCATTTCTGTTTAGGACAATCTAAAATTTTATTAATCCCGCATGGACATTTATTACAATTCAAACAAATTAACAAACTTCTAATACCTTTTTTATTAATTTTCATATTGTTTTTCCTTTCCTTCTGTAAAGATTTTCCCGTCCGATAAAAAAACATATTCGTTCTCTCTGATAATTTCTGATATGTTTTCTGAACTATAATAACTTAGATAATTTTTATTGCATGTTGTTATCCATGTTTCGAGACAGTCTTTAACTATGTCTTCCCATGTTGTACTGTTATCGGGATTAGATATAAAATTTAATAATGGCTTTATGAAATAATCTTCAATCTGTTCTTCATGTAATATTTTACTTATTCGAAATTTTTTATAATTGTGATTGTATAATTTTTTCTTATCATAGATATTTATATTATTTTGTATCCATTTATATAATTTTAATCCTGTTCTGTTTTCTTGAACATGAAAGCCTTGATTAGATACTTTTTTACTATAATCTATATAAGAGGTTATATCATTTATATCAAATTTACAGTTTATATATGTTCTATAACCATACTCGTATTCAATTTTTTTTATATCTATGTCCAGAAGGTTACACAATTCTTTTAACTGTTCTTGATTGTCTTCATGCTGAAAGCCATAATCATCTTGATAGATATAATCATTTATGGCTTTTTCTTTTGCCTGTTCAGACAATTCGTCAAACGTGAATACCTCATATTTTTTCGTTATTGTTTGTGACATTTTTTAAACCCTCCCATTGACTTAATTTAGTGTGCTTCCTGCTATTATTATATGTTCCAATTTATTAATACTATTGCCTATCTTAGTTATAGGATATTTGTATTTTATTCCATTATAAATATAATCTGTTTTATATCCTAGATGTGTATCAATTTTTTGTCCATTTATATTCATTCTGAAAATTTTTATATTTTTTAAAGACATTTTTTTACCTCCATTACTTTGCTAAACATAGGGACAATAAAAGACAATTCTTTTTTTTCTTCCAAGCATTTCATATGCTCGTACAGTGTATCATATTTATCTGTGTCTTCCAGTTCTGATAAATCTGTTATTTTTATAAACGGTAAATCATAACAATCGGTATCGTTGTTATATTTTTCATTAATTCCAAAATGCATGTTAAAATTTTCTACTAATTTTTCATGATCATAATCTATCTTATTGTCATACCAATCTAACACATGTTCTAGCATATTGCTTTCAATATCATCATAGCTTGTTGTATTATTGTTGTTATAGTGATTGAACAAAATAAAATTCAAAACACTGCCTAAAATATATTGGTTACTTTCTTTTTGACCGTTTACTATGTTTTCTATTTCTTCATACCAATCATTAATATCATTACTGTGAAAACTCCAAAAACCTGAACAAGACGTAAAATTTTCTTTAACATATTGGGTATATTTTTCTTCATTATCTATTAGATATTTTTCTATTAGTTCTAAGTCTGTTTGTGAGGTTTTAAAAATAACATTCACACTGTCGTTCCTAAAATTATATTCTCTAGGATGATCAATTGTCTGAAACTCGAAACTACTGTCAGTCAAGTTTAAATCTTTTTGCAAATAATCGTTTAGAAAATAAATACACTGTTTAGTTATTTTTTCTTCCATGGATGAATAAATCATACAATCCCATATATTGTTTAAAATATAATCCTTATATTCTTGTTTAATGTTTTCTGAATTGTTCCAAATACTTTGTTCAATATCAGTATTGTTCCAAAAACTATACGATGTTTCATAAAATCCCGGAAATACTGGTAACCATGTTTCAAAAGTTTTCATATTTTTTCCTTTTTTATTTAAAAAATTTAATATAGTTTATTCAGTGGTATGTATTTATAATAAAATAGTTTATTGTCTGTTCTAAAATTATACTTTTTATACAAAAAATATAATCGTATTTGGAATTTTAACGAATTTAACAAACCTCTGATATTAATCAAGTACCAGTAAAATATTGCAGAAAAAATATTTCTAATGCTTAAATAACAATTTTCGAGACACAATAAATAATATTTGATTTTCATTTTATTTTGTTCAGTCATATTCTCTTTACTCCTGTTCTTTGTTAAGATTTTTTCTATCGTGTTCTTGGTGTTCATGTTCTTATTATTCCCACTTCCTGAAAATTCTAAACATTTATATTTTGTGTTTTGTTTACAAATTTTTCTGTTAAAATATCACATTCTGTAAATAATGCCTGTTCAAGTGGTGTTCCTGATACCATATTTACATCTATAATAAATTTTCCTTTCTCATTAAAAAAGCCTAAAGGAATAACCGTACCAGCATGATATATTTTCGTTCCTCTAACTCTAAAAGGATTATAATTATTAATGCTAATACCTAATACATCAAAATTTTGACCTTCAAAAGCTTTCATAGCAATTTCTGACAAATTCGTTGATGTTTGTTCCTGTTCAGTTCTGATGATTTTTGTTATGTTTTTAATGCTCATGTTTTTTCCCTTCTGTTTTCTAAAATTTCATACCAATAAAATTTGGTATGTATTTTTTCTGTTATGTTTCCGTGTGCCTTGGTAAGATGCATTTTTTATACCATCGTTAAAAAATATGTTTTTGGCTTAACTGCAATCAATTTTATAATGTACTGATTATTAACATGTTGCAAATTGCCACGAGAAAAAATAAAAACATACAAATTTTTGTTGTTCTGATAATCAAATTTTAACTTTGACGCAAAAAACAACACAGTGTTGCATATTGCAACATAACACAATTTATCAATGTTTGAAAATAAAAAATAGTGGGAATAAATAAGACAAGAAATAAAAAATCTGAAAAATGAAGGGAATACAAAATGAAAAAAATATTCTTAATTATTATTATATTGATATTGTTTGCTTCTCAAGTTTTGGCAGAATATAAAATATATTTTGGGCAAGATAATAACAATATTATTTATGGACTAGAAATAAATCATACAATTAATAATAATTTACTAATAGGAATAGAAATAAATAATATTTTAAAATCAGTAAATAAATATTACGTGATTAATAATAATTTATATAATAATAGAGAGTTAGATATTTTTATAGATTATAAATTATTTATTAAAATAAACACGTTTTAACATAACAGAAAAAATTCATGTTTAGAAAAAATTTTTTGTGGGAATACTAATAATAGAAACAAAACAGGAGGGAAATAAAATGGTAATAGCAATCACGATAATAGTAATAGCAGCTTCAGTTTATTGGTATAGTATATATACCAATACCTATTAATAAATAAGGAAGGATAAATAAATGTTAAAATTAACTGAAATGACAAGAGAAATAAAAAATTACCAGTATAGTAACATTTATACTCATAAGCCAATAATAGTTTATACCGACAAAAAGGACAAATAATATGGATTATCTTTTTTGTCCTGAAACAGGTAAAATAAAGGTAGACGGTATTGTTAAGACTGTGGAAGAGGTCAAAAAAATATTTAATATGAACATAAAGGGAATTTATAATATTGCTTTTATCCGATTAGTTAAAAATAACTTTAATGTCGAATTGACTATGAATTATTACAGGAGGTCATAAAATATGTATAATCAATCTGGAACACAAACATTAAATAATCAAAAAACAGAAATAAAGCTAAATTATCAACAAGTTTATGAATTATGCAAGGCAGTATTAAAAGAAACAAATAAACCTGATAATGATCATTTTGATAAAAATTATATCAAGGAAAAAACAAAGTCTATTATTAATAAAATAAATGAGTGTAATTTATTTGACGATAAGCAGATAGAAATACAATAGCCTGTATAGGTTATTAATTGACCGGGAAAAGGATAATATTGATTATGAATAGGAAAGGTTATAAAAGTTTAGTTATCTGTATTCAGTGTCCAAATTGTCCCGATAAATGTAAATATGATAGAAAAAGCGATTGTCCTAAACAGAATTAAAAAAATACTTTAAGGGAAGGATGATCAAATATGATCAATAAAAACAATAGTCCCGGTTAAAGAATAAAACTAAAAAATATAAAAATCCTGTATAAAATAAACCCCTGTTGAGATATTGCCTTGATAGGGGTTTTTTCTAGTCCTAAAATCGACAATCTCTACAACTAAGCTATCAGACTATCAAGAGACTAATAATAATCGATTTAATGGACAAAAATTAAAATAACTCTTCTGATAGTAGTTAAACTATAAAGTATTATTTAATAAAACTATACCTTTAATAACTAAAGGTCATTAAGACCTTATTTATAAATATAATTATATATAACAGGACATAACACAAAAAATTCATGTTTAGAATAAAAAAATTGTGGGAACAATAAAGTATAAACAAAAAATCAGCAAGGGAAAAGGGGAAAACAAAATGACCAAATTTGATATTTTAGACTTATCACAAAAAACAATAATAGAAAATAGTTTTATAGAAGACAAAACAAAAGCTGAATTGATAGCGGATATGAAATTTGTTAGAACAGTAATTAATACTGTTAATGATTGTACAGATACGGACAAAGTTAATGCCATTAAAAAATTGTTTTATTAAAATCTGTTAAATCAATACCTGAAAGTAATATACAAATAGATTTACCTGATAAAGATTTAAAGGATATATTAATAACACTAATCGCCATAGGATATACTAAATTTAAAATAGAGTAATTGTTATTATCCTTTCTAATACCCTGTTTAAGTCTCTAGCAGGGTATTTTATTGTCTGTTGATATAGAGTAGCTTATTATGAAATAATGCGGGAAATAAAAGATAACTGCTATAGGGATTGATTATAATAATTACTTACTATTAGGATACTTTAAGTAATTGCCCTTAGAACTGATAATACCTTTAATAAGCCACTATGATATTAAATATCCCTCAAAATGGCCAGGAAGAGATAAAAAAACCTGTCTGATAAATACTTTAATAAGTAGTAGTATAGTACCTTTATTGTTTATTTATATACAGTATTCATATTGTTTGTTTATAATACCCTTGTGTTTATTTGTTTGTTTATAATGCCCATTAGTTTCTCTTCTCTCTCCATGTTCAGAAAAAAATCCACTAACCATGCCAAAAAACAACAAAAAGCCTATAAAGTATCTATAAAAAGCTTATAAATAGCCTCATTAAGCCAAAAACACCCAAAACAGGCCATAAAACAGGGCAAACTATAGATATACTATCTACCTGTAAAACTGGAAAGTATTTATCAGGATATTTTTTATTTTCCGTCAAAACTTCATAATTTTCTATGGATACTTTCAAGATTTTATAATCGTCAATTTTTCTACCCGGCATTAAAAATTATCGTTTTTCGGTGTAACCATACTCAAAAACTCATATTAATTATTTCTGTTTCTTTAAAAAACATTAAAAAACAAATTTCGCATGGTTGAGCCAATTCTATTCAAAAAACCCCGGGTTTATATAACCGTTTTTTGACTGTTTTTCATGCGGATATAGTTTATCAATGTAATTTGTTATCACTAAGCCAAAAACAGTTTTTCGAGGGAAGATAAGGATATAACTACTTACTGTCTATGATCATCTGTTATAGATCATATAAGTACATTATCAGAGAGTATCTTTTTTTCCCCTGGCATACCCCCCTCTTTTCATATTAATTAATTTTGTTGTGTAAAAATTATGGCAAGATATGGGATATACACACTGGGAATGGTAAAAAGTCAACCAGTGGAGCGAAAAAAACAAAAACTTTTGAGGTTTTAAACATGGACCATAGGAAAACCATAAAAAAACCACAATGGTTTTGCTACTTTTTAGATATTTTGTTAAAAAAAGTAAAAAAGGTTATAGAAACAAATAAACAAAATTTTAATACTTGTAATATTATTAAGTATAGTACTGTATTTTTTAAAGACATTTTTGCTCCTATTTTTGAAGTATAGTAACCCACTGTGTGGAAAAATATAAAGGACTATATTGTTTATCTATTACTCGGACTATGTTTTTCATTATATAATCAACCCAGTTACAATCTATGTCTATTATAAAGTATAGATGATTATTATTATTATCGGGATTGATAAACAAATAGATGTTTTTTATTATTTCTTTCTTCTTGGGCAATAGACTATAAATAAGGTTTGTATAGTAAACACATTCTTCTGTTATTTCTTCTTTGATCTGATACTCTTCGTTAGGAAGTTCTAAATGATCTATTAGTGATTTTGAAGACATTTCTTTTAATTTGTCTAAATAAGGGCGAATGAATATTGTTAAGGAGTCTTTTTCTACTTCTTGTACTTCTGCATTTTTTATTAGATATATAACACTGTCTTTAGTGGTGTTGTTATTGTTCTTTTTTTCTATCATAGACTATAATTTCTCCTATCTTATATTCGGATGTTTGTTTTTCGATTTCTATATAATAGTTTATATCCAGATTATTATTGTTAAATATCTTAACTTCTGGGGGGATAACTTCAGTGACAATAATGTTGTCTGGGTTGAACAGTATAATAGAATTATTTTCTGTTGACAAATTTTGACACGAAGAAAGTATTAGAAGGAGGTTCCCTATATTTTTTTCTAATATTGTAGAAACTAATTTATTGTCTTTGTTTATGATTAAATAATTAAACACAGAGTGTTTTTCTTTAAAGTCTTCTGAGTATTTGAAAATTTTATCAACCAATTCTTGCTCAGAACAATAAGTTTCTTTTTTGTCTGCATTTTCTAATAAGAAGTTTACGATCTTTGTTTCTTTGATGTCGTTTAGTTTTTGGTTGACAATAAAATTAAGATCATACATCTTTGTTTGCTCCTTCCTTTGTTGTGTTTTTTGTAATCTTTGTTTTTTGTTTATTGACTAGATTATTAATAGCTTCTATTTGTTTCTTCATACGTTGTTCATCGTGTAAGTTATATGTTCCTAGCGCATTAGAAGGCCAAAATATCCTACATGTACATGACTGTCGATAATGTTTTATTTTATTTCTTCTAAGTTTGTATTGTTCTTGTGTTTCTTCTTTATCCCTTTTTTCGTCCATATTCAAATTATAATACTCTGCTCTTGTTAGCTTATATTGATATGAATTAGGGATTGCTTTATCATAAAAACTATATTCGTCTACTTTTTCATTTGTTCTATCTATATTGTTCTGTAATCCTTTAATATCTACCACGTATTGTTCTCCTCTTTTCTAATTTAGGTTGATTAAATTACTATCTTCTATATAAATCAGATAAACTGCTACAAACAAACAGGAACTAGTGAATTTTATGTCATTATATTCGTTTGGTTCATTTTCGTCATGTAATTTATAAAGAAATTCATCCTCTTTTTCCGTGTTTTTTGTTATTTTATAGTTCATCTTTTTTTATCCTTCATACTTAATTCAATATTTAAACAAATACCCTGATATTTAATAGGTTTGTAATAACAATTTTTATTTATTTTTTCTTCATATTTATCGCCAAATTCATCTATAAGTTCTGTTATGGTTTTTTCTCTATAAAATTCTTTGAATTTTCTATATGATTTGTTAATAGAACTAAAAAATGTAGGGTGAGGATGAAGAAATTTTACAAATTTTATATTTTCTAATAAAAGTTCATGATTTTTACATCTTTTTTGTATGACTTTTGTCATCCTATCTTTAAAATCTTCAAAGTTTTCATCATAAATTTCTTGTTCTTCTGTAGAATTGTTGAGATATTCAGGATATTTTAACTTATATAACATCATTGTTCTTCCTTTTTTAACAATTTCTGAAGAAAAAACAACGTTTCCAAACTCAGGTATTATATTTAGTTCAATCATAAAATCTTTTCCTTCTTGGTAAGTATACCATCTATTAATCCCATTTTAATGGCTTGTTTAGGAGAAAGCCAATTGTCTCCTTTGTTTATTATATCTTCAAGCTCTGGTAACGGTATTCCTGTGTTTTCAGACAGAATTTTGTTCAATTGTTTCTTCAAGAATTGTATTTCGTCACTAGAAATCTTGATATCAGATGCTTTTCCTTCTACTCCTCCCCACGGTTGATGTATCATTATTCTTGAATTAGGAAGAGAAAATCTTTTTCCTTTTGTCCCTGAAGAAAGTAAAAATGCTGCCATGCTACAAGCTTGTCCTAGACACACGATCTTTATTTCTGATATCAAATACTGCATTGTGTCATAGATCGCAAGTCCTGACGTAACTACTCCCCCTGCTGAGTTAATGTAGATGGATATGTCTTTATGATTTTTTGAATCTAGATATAAAAGAGAAGTAATTACCTTTTCTGCCGTTGCGTCTGTTATGTCTGTGTTTAAGAAAATAATTCTGTTGTCGAGTAACGTTTTGTTTATTTCATTAAATTCTTGATCTATGTACGAATTGTTTTCAATCTTTGACGTTTTCTTTAACATTTTTTCAAATCCTTTCTTTTTTTTCAAAACATTTTTTATATTATTATATATTATAAATAGTTTTAAACTAATGACCTTGTAGTTGACCTTAGAAGTTTTATTTAAGACCTTGACCTTTAAGGTCTTTTTGTTTTTAAGGTCCTTTAAGGTCCTTGACCTTTTAAAAATTATCAAATATCTACTTATATTATATCATAATTAAAAAATTTTCAACAATTTTACCGATTTTAATTTTTTTATGATATAATACATATAGACAACTAGGATTATTTTTTTTTTTAAGAAAGAACAAAAATGACAAAATTATCAGGGTTTAGAAAAATTAAATCAGTACTTGGTGAAGAAGCTGAAAGAAAGAAAAAAGAACTTTTAGAACAAGTTGTTAAAAACGAAGCAGAAAATAAAAAGAAATATTTTTCTGCTACAAAAATAACAACATATAAATCTTGTCCTCTTAAATATAAATTCAAATATGTTGATAAAATAAACAAAAAATTAATATCTCCTTCTATTGCGCTAGGAACTTCTTTTCATAAAGCCATGGAATATGTACATGATTGCATAGTAAACAACATAGAAGTCACAAAAGAAGCCTTAGATTTGATAGTAGAAGAAACCTTAGATAGAACCTTGTGTGACAACATGAACGATGAAGAATGGAAAGAATTTATTTTGACAGTAAAAAAAGATGTCAATTATTATAATGATCACAAAAGAAAATATACCCCTCTTGTTATCAATGGAGTTACATGTGTCGAAGTTCCTTTTGATGTACAAGTCAAAAATCCTGTAACAAATGAACCTCTTTATAATACTTTTCTTCAAGGGTCTATCGATATGATTACAGATGATTTAAAAATAATAGATTTTAAAACTTCCTCTCGTTCGTATACAGAACAAAAAGTTAAATATTCGGTTCAACCTACAGTTTATTCATATGCCTTTAGACAAATGTTTAATGTATCTGAACAAGGAATAGCTTTTGATGTACTTATAAAACGAGAAAAATCGAAGTCTAATCCAGAAGGAAATCCAGAACTTAGAAATTTTCCTACTACAAGAACAACACAAGACTATGTTCAACTTTATAATACAATAAAAGAAATAATAAAAGCAGAAAAATTTAATGTTTTCTGTCCTTCACATGAAAACTCCGGTGCTTTTTGTGATTCATGTCCTTATAATTTAGAATGTAAAAATTGGAGTCCTATTGATGACTAAACGAAGATTACTTTGGATTTCTGATAACCCATATATGCGAACAGGGATGGGAATCGTAACAAAAGAAACTATAAATCTTTTAAAAAGCAAATATGATATAGCTGTTGCTGCATGGGGATGTGAAAGACATCAATTTTATCAAGGAATTAAGATTAATCAAGATCAAAATAGACCATATACAGTTTATTCTATAAGAAAAGACTGTTATGAAGAAAAAGATGATGTTATAAGGGCAATACAAGATTTTCATCCAGATGTTATTTTGTGTTTTGGAGATCAATGGAATTTTGGATACATGGGTGAAATTTATAAAAATTTTCCTAATATATATACAGGGTGTTATACAAACATAGACTCAGGTCCAGTTTCTCACCAACAAGCAGAAATATTTAAGTTTTTTGATTTTGTAATAGTATCGTCGCAGTTTGCTAAAAATAACATAAAAGAACTTATTCCTACCAGAAAAATAGACATAGAATATCATGGAATTAATCATAACATATTTTATGCTCTGAATAAAATAAAAATAAAACAAACTTTAGGAATACCTGAAAATTTTTTTAACATAGGTTATGTAGCCAGAAATCAAACTAGAAAAAATATTCCTTCTTTTGTTAAAATATTTTCAGAATTTTCTAAAGACAAAAATGATGTTTTAATGACATTAGTAAGCGACATACGTGATACAAGTCATAGTGGAGCAGATTTATTAAATCTTATCAGAAGAAATGTAGTCAAAGAAAAACAAAATATAATAATAACTAATCCGTCAAAAGCGATAACAGACGAAAAAATGAATCTTATTTACAATTCATTAGACATATATTTATCTACAAGTTATGCAGAAGGACAAGGGATGCCTTTAATGGAAGCAATGTCTGCTGGAGCAATTCCGATAGTTCCAAACGCATACTGTATGCCAGAACTTATTAAAGCAGGAGCAATAATTCCTATAACAGGATATATAACATTAGAAGCTGAAAGAAATTTCGCTTGTATAGATGAGAAAAAAGCCATAGAAACATTAGAATGTTTATACAATATGTTTAAAAATAACAAAAAAGAATTTAATGGAATATCAGAAATGAATATCCAACTTTCGTTTAATTATAATTGGAATAAATTAGCTAAAAAGATTGATGAAAATATTGAGAATATATTAACAGAAGGAAAAGATACGTGCATTACTGCATCAGTATTCGGTTAAACTTGGGGAAAATACATAAAAATGACTAAAAAATCTAAAAAGACAAATATACCTGTAACAATAATTATACCAACAATAAACAATTCTGATTTGACATTACAATGTGTAATGAGTATTTTTGAAACAGAAACTTCTGATATATATAAAGAAATAATTGTTGTAGACAATGGAAGCAGAAAAGAAGAATTTGAAAAATTTAACATATTAAAAAACAAAGCACGGATAATCAATTTAACAACAAATCATGGCTATGGTCAGGCTATAAACGTTGCAACACAAATAAGAATGGAAGGTTCTGATGTTATTGTATTAAACAATGATACTACAATGACAAAAGGTTGGTTAAAAGAATTACAAAATACTGCCTATAGTAAAAGAGAATATGGTATAATAGGACCAATAATGTTATACAATAATCAACAAATTCAGTCTAGTGGAGGATTTTTAACTTCTCTAGGATGGGGAAACCATACACACGATATGCCTAATGAAATAAGAGAAGTAGAATATTGTCCGGGAGCATGTTTGTATATAAAAAACGATCTCATAGAGAAACTAGGAAACAAAATATTTGACGAAACTTTTTTCCCCGCTTATAGTGAAGATGTCTGGTTAGGTTATGAAGCAAGATCAAAAGATTATATTTCTGTTATTTCACCAAATTCTATTGTTTATCACCTAGAAGGAATGACAAGTAAAAACAATTCTCTTACAGAATACGAAAAAAATGAATTAAACAAGGCAAAATTATTGAACAGAGATAAATTGTATAAAAAAATTGAAAATATTGATTATTCAGATAAAAAAAAGAAATATCAACTATCTTTTATAGGAAGTGTACAAGGTGGATGGAGCTATGTAACAGTTTTAAGAAATCTTACAAAAGCTCTTGATAAAACAAAAAATGTAGATGTAGCTATATACGATACAAATTATCATGGATATCAAGGAGAACATGATTGGCATTTATCCAAAATGATGAATAAAAAGAAAAATATTAAAGATAGAATATGTGTCAGATATGGAGAAGGAAGCACATTATTTTTGTCAGCAGGAAAGAAAAAAATAGGATACACGACACATGAATCAGTAACAACCATACCACGAGATTGGGTAGAACAACTTAATCAAATGGACCAAGTATGGACAACAACAGAATTTGTTAAACATGTTTTTAAAAATAGTGGTGTAAAACAAGAAATATTTGTTATTCCTCATGGAATTAACTTTGATGAATTTAATCCGAAAATAAAACCTGCAAAGTTATCGTATTTGAAAGGATTTGTGTTTTATGTAAATAATATATATGGTCCAAGAAAAAACATAGATCATATAATTGCGGCATATACAAGAGAATTTACATCAGATGACAATGTGTCTCTATTATTGAAATGTAATTTTAATGATATGTTAAAACCAAGGAATACCATAGATTATTTTTCACAATTTCAAAGACCAGATGGTAAAAATCCTAAGATAGAACTTATTGAAAGTTGGGTAGATATTCCAACTTTAGCCAAATTATATAGAAGAGCAGATTGTTTTATAGGAATAGGAAACGAAGGTTTTGGCCTTACAAATATGGAAGCAATGGCATGTGGAAAACCGTGTATTGCTCCATCATGGGGTGGATTGACAGAATTTTGTAACAAAACAAACAGTTTAATATTAGAACAAGGAAAACAAATTCCTGCTAGACAGGATTTTCTTTATAAACAATACGCAAATACATCATGGGTTATTCCTAACTTAGAAGAATTGCAAGAAAAAATGAGATTTGCATACGAAAATCCTATAGAAATGAATATTCTAGGAAAAAAATCATATGAAACAGTAAAACACATGACATGGGATTATTGTGCATCTAGATGTATAGAAGCTCTAGATACGTTATAAAAGAAAGATAAAAATGACTAAAGTTGCTAAAATAATAAAAAGAGACGGAACAAAGAAAAGATTTCAAAAGAGCAAAATATATAAAGCTCTTGAATCTTCTTTTTACGAATACGACGAATCTTATGACGAAGAATTATATAATAAAATAACAAAAGAAATACTAGAAGATATACAAGATAAGTCAAAAAACGGAGAAATAACAGCCGAACTTGTTGCTCTTTGTATAACTGACATTCTGTACAAGAACAATCTTAATAATATAGCAGAAAAATATATAATTCATAGATACAATAAACTTACTGCAAAAAACATAAATGTAAATATAAAAAATCTTACTGACAATTATTTATATATGAAAGATTGGAGACTAAAAGAAAATTCAAATTTCAATTATTCTGTAGGAGGATTGGAATTTTATCAATCAGGAGCCATAAACGCAAGATATTGGTTGGATGTTGTATATCCAAAAAGAATATCTGAGGCACATATAAATGGAGATATTCATATAGGAGATTTATCAAGAATAACAATCTACTGTGGAGGTTTTGAAATTTCAAAACTTCTTAAAGAAGGATTTAAAGGAGTTGGAAACAATCTATCTTCTAAACCAGCGAAACATCTTAGATCAATAATTAATCAATTAATTAACTTTATTGGCGTAATGAGCAATGAATTTGCTGGTGCAATAGCAATAAACAATTTTTCAACAATGCTTGCTCCTTTTATTAAAAAAGATAACTTATGTTATGACGAAATACTACAGAATATACAAAACTTTGTTTTCAGTGTCAATATACCTTCTCGCTTCAGCTGTCAAAGTTTGACATATGATCAAAATATTATAATGTTTGATAAAAATGACGTTATGAAAAACATACAAATAGGAGATTTTGTAGAAAATTATAACAACTATAAAGAATATAAAGTATTATCAATGAATACAAAAACAGGAGAAATAACAAAAAACAAAGTAACAGGAACAATAAAACATAATACAGAAAATGAAATATATAAAATAAAATTATTTGGAGGAAACGAAATAAATGTAACAGAAAATCATTCTTTGTTTTCTATAAACGAAAATCTGGATATAGTAGAAAATATACCTTCAGAATCTCTAAAACATATTTTAGTTTCTAAAAAATATATTGACAATAACGAATCTGATAAATTATTAAATATAACTTTTCCGTCAAATCTAGGAACGAAAAACAAAGGATTGAAACTAGAAGTAGACGAAAAAATTGGTTGGTTGTTAGGTTTATATGTAGCCGATGGAAGCATATCAGGGTCTTCTATAAGTATTGCTTCTTATAACAAAAATCTTTTTAATAGTATAAAAGAAATAACAGAAACATTTACTAAAATTAAAGACAAGGCACATGAAAAACAAAAAGAAAAAGAATGTGGGGACATTTCTCTCGGAGTTGGAAGAAATGTAAGTTATACTATCAGAGAAATGTGTGGACATAATGCACATTTTAAAAAAATTCCAGAAATTATTTTAAAAAGCAAAAAAAGTGTACAACTAGCATTTTTAAGCGGCCTAATAGACGGAGATGGATATATAGATATAAAACACAATTGTCCGATAATAGATACCGTTTCGAAAGATTTAGTTACAGGGATTGTATATTTATGTACTAAAGTAGGAATAGAAACTTCTGTTAAAGAAATCATAAGAGGAAAAAATTCATTCAAACCAAACAGAAAACATTACAACATTTATATATTATCGAACAAAAGAAATTTGTTGTTATGTAAACATCCGAAAAAATTCAAAGACATACAAAATTTAAACTATCCTATAAAAGATTTTAGACACGATTATAGTTTTTTAAACAAAACATTAAGTCAATTGTTTTGTAGTAGTCATATTTCAAAATATTCGTTTATCGGATATCATAAAATATCAAATAAAGACATTGATAAATTAAGAGAACATGTTAAGTTATCTTTAAACAAAATACTAACAACAGATTTCAACAATAAACAACAATTAGTTTCCTTATTGGATTTTTTATACATACCTAGATTTAAAAAAAATTCTTTTAACACAACCACATTTTTAACAACAAACCTCCCAGAAATATTTAATAAACATTTAACGATGATAAAGAAAGAGATAGAAATTAAAAAAACTCTTTTATTGAAACTAAACAATATTTTAATAATTCTTGAAAATGTTGAACCGATTAAAGTACATTATATCAAAAAAACAGATTACGAAAAACATGTGTATGATATTTCTGTAGAAAATAATCAAAATTTCGTAACATGGAATGGAATAATTGCTCACAATAGTCCTTTCTCTAATATAACATTAGACCTATCAGTTCCTCTGGAAATAAAAAATAAAAAAGCCATACTTGGAGGAAAGGAACAAGATTTTACATATGGTGACTGTTTGGAAGAAATGAAACTTATTAACAAAGCTTTTTTTGAAGTAATGTTAGAAGGTGACGCAGATGGAAGGCCATTTAGTTTTCCAATTCCTACAATAAATATAGACAAAGATTTTAATTGGGACGAAGCATATTTAGAAACAATGTGGAAGGCTACAGGAAAATATGGATATTTTTATTTTGCCAATTATATAAATAGCAATCTTAATTCTTCAGATGCCAGAAGTCTGTGTTGTCGTCTTAAAATAAATACAAAAGAAATACTTGCAAGAAGTTCTGGACTATTGGGAGGAACTGGATTTTTGAATACAGGAAGCATAGGAGTTTGTACAATCAATCTTCCTAGAATAGCATATCTTTCCAAAAACAAAAAAGAATTTAAGAAGACACTAGACGAAAAATTAGAAGTTGCATATGATTCATTAGAAATAAAAAGAAAAATACTAAATTCCAATTTACAAAATAATTTATATCCTTATTCTAAATGGTATTTAGAAAATCTCAACAATCATTTTTCTACAATAGGAATTAATGGTATGCACGAAGCATGTCTTAATTTAATTAAAGAAGGTATTGAAACTGAAAAAGGAAAAGATTTTGCCACAGAAATAATGGATTTTGTTAATTTTAAAGTAAATGAATTTAAAACAAGAAGTGGAAATTTATACAATCACGAACAAGTTCCGGGAGAAGGATTAAGTACCCGACTTGCACAAATAGACAAAAAGAAATATCCAGAAATAATAGTTTCTGGAGACAATGAAAATATATACTATACTTCTAGTACATTATTACCTTCATATAAATTGGACGATATATTTTTTTCGCTAGAACATCAGAATGATATTCAGAAAATGTTTGATGGAGGATGTTTAAGAAAAGGAACGAAAGTATTAACAAGACAAGGAAGAATGAACATAGAAGATATTGTTAATAAGACAAACAAAGGAGAAATTGTTGAAGTTCTTTCTTTTAACAATACAGACAAAAAAGAGGAATGGAAAAAAGTAAAAAAAGGTTTTGTTAATGATGTTTCTAAAAACAAAAAATACAGAATTACTACAGAAGGAAATATTAATATAGAAACAACAGATAAACACAAATATTTTGTTATTGAAAAAGAAAAATTCAATAATGTTTGTCCTATATGTCAAAAGTCCGTGAAAAATATAAAAGCGTTTTCTAGTCACATAAGATTTAATAAAAATTGTAAAGAAAATTATGTAAAAAACAACGAATTTGTTATAAAAGAAAAAAGAACAGACGAATTAAAATTAAAAGATCATATTATTCAGCCATCAACAAATGTCATTAGAGACATCAAAGAAAACGATTATGACAGTGAATTGATGTGGTTAATAGGATTTTTTATAGGAGACGGTTGTATTAGTAAATATATAGACAATAGAGGGCATAATAATTTAATTAAACACACAATAAGATTTTTTACGTCCGATAAACAAGTAATAAATAAAACTCGAACCATCATTAATAAATATTTTGATACCAATATTTCAGTTCAACCAAAGAAAAAAGGATGTTATATTGTTTCTTGTAGCAAAAAGAACGCAACAGATTTTTTTATTAATAATGGATTTTGTGTTGGGAAAAAATGTTATGATATAAAAATTCCTGCAAAAATCAAAGAAAAAATTAATAAAGAAAACATTTTTTATCTTTTATCTGGACTTGCAGACAGTGATGGTCATATAAATAAAAGAGACGGAGATTTTGATTACTATTCAGTTTCAGAAACATTGATAGACGAACTCATAGATTTGTGTTCAATGGCAGGAATAACAATACGAAAGTATATTCGTTATACAAAAAGATTAAATGAAAAAACTATATATAAGTTTACTATTCCTACATACGAAATGTACAAAATACAAAAAAATATGAATTTTCTTCATAACAAAAATCAAACAAAAAGTTCTATAGTAAAATATAAAAAAGAAATAAATCGTAAACACGTTGTATTCGTTAAAAAAATACAAGAAATACAAACCGAAAATTTGTTTTATGATATAGAAGTTGAAGACAATAATAATTATTATGCAGGAAACAACGGTTATTTATTAGTTCATAATAGCGTATTTCATCTTTATCTAGGAGAAAGTATAGATAATTCCGAAATGGTTAAGTCGCTTGTTAAAAAAATATGTACAAATTACGAACTTCCTTATATTTCATTAACTCCAACATATTCAATTTGTCCTAACCATGGATTTATTGGAAGCGAATTTTTCAAATGTCCTAAATGTGGCTCAGAATGTCAAGTATTTTCAAGAGTAGTAGGATATTATAGACCTGTACAAAATTATAACATAGGAAAAAGAAGAGAATACAACGACAGAAAGAAATTTACTAAATATCAGATAGAAGAATTAAATGAAAAAAGATAAAAAATTAATTCCTTTTGGCGTATATTGTTATTATGGTTCTTATAAATGTCCTTATTGGTTTAAAGATTATCAACAAGATATAGGATATTGTAGTTTTTTAGAATTATGTGACACAGATCAAGAATGTTTAGGTTTACTTTGGGACCAAGTTAAAGAATGTGGAGAAAATATGAAAATAAATATTTTGTTATTAGGAGAAGATAATTGTAAAAAATGTCAGACAGTCAAAGAATTTTTGTATAAAAACTGTATTAAGTTTGACTACGAAGATTCTACTGAAGAAACTATAAAGAAATATAAATATGCTTCTATACCTACGTTAATAATATTAGACAATAATGGTGAAGAAATAGATCGTGCTGTTAATAAAGAATCAAGTCTTATTGCAAAAATAAAGGAATATGCTTAACAAGGAGAACAAATATCATGGAAATACATGAATATGATGGACATTATGCAGAAAATATTTCTACAGGAAAACGGGAAAAAATTAAGTTTTATATATTAGAATGTAATCCGGGAGAAAAAGTAATTGAATATATGAAAGGTTATAACAAAGAAAAATTATTGATTGACTATATACAAATACTTGAAGAAGAAAACAAAACACTAAAAAACATTCCTGTGGAACAGGGATTCCTTGAATCAGAAGAATTAAAAAACAAAATAAATAAAAAGTTAAAAGAACTAAAAACAAAAAATGGAGTATTGGTGTAATGGAATATACAAACCACAAATTATCAATTTTAATTTTAACATATAACGAACAAGAAAATATAAAAAGAACTTTAGATTGTATAACTTCTTTGTCGCCAAATGATATAGTTATTGTTGATGATTATAGCGAAGACAAAACTCTTGAAATAATAGAACAAGAAGCTAAAAATTATCCTGAAATAAAATGGAAAGTTGTACAAAGAAAACTCAACGGTAACTTTTCAGATCAAAGAAACATAGGAATAGATAACTGTGAAGGAGATTGGATTTTAGTAGCAGATGCAGATGAAACATTTTCCGAATCAATAAAATGGAATTTGCAATGGATGATGGACGAACCAGAAGTTCTTGGTTGGGCATGGGCAAGAATACATTTATATCCAGACACAGAACATTTTCTTTATAAATCATATCCAGATGCACAAGTAAGATTTTTTAGAAATAAAAAGGAATTGAGATATAAAAACGAAATACACGAACTTCCTTATATACAAGACAAAATATTAGCAACAACACAATATTGTAGATATTCTAAAAATGTAACAATAATACACTGGGCATTGCTTAAAGACGAAAAATCGTTAATAGAAAAAGGTATTAGATGGGAACAGTTTGCAGAGAAATCTAGAAATTGTGGTTTTGATATAGGTATTAATAATCCAAGAAGATTCTGTTTCAAAGACCATGAAAATGACAAAGAAAAAAGAGTACCGAGAGATTTAGTAGATAATCATAGATATATAACCTATCCATAATAAGGAGAAAACCAATGATTAAAAAATTTGTAACAGACGAACCTGTGTATATAGTAAAATATGTTCCTTTTGATGAAGAAGAAAATTATTACGAACTTGTTTCTGAACTAGGATATGTCACTAGAATTATTAACGAAAAAAACATTGTTGTAGACTACAATGTTTATAATGTTGAAGAAGTTTATAAAACAAAAGAAGAAGCAGATAGTTCTATAAAAAAGATGAGGAATTTATAATTTTATGACATCGATTAGTGTTGTTGGTGTATTTTATAATTGTCAAGAAACATTAGAAAAATGTATTAAGCAAGTATTGCCTATAGCAGACGAATTTGTTGCAATTGATCAAGGAAGCAATGATAATACGTCGCAAATATTGCAACAATATGCTACACATTACGAAAAAACAGAAAACAAAGGGTATTGTGAATATCATAGAGAATATGTTATAAATAAAACAAAAAACAAATATGTTTTATGGCTAGACGGTGACGAATTTTGGACCAAAGAATTGTTAGAATATATCAAATTACATTTTATTTACGACACCACACACGATTGTTTAAAAATGCGAAGACTTACTTTTGTAGAAGATATGCTTGTTCAGAATGAAATAAACATGTCTCCAAGGTTTTGGAAAAAAGAAGGAATAAAATATGAACCAATAATTCATTCTCAACCTATCGGATTTAAAAATCCCCTAGAAAGAAATGATTTGTTTATTATACATCAACAGGGTTCAGTCAAAAAAACTCTAGAAAAAATGAACACTTATGATATAGTATGTAACAATCTTCTAAAAGAAGGAAAAATAAACGAATCACAGTACAAAGGATTTTTGGGTCTTGCTCAATTTCACAGGGAACAGATTCAATATATTTTTAATGCAGCAGGAAAGGAAATACATAATAATGACATTCATAATAAATAAACTAGACAACTTAGAAAATGGCATTAGTCTTGTTTCTGTTGTAAGAAACGTAGAAGAAACATATGAAATGTGTCTTTCGCAAGCAGCAAAAATATGTGACGAAATATTAATTGTAAATCAATCTAGTACAGATCAAACTGACATAATCTGTAAAGAACTGTTAGAAAAACTGAAAAAAGAAGGCAAAAACGTCTATTACGAAATAAAAGAAAAAACTGGTCTTGGAGAAAGTCACAGACAATATCTTATAGACAAAGCAAAATATCGATGGATATTGCTTTTAGATGGAGACGAATATTGGTCAGATGTGGCATTACAATATATCAAGAACGAATTTATTTTTCAGTCTGACCATGACGAACTTAGAATACAAAGAGTTACTATGGTTCCCGGTTTAAAGCCACAGAACGAATTTAATATCGCTCCAAGATTTTGGAAAAAACAAGGAAGTTTTTGTCCTATTGAATTAAATGCACAAGTACAAGGAATTAGAAACCCACTTGTCAAGAACCAGTTAATTATTTTTCATCTTATTCAAGATAAATTAACGTTGTTAAAAAAATATGATCTTTATGACCAATACAACGAAATTGATTATCAAAAAGAAATTGTAAGCAAAGAGAAATATCTTCGAGATAAAAAGATAATTGAAGCGGCAAGAAAAAGAATTTTGAATCAAAATACAGAAAAGAGCAAAAAATAATGACAAAAATAGTTTTAGGAGGACATTGGAATAAAGAAATCCTGAAACAAGGATGGAAAATTTTTGACGAAAAAGACCAAGACATAAAACAAAAATTAAATTTTGAAGACAATTCGATAGAATGTATATTTACCGAACACGTTGTAGAAAATCTTGAATTTTTAGAAGCGGTTGAGTTTTTCAAAGAATCGTTAAGAATATTGACATCAAATGGAATTTTTAGAATTATTGTTCCGTGTTTAGACAAATTTATATCTAATGATTATAATGACGAAAACATGAAAAAATATGTTTCTTTTGTTACGAATATGTTTTATAAAGACGAAGATAAAAAACTAAACGAATTAAATCTAGAAGGAATTGAAAAATTTGCTCGTGCATTTATGCTAAATTCTATATTTTATAACACCCCTAGACACAGTTTCATCTGGGAAACCGAGCTTATGACTGAAACGTTAAAAAGCGTTGGATTTTCAAAAGTATTTATATGTAAACCCGGAGAAAGCATAAATACAGAATATGCCATAGAACGAAGATGTAGACATTTGTATACAGGTTATAATCCAGAAGAAGATAAAAACATGGGTTTTGTTTTTGATGCTGAATCTTTGATAGTGGAGGCACTAAAATAGATATTTATTTAGGAGCAGGAATATCTTCCTTGACAAGAGCAACGGAAAAAGACATGATATTCGAAAAATCGTCTTTTGTAGGCGGTTTGTGCAGAACTATTGAACAAGGTGACTATAAATTTGATCTTGGTATACATATTTTACACGATATTGAAAAGAATCAACCTTTGATAGAGAAATTTAATCTTCAAAGAATAAAAAGAAAATCTCAAATATGGTATCAAGGAAAATTATACGACTATCCTTATGAAACTAAATCAAAAATAAAAGAATATCCACACGAATTTGGTATTATTACATCAAAATACGATAATATTGTCAATAATCTTAGAGTAAATTATGGCCTAAATGGTTTTAATGAGTTCTTTTATCCTTATTATGAGAAGTTTTGGAGAACAATTGACAATAGATGGGACATGGATGCCTCTTGGACATCGTTTTTTCCTCGTTTAAACGAACAAATATATTCAGATACCTTCTTGTATCCAAAAACAGGAGGAATTGGTGAGATAGTCAAAAAACTAGCCAAAGACAAGACTATAGTATTAAATGCACATAAGCTTTTTATCCAACAGACATTATTGAACAACAAAAACGTGAAATATTCGTCAATACCTTTACCAGAATTAGTTGATTTATTGAATATAGAAAACAGATATGTTTTAGATATGGTAAAAAAATTAAAATCTACAAAAATTCATATTTATAATATTTCTATGACAGAAAAAGTTACTGATTGTCACTGGATATATTCACACGATTTATCTGTGCTACCATATAGAATAGCATTTTACGATAATTTTAACAACACAATGGCTCCAAATGGTCATACTTCTATGTCGGTTGAGATATGTGAAAAACACGGAGAAGTTACACATACAGAACATCTTTTATTAGACCTTAAAAAAATGAATTTGATAAAAGGTTCTGTAAATGTTTTAAATGATCAAATTATAGAATATGGTTATAATTTGTTTGACAAAGAACGAGAATCTGTTGTTTATAACATTAAAGAATTTTTAAGAAATGAGTATAATATAGAAACTATTGGTAGGTTTGGTAATTGGGATTATTCTTGGATACATGACAATTGGGGGAAAAATGGATAACAACAAAAAATTACTTATTTTTGGTTCAGGAGGAATGGTAGGCTCTTCTTTTCCAATGTACTACGAAGGAATAGATATTATAAGATATTCCCATAAAGACTTAGATATTCTAGACATTAATAAAGTTGAAGAAGTTATCAAACAAGTTTGTCCAGATTATATATTAAACTTAGCAGCATACACAAACGTCGAAAAAGCAGAACAAGAAATATCCGAATGTTATTTAATTAACACTTATGCAGCAACTAAAATAGCAGAATTGTGTAACAAATACAAAATCCATTACGTTGCAATTAGCACATGCGGTATATTCTTTAACAATTTATACAAGTTTTGATGAAATGTGTATAAATTATCATACAACCGGAGTGTATTATTTGAGCAAATTGCAAATGGAAAACAATTTAAAAGTTTCTTGTGACAACTATACCATACTAAGACCCAACTGGATGTTCGGTAGCTTACAAGACCACAAATTTGTCGGAAAAATAATCAAAAAACTTATATTGAATCAAGATATTAAAGTTTCTTATGATGTTTCAGGTTCTTATACATATACAAAAGATTTAGCAAATATTGTTTTAGAACTTGTTAAAGAAAATAAGATCAAATCCGAACATATTTTTCATGTTACAAACAAAGGAATTGTTACTAGATACGATTCTGCATTAGAATTAAAAAAACTTTTAAACAGCAATTCTAATATTATTCCGACAGAAAACAAAATTTTTCAGCCAAATCTAAAAGTATCCTTTAATTGTAATGCCCAATCGAAATACATACCTTTAAAAACTTGGCAGGAAGCATTTAAAGATTTTTTGAAAGGACAATAATAGAGATATGAAATCAACACACTTATTAATAGAAGGTGTTAAAACAATAGAACCAGATATATATTATGATTCTCGTGGTTATTTTATGTCAGTTTTCAAGAAAATTGATTTTAATGACAATTCTTTTGATATAGGAGACGAAGAAAATCAATCGTTGAGTTTAAAAAAAGGAACAATACGAGGATTGCATTATCAGAAAAAACCATATCAACAAACCAAGTTAGTTAGAGTTTTGTCTGGTTCTATTATGGACATAGTTGTTGATCTTAGAAAAAATTCACCAACATTTTTAAAACATCTGGGTATTTTTTTATCAAAAGAAAACAACAAACAATTATTTATTCCTAATTATATGGCACATGGCTTTATAACATTAGAAGACAATACAATTGTCAATTATAAAGTCGATAATGTTTTTTCACTAGAAAACAATGCTGGTATAATATACAATGATTGTGATTTAGCAATTGATTGGGAAGGTTTTATTAACAATTCTGATTTTACATTATCAGAAAAAGATTTAAAATTGCCGAGTGTGTCCGAAACAAAGGATTGGTTTTAGTTATGAACAAAACATTTTCATTCGATACAATAGAAAATTTTCGCAATCATATATCATTATCTATTCCTTCATATGATATTTTGTGCAATGCTATTATATCAATTACCGAATATTTTAAAACTGTTGAACATAACATATATGATCTTGGTTGTTCAGATGGATATTTGTTGTCTAAAATAAATCATTCAACTGGCAAAAAAATAGGAATAGATATATCAGACAATTTACTTCCAAAAACATATGATGCCAATACAATAATTGTTAAAAAAGACCTAAACCAAGGATTCAATGATTATAAAAGTCCATGTATAATATATTCAATTTTTACCTTACAATTTCTTAATAAAAACATAAGACAAGAATTGATAAACGACATATACAATTCATTAGATATTGGTGGTGCTTTTATCGTTGCAGAAAAAGTTTATGGCATAGATGGTATGTCACAATACATATTAAATCTTTCTTATTTTGATTTTAAAAGAAAATCTTTTGAATCGAAAGAAATTTTAGACAAAGAATATGACATTAGGCATCAACTAAAACCATTTACAACAAAAGAAAATTTAGAAATGATAAAAAAAGCAGGATTTAACAATATTTATTGTTTTTACAAAATGTTTAATTTTGAAGCATATCTTTGTATAAAGTAAAGGAAAAACATGATAATAACATTAAACAACAACACACTGATGACAGATGATATTTGGAAAAGAATGAAGTACATGACTCCTTCTGATAACTGGGGAGACATAACAAAAATATCATACATGTTAGCACAAACATTAGAAAATATGAGAATATATAGCAAAAGAAGAATATTTCTAACATGTCCAGCATATTCTAAAGATGGTCATAGTAAAACATCACAACACTATTTAGGAAAAGCGGCTGATGTTAGAATCGAAGGAATGTCTTTGACAGACATGTATATGTTAGCAGAAAGATTTTCTATAAGTGGTCTTGGTCTATATTATAATCAAGGCAATCCATTTATTCATGTTGACGTTAGAGACTATAATCCTTTTGACATCCAATCAAGATGGATAGCATACGGAAACCCAAAAGAATGGACCTATGTAGAATTGAACGAAACCAATTTTAATTTATATTGCAAATAAGGAGAAATTATGATTTCTGTTATTATAGTGAATTGGAAAAAACCAGAAGAAACTGAAAAATGTATACAAAGTCTCTGCAAGCATGCAGACGCAAATTTTGAGATTATATTAATTAATAACGAATCTTCTGAGATAAACGACGAAAACAGAAAACTTGTAGAATATTCTAGGATTACTCCTTATCTGACAAGAGTTAAAACAATAAACAACAAAGAAAACCTTGGTTTTGTAAAAGCAGTTAATCAAGGGATAAACACAAGTATTGAAGAATATATACTTTTATTGAACAATGATTTTTATGTTCAAGAACCATTTTTAACCAAGCTTGTTAACACATTTCATTCTTTTCCAAACACAGGAATCACTGGTCCTATTAAATTATTTGCAGAAGGTACTGATTTTATTGAAGGAAGTTGTTTAATGATAAAGAAATCTTTGCTGAACGAACTAGGAAATTTAGATGAAAGATTTGGAATAGGAGTAATGGAAGATGTTGATCTGGCCAAAAGAGTACAATTATTCGCTTCTTTGAAATTACAACAAGTTTCTTTAAATTTTATACACGAACAGGCAAAAACCTTTGGCAAAGAATTGAAAACAAAACAAACAGAAACAAACCGTCTTATTTTCAGAAAGAAATGGGCAGAAATATATAGACAAAACAAAGATTATGTTGATGTTGTTTGTGTAAACTATAGAAAAGATAAAATGACACTGGAATGTTTAGAACTATTCATCAAAAACGCCAATTATCCTTTTAAAATTTATTTAGTAAACAACTCCCCCTTACAAGATACTTTGTTCAAAGGCCATGATATTAATTCATGGACAAATACCAAAAAAGCAGAAAATCCTTGGCTCTTAGATATTATATTATACAATTCAGAAGAAAATTTAGGATTTCTCGGAGGAACAAACAAAGGATATTCTGAAACAGAAGGAAAATATATATGTTTACTAAACAATGATGCAATGGTATATTCTCCTTTTATGTACGAATACGCATCTACAGTAAACAACAATCCTAAAATAGGTCTTATTGGCCCATCTAGGTTAGAAACACTAGGAATGACATTTTTAGAAGACAGTTTGTTGTTTTTTACTAGAGAATTTAAAGACAATATATTAGGCGAATATGACATGGATTTTGGTCTTGGAATATTTGAAGATGTATTGTATTGCTATCAAACCAAATTAGCAGGATATCAAGTAGTCCATCAACAATTCGATTATAAACACTTAGGTTCTCAGACGTTAGCCAATGACAAAAAAATTGTTCAAACAGACATGAACAGAGAAGTGTATAAAAACAAAGTATTCAATACAGAACATCCTATGTATGTAAAACTACATCAAACAATGAAAGAAAGAACAGAAAAAGATATTTTTAAAAGGAGATTAAACAATGACTAAAAATGTTCCGGTAATAGTACATTTTGTAAATCAATTAACAGTTGGTGGTTGTGAAGAAATTATTCGAGTCTCAGAAAAATATCTTCCATTGGAACATATTTCATATTGTTTTGCTATGTCAGAAGATGCAATGGGAGACGAACTTAGAAAAGTAGGAACAAATGTAATTATTCAACCACTGAAAACAAACATAGATTTCTGTGAACAACTACAACCAGATGTTATTATGCTTCATACGGCAGGATATATACCAGCAGAACTTAATCCTTTGAAAGAAAAATGTCCAAAAGCAAAAATATGTTTATTAATACATTCTCCTCAAACATTAACTATAGTTCCAGATTCTATTGATGTTGTTATTTGTGTTTCAGAGATAGTATATGATATGCAAACTAGTCCAAAAAGATTGCTAATAAAAAACGGAATAGACATAGATGAAATTAAAAAAATACAAGTACCTGATGAAGTTTATAAAAAATACGGATTAACAGGTAGAGAACTTGTTATAGGAAGATTGTCACGAATAGCCCCAGATAAACTTACATCAGATTTTATAATTGCCGCACAAAAAATATCAAACAAATATGACAATATTAAGTTTATGATAGTAGGGGAAAGTAAGGAAAATCTTCATCCCGGCTACCTAAAAGACATTAAAGAATTGGTAAGTCAATTAGGACTTAAAGACAAAATAATATTTACAGGGGTTCAGAGAGACAGAGGATTATACCTTTCTATGATGCACATACTTATGAATCCATCGATTAACGAAAGTTTTGGATGTGTATTTTCTGAAGCCATGTGTGCAGAATTACCAGTAGTTACGTATAATTATCACGGAAACAAAGAAACGGTTATTAATGATTTTAACGGATACTGTGTAGAAGGAAGAAATATAGAAGAACTTGCAAACAAAACCATCGAACTTGCATTAGATAAAGAAAAAAGAACTCTTTTTGGAAAAAACGGAAGAAAGTTTGTAGAAGAAAACTGTAACGGAAAAACAATGGCAGAAAAATATGCCAAATTATACACAACTCTACTAAGGAGTTAAATATGGGTTATCAATGCCAACTATGTGGAAAAATGATGTCAAAAGAATCTTTTGCAAGAGGAACAGGAAACTGTGACATTTGTGACGGATTGACAAAAAAAGAAGAAAACGACACAGACAGCATAAAAACAGAAGAATATTCTGTTACTAGCGGAATTATCATTAAAATACGAGGAGAAGACGAAAAGAAATTTCTAGATCAAATATACAATGACTACAGAGTCATAGATTTTGAAATACCTGACCCCAATTCGCTATTAACAATTCTGTTGTCAATGAGGCTCGAAACAAAAAGAATTACAGACGAAATGTCTAAAAAATTAGATTCTAGAAGTCGAAGAGAATATAACGAATCCCTAAAAAACATAGCCATTCAGATAAGAAGCATACAAACAGAACTTGGTATTACAAGAGAGAAATTGGAAAAAAGAGAACGATCTGCTGTTGAAGTAGTTAAAGAATGGATGAAAGAAGCAACATTGTACTATTTAAAGGACAAAGGAAAAAGAGAAGGCGTAGGAATTTGTCAAGACTGTAAAAAAAGAATAATTTTTCAAGGTGACTTTGAAACTCTTGAGGAAGAACTTCTTGGATATATAGACGAGTTCATAGAAGACATTAAACAAGGAAAACCTATGATTATTGATCTTCCTGAAGAACAAAAGGCATATGAAGAAATAAAAGAAAAAATGAAACAAGAACATGGAAATATTTTAAATCCAGATTGTAGAGATTTACTTACAAGATTTTATTATTTGCTCAGAATACGAAAAATACCGGAAGCGTATATAACATATCATTCAAGAGATATAAATAAATCGTTGGAGTAAAAATGGCTAGAAAAAAAATACATGTCAACCGAATGACAAGATTCGCCTATAGTTTTCTATCAAGTTTCAAGTATAGTTTTAATTATTTTCATCAAAACAACTATGATGAATATGGTAGACAATATAAAGCCATGAATATGCAAATAGATTACTCGTTAGGAAAATTTTTAGGAAACGAAAAAGTTATTTGTTGCGGAAGAAGTTGTGGAAAAACATCATATATAGAACATGAATTGGTGACTGATGTTATAACAAAACCCGAAAAAAAGACAGGATATGTTGTTTTAAGTACAAAACATGTAACAGAATTGCAAAACAACATAGAAAATATATTCAAAAATCCAGACTATCCTATATTATCAATGTTTTATAAGACTTTTGACAAAGACAATAGAACTTTTAAATTTTTTAATGAACACCTAATAGAAGTTAGAATTTTAGGTCAAGACAAATCAGGAGGAAGACAGTTTATTTCTCTTCATTGTCCTAAAATTATAGTAGATGAAGCTCAATTAATTCCAACAATATCCTTGAAAGAACTTGCTCCTACTCAAAAAGCAGGAGGCCAACTTGTTTATGCAGGAGTACCAAACGATGATAGAACGTCAGCTCTATGGTATGCCGTAAACAAACCAGACATAACATATTATAACTATTCCTCAGAAGAATCTATAGATTGGGACGAAAAAAAAGAAAAAGCAACCCTAGAATTACATGGAAGCAAAACAGCACCATCATACATAAATCTCGTACTTGGAAAATGGGGCGACCCAACAACAACGGCATTTAGAGTTACCCAGATATTAAATTCGTTTATACCAATTCCAGAATTTACATGTACATTTATTTGTACTGACAATTTGGCAAAAGCAGAAAAATCCTTAAATCTTCCTTCTAGAAATTTTTCCGAATATATTTCTTTTGGAATAGGAATAGATGTTGGTTATACAATGGAACATCCTACTGCAATTACCGTTTTTGGTAATAAACTAGAAAAAGATGAAAAAATACATGACCATTGTATTTATCGTGCTAAACTATATGGAAATTCAGTGAACATAGAAAGAATTATAAATATAGTCCTTGCATATTTTAAACCCATAATAGTAGGTTATGATGCTCAAAACAAGGGAGAAAGTTTAAATCATATTGTTGATCAGCAATATTATCCAGAAACAGCAATATTTAACAAATCTGTTTTAAGAGGGTTTATTTCAAATAATCCTGTTGTTGTAGGAGAATTTACTACTCACAGAGGAGTTGAACAGATTAAAACAAATTGGAAAAATCTTGCAACTAACGAAATTAACAAAAAACTTAATGAAGGAACTATTCATTTTTCTGACCAAGACAGAGGGAGAATGAAAGAACAAGGACAATTTCCTATGGAAGGAATATTATCTTGCCTACAGGCAGAAATTCAGCGTCCTAGGAAGAACCGTATAGATGGGTTTGTGTACGAAAACAAAGTAGATGAAGATACTGTCGATTCTATAAGATTCTATTATATGGCAAAATATGATATGGCAAAAGCAAATTTAGTACAAGAAGTTAAAAAACAAGCACTAAGATTTCCAATTTTCAATAAAAAAAGACCTAATTTTGGATAAAGAGGACAATAATATGACAACAACTGAACAAGAAAATTTTGAAAATTCTGCAATATTGGAATCTGATCTTGGTTTTGTGTGTACTCAAGATGGAATATTACACAAAATAACAATAGACGATTTAAAATACAAAACTCTTGACGAAATACAACTAGAAAAAGGCCGAATTGTAGATAGTGAAGAGAAAAAACTCTTAAATATATATGTTTGGTTTAAATTAAAACAACTAACACAAGAAGAACAAAAACTGGCCGAACTGTATTATATACAAGGTAAAACCGAAGAAGAAATATCAGATATTATGGATTTCACAATACTTTCTAAAAATGACAAAAGAAAAGGTCAAAAAGAAAAAATATCTCGTCAAGCAGTAAGTCTTAGAATAAACAACATCAAAGATAAATTAAAAGACATTTAGCAAGTTAAAAAACTGTGTCATAATACCACTTTATTCTTTTTTCGCTTGCACAGACTATATAATAGATAGACATTGTTTATAATAAGGAGTAATTTGTCAATATGAAAAAAACAAAGAAATCTCCTGAATCCGAAAACCATAACAAAGACCAAAAGAAACATATTTTGGCTCCCGTGATGGTCAAAAGCCTCAATAAAGATAAAAAAATATCCGAAGCGTATAAGAGCAAAATAGGTAATCTGTTTACCGAAGATGATGAAACTCTTTTTGCTGATGTTAGTCCATTTACAGAAAAAGGATATTGGGGAGACGTTATAAAATCCCTTACTATATACGATTCTGATGAACTTATTGCTGGTCTTATTGATCGGACAAGGTGTGCTTCTAATCAAAACTACAATTTCAATCTTAAAGACGAATATAATGACGAAGAATCATTTTGGAAAGAATGGGCAGATTCTATAAACGAAACAGCACAAAACACTCCCATGGGAATGAAAGATGTTTTTAGAAACATATTTCAATCTCTTTTAGTTACAGGAATGGCTGTTCCAGAAGTTCAATGGATTAAAAAAAGAATCGATGGAAAATTGTACGATGTTCCTGATAAAATATTAATACTTCCTTCTTTGGGAATAAGACTAATACCCGGCAAAACATTTGGTCAAGAAGATATTTGGCTAGGTATAGACGAAGAAACAGAAAAATGTAATCTGTCAACATCAGACGATGATATAAAATACGACATAAGATATTTTGGCGATCAAAAAGCCAAACTTTTGTCTAAAAGATTGCCAGCAATAAAAAGAGACAATGCAGAAGCAATTAAATTTAACTGGACAGCAAACAACACAACACTTTACCCTACCCCAATAATGAAGAGAGCATTTCCTTCTATAGCACTTCGACATAAATACATAGAAGCAGACATGTCTTTATTGAACGGAATTATAGAAAGAATAATACATGTACAAGTAGGAGACGAAAACGTAGAATTGTTTACAGACGACGAAAATGGTAATGGTGACTTAACAATGGCAGCAAATATGTTTACTGCTGATAACATTACTCAAACAGTTGTAACTCCTTACTATTATAAAATAAACATAATACAACCAGACTCAACGGTTCTTTTAAAACAAGACAAATATATTCAGACAACAATGAATATTCTAAACGCTTTTGGCATAATTACGGACCCAGACAGTTCAAGCAATTCAACAAATGACGAATCTTTAAATCTGGCAATGTTCAAAGAATACGTAAAAGAAATGCAACTTCAAGTTGCTAGTTGGTTTACTAAATTATGTAGAGAAGTTCAACGAAGAAATAAAAAACTTCTAGGTTCTCCTAAAATTACCTTTGACATACCTGATTTAGATGACCCTAATGTAAAAAATCAATTTATTCAAATGTATAATTTTGGTTTACTCGATGCATATTCTATTTTGGAAAAATTTGGTTTTGACCCTGAAACAATTATTGAAAGACTAAAGAAACAAAAAAGAGTTGAAAAAGAACAAGATGTGTTTCAAGTGAGAACTACATTTAAACAGGCCGCACAAGATGGTTTAGCAGAAACTACTTCTGAAAAAATTAACCAAGGTGGAAGACCAAACAAAGTACAAAAAATGACTAAAAAACAAAACTCTATAAAAATAGACAAAGAGGAGATTTAAAATGGCTGGAGATTCAATAATTAAAGGAATCAATGACCCATATAATACAAACTACAATCAAAGGCCTTCTAATCCAAACATAGACGCAGAAAATTTTATCAAGGTAGATGATTTTGGAAACATACATACTGTAGAAGAAGCAAACCCTTTAGCCTCCACCTTAATGACAACGGAGTATTCTTATAACGTATCTGGAAACGTGTCACAAATAAAAACATATCCTTCTGGAATGTCTACAGGAAACGCTTGTTATACGACATATTGGTACAATATAAATGACAGTGTTATAAAATCAGAATCTAAAATAGAAAGCATTTAAAAAATGAACAACATAATCAATGATCATTTAATACTGAACCATAAATTTAAAGACATAAAGTCAGGAAGAGAACTTTCTGGTTATCTGTCTATAAGCTCTTCAGATCGTCTCGATAATGTTATTGAAGACATAAATGAAGAAATAGAAAACGTATACTGCAGCTCTTTTTCCGGTATCGACATGCCTTTTGTTTCTGGTATATATACTCCTCTCGATGATTTTGAAATTCATAGTCATTTTCACAATTCATTAGGTCAAATAGATTTTTATGGAGCAGATACCGATAGAAAATGGCATTTGAATGACGCACAATATGTTATGCTTGGTTGTATGGATGCCAGAATATCTGGATATACAAAATCTTATGTGTCAGGTAACTTTACTCCATTAATTGATTTCAATATTCACAATCATGATACAAGAACATCTGGAATAGTTTCTATGTGGTTTGATGCAGATGTTTCAGGAACATATACTCCTTTAGTCGATTTTAACATTCATAACCACAATGATTCTATATCAGGAACTATAAATTTATGGACAGACAAACCGACAATATTAACGATGTCTGGTTCAATATCAGAATGGTTAAAAAAAGAAGTAAGTGGGACATATACCAAAAATGTTGATTTTGATGTCCATAATCACAACAATTCTATATCAGGAACAATATCATCTTGGATAGATGCAGATGTTTCAGGAACATATACTCCTTTAGTCGATTTTAACATTCATAACCACAATTCTTTGTACACCAACGATACAGAAGTGTCTGGTATAGTTATCAAATTTTGGCAAGACGAAATTAGCGGAAGGATAGGTACATCTGTAAGCGCAACAACAACACGACAAACAATTCTATCCGGGTTGTCATATGTTTTTACACACGCAACTGACTCGGAGTATAACAGAATGGTCGAAGTTAAAGACATGTATACAGTTAGTGTGGATAACACAAACCAAATTGACCAAAGCATAAATTTTGACTCCCCTTTTCAGTATATTACAAGCAATGTTACTTTCAGTAACGGAACCGCTTTTTTGATTAATACGGCAAACGTGTCAGGATGGATAACAACAAACGGACAAACGGAGATTTCAGGGTCTTCACCTTGGCAAAAATTGAACAAAATATTTGTTTCTGGTTTAAATTCTTCGACCAACGTATATACTGCATTGTCTTTTAATGACAGACAAACATGGAAATCATATGGAACAAGAGGATGCACAGATACAAAACTGTTATTGCATTTGAATGGAACTGGAACAGATATAACAGATTCGTCAACATTTAACAATCCAATAACTGCATTAGCAGGAGCAACTCAGTCTACTACACAGAAAAAATTTGGAACATCTTCATTGAAACTTACCGAAAACACAGATGGAATTAGGACCGCATCAGGAACATATGATCAAAAATGGAATTTAGGACTAAACGATTTTACAATCGAAGGATGGTTTTATCCCACCTCAATGGCCGCTGGAACATATCCTTGTTTATGCGGATGTTTCAGTACAGGTCAGAATTGGTGGGCATGGTATTATGACAAAAACAACGGTATTATTAAATTTGATACATTAACCAACAATGTTCTCGGAATAAGCGTAACGTTTCCATATACATGGGAATTAGAAACTTGGCAACATCTTATGATTACTAGATATGGCAATGATTTTAGATTTTTTGTCAATGGAAACTTAACTCCCTCTGGTATAGTACGTTCTTCTACGGCATCCGTAGTCAATTTTGCATCTAATGGGTTGAGTGTTGGTTATCATGGATCAACTAATTCGTTTTCTGGTTATATAGACGAATTTAGATACATTAATGGTGTAGCAAAACACGTATCAGGATTTGTTCCTGAAACATCAGAATACACCGACATAGCAACTGGCTGGGGAGACGTAACATTTTCTCCGGTTACTGATACAAATTTCATAGGAATTAGCGGAATGACTGTTCCATATTTAAACTCTTTACCAGATTCTACATTAGGTCAAATTTTTACAGGCGTGTCTGGAGCATTGGATATGGCATTTTATATAAAAAACATTAGTGGGTTTGCAACGACACTACAGGGTGTCGATATTACATATGATTTACAAAATTCGTCAGTCGAAAGATGGCAACTAAACAGAAAAGACGAAGATTTTAAAATATTATGTATTAATGACACGGAAACAGAATTTGTAAACTTAACAAGCGGTTCAAGAGACGTTAAATTAACAGTTTCTATATAAAGGAATACTGCCATGCCATTCAGAAGTATAAAACAAAGATTATATATGATGTTAAACGTTCCAGAAGTATACGAAGAATGGAAAACAAAATATGGAACAAAAATAGTTTCTACGAAGAAACAAAAAAGGAGCAAATAAGATGTCTGAAAACATTTATGACAAATATCCATTTCTCAAGGATAGAAAAAATGCGAAATTGATTCGAATAAAAGTTGCTCCTATCAATCGTCCTTCTAATCACGAAGATGGTTCGCTAATACTGACAAGAGAAGCAGCTAACAAACTAATTCTAGATAACAAACTTTCCCATATGCCTATTCACTATGGTTCTGACGAACATAAGAAAAATGGCAAATATATCGAAGTTGGACATATCTTAGATGCAGGAGAAATTGTTACAGAAGACGGAATAGAATATTTAGAGGCTGATGTTGTTTTACATGAAGAATCTCAAAAAGAATATGTTGACGAAATAATCAAAAACAAAGACCTGTTAGGAAATTCTTGGGAACTTATACCTTCAATAGGATACGAAAACAACGGAGTAACAAGAATAAAGGAAATTAGCGATTTTATTGGAAATGCAATACTGAACAAAGACTATACTGCATTTGACGGAACAAGAATAGTGTATGCATCTAAAAACGAAAATTCAAAACAAAAGGAGAGTGATGTGTCTATAGAAGAAATAAACTGGGAAGATAAATACAAAGAAATTCTTTTAGAAAATGACGAATTAAAAAAACAAAAAGAATTTATGAACAATGAAATTTCTGGTTTATATGAAAAACTTCATGCCGAAATACAAATTTCTGCAATATACAAAGATTTATTAAATTTTTGGAAAAACAAAGACGATATAGAAAACTAACCTGAATCGTGTGACCAAAGTTTATTAGAATAAAAATAAAAAAGAGGAGAAAAGACATGACAGATAATCAGAAAAAAGAAGATAAGACAACAGAAGACCTTGAGGTTATAAAAGAACAGTTAGATGCAATGAAAAAACAACTTAAATCAAAAGAAAGAGAAATAGAAACAATAACAAAATCCAAAGAGGATATTGAAAAACTTGCCAAAGAAACTGCCGAAACTGTAAAAAAGACAGAAGAAGTAGCTAAAGCGAAGGATGTCGAAATCGAGAAAATAAAAAAATCCACTTCTGAGAAAGATATTATATTAAATGAATACAAGAAGAAAGAGAGAATACAGCCTATTTCTACTTGGTATACTAAACAGGACGAAGAAACAAAAAAATATGTAGATAATGTTATCATAACGGCGCAAGATATTGATTGGAAAGTATTTATTGCAGGAAAAGAAGACAAAAAATCTAAAGAAGAGGAAGGTGACAAGAAAACACAAGAACAGAAAGATAAGGAAGCTCAGAAAAAGAAAAATGATGAGCTTCTTAATCCTTCTAAGATTTCCAAAACTGGTCAGGAAGTCTTAGATCAAGAACAGAAAGACAAGGATAAAGAAGATGAACCAAAACCTTTGGATGAGATATACGGTGCTGAAAAAGGCTTTTCGGTATTGTCAAGACTGATACATAAAGCTAATGCAATTGAACAAAGTTTCAATAAGTAAAAAACTATTTCAAAAAAGGAGGAAAAAGAATGGTAGGACAATTGAATTTCTACGCATTTAGGGATGGTAAAGCTATTACTTTTCATACTGCTGAGAACATATATGCTGGATTTATTAAGGTCAACGCAGAAATGAGAGTAAGAAACACTGTTGCTGGCGAGGAACCCGATGGGTTTATTGCCAACGATTATGTTTCTGGTGCAGAAAATGTTACTGTTAACCGTACGCAATCTGTTGTTAATATGCCCTTTGATGCTGCTGGTACTGTTAGTCAGAAAATAGTTACTGGAAACAGAGGAATGGCTAGAGGTTGTAACGGATATACTTCAGGAGAATCTCTTGGTGTTTGTCTCGCAACAGCCGTTTCTGGTGGAACTGGTAAAGTTTGGTTAACAATATAAAAAATAGATTAAAAAAATAAAATAAACCTTAAAAGGAGGAAAAACAAATGACTAATGCAGATTTGGGAACACTTGTTGCTAATGCAACCGCATTAAGTTCTGAGAATTTAACTAAACTGATCGTTAAGTTAACTCAAGGGATTTTGGTAATGCAGCAAGTTATACCTGTCGTAGAATCTTTGGATACTTTTATATGGCATGTGGAATCAGATACTACTGAATATAATCTTCCTGCGGAGATTGGCGAAAAGGCCGAAGCAGAAGACAATGCCATCGAATATACCAAGATGACAGGAAATGTGAAAGACTATAGAGAAAAGATGGAGTTTTCTGAAAAAGAACTTCGCAATGGTAATATTTATAATTTTATTGACCCGGTATCTAGGGCTGCTGTTACTATTGCACAGAGATTAGCTCTTGCTGTTGAAAATGATGCGGTGGTAGAATTGACAAATACTACCAAGTATCCTACTATCAACACAGGAAATGCTACTACTGTATGGACTACGACTGCAAGTTCAGTACCTATAAATGATATCGAAGAATTAAAATATCTCATTCGTGCAGATATGCAAATGGATGCAGACACAATAATTCTTGGTGCAGAGGACTATAAGAATTTGCTTCTGTCAGAACAAATCAGGGATGCAAATCAATATACTAGGGATGTTGTTGGTGATATTACTATTGAGAAAATCTGTGGATTAAGAATACTCAAGAGTGACGTTGTTTACAATGTTGCTGGTACTTTGACCCCTATTTTGTCAGGTAGAGCAATTGTTATGGTTTCTAATTTACCTGCACAGATTCGTGAATCCGTACCAATAACTGCTGGACGGAAATGGGACGAAGACCTACAGACACTCAGAATCTATGCAAAACGGTCATTCAAGACCATATTAAGGGTTCCGAAGATGATTGGTATTTTGTCTAACTTAAAAGCATAAGATTGTAAGGATATGGGGCGAAATAAACGTCGCCCCTTTCCTTTTTAAATCACAAAGAAAAGAACAGGAGAGAATGGACCATGAAAAAGGAACAAGAAACAAAAACAAGAGACAAAGAATATATAGTAAAACAAGGAAAATGGTTAGCGAATTATGCAGGCAAGAAATACACCGATGGTACAATGAAAGTTTTTATTAAAGAAGGAGAAAAAGTACCAGAAGGTTATGATACAGAAACAATTAAAAAACTTTTGAAATACGAATTAATAGAAGAAGCAACAACTGAAAACAAAGAAAAAATTGCTAATAAAACAAAAATCAACAGTTCCAAGATTAAAATTATAGCTTTAGCCAAGGAATTAAAGAAAGAAAACAAAGAAGTAATGAATGTTGCAGAAGGATTGTTAGAAAGAAGAATTAGACCTTGTTCATGGCTTACCGTAGAGGAAGTTGAATTAATCAAAGGACACCTTAAAAATGACAGCAATTAGTTCATATGTAAATAGACTAAGAGTCAGAATAAACGATATTTCTTCAACACTCTATTCTGATGCTACACTAACATCAATAATAGAACAATCTGTTTATGCTCTTCAAAATACTGCATGGTATCGAAAATTTACTGTTGTCGGAACTGAAATAGTAAGAAATAGTGACAATACAATTTCTCCTACATTGGACGAAGATGATGTAATTCTTACTCAAGCAGAAATAATGTTAAAATATTCGGAAGTAAATAAATCTTCGAGAGAAAGTATTGTTGTTAAAGACATCAGAGGAACAATTGATGTTACAGCAATGACACAACAGTTAGCGGATGCTATTTTAAGACTAGAAAATATTCTTAGTATATCCATAAGAAATCACAATAAAAATAAATCTAGAGGAGGTTTTGGTCCTCAGACAATGGTTTTTCAAGAGTATACCCCTAGCGATACGATAAATGATGTAACATTTAAAACAAAATTTAATCAATAACAAAAAAGGTTTGATATGTTTATTGATTTTGAATATATTAAAGGAATTACAAAAGAAAGAAAAGATTTTTTAAGGAATGACAGTATTTATGGTCATAATCCTTTGTTAATTCGTTCCGTATCAAACAATTATACCTCAGGGATTAATAAAGGAGTATTTGATTGGGGATATATTAGTGGAAGCTATTCTGACAACATTGTTTACGGAATTAAAGAATACGTTCCTAAAGGCATCGAGAAAAGATACAACGGACTTGTTGTTTCTCCTGACATTGATATAAAATTTAGTACTGATTTATATAGCGGAACACTTATTCAAGCGGCAATCGAAAACAACAACGAAATATGGCTCGACGTAACGATTTCTGGAGGAGAAATTAAGAACACTACACAAAATTTTCCTTCAGGAGCTAACAAATGCGAACTTGTTTCGTTCAATGACGATCTGTTAGGATTAGAAAGAATTTTTTGGTTCAATACTTCTAAGGAATCTAACTAATAACATGTATGTTAAAAATAATATCTGTGGGTTGGAAAAATAAACTAATAGAATTTCAGAAGACTGTTTCAGAAAGAACAGAATTAGAATTTTTTGAACTAATAAAAAACACAAGATTAGCAATGAACAGTAGAATAGAAGATTATCCGGCTAAAACAGGAGATATTTTACAACAAACACTAATGTCATATGGTATAGAACCAGAAAAAGGACAACTAAGAAGAGCGTTAGAAGAATCAATGGACAAAGGAACTGTTTTAAGAAATCAAAATAGCAATATTTTTAAACAAGATACAATAAACATAGCAAAACTTAATACACTAACTCTTTGGGGAGGAGTTGGAGGAAAAAGACCAATACAAACCCCTAACAAGTGGAGAACAAATCCTTATCCCGAATCAGGATTTTGGAAAGTTTATAACGATGGATTTGATTGGGGTGATGTAAGAATCATAGGAAGAAATTATATAGGATTAGGAAACATACATTTAGAAAAGAATTTTAATCTTACAATACGAAAAATAATTAATGTTGCACTAACAACAACCTTTTTTGATTTATAAAGAAAAATACCATGGAAGATACATATGTATTTGCTAATTTAAAAGAAAATGTCATAACACAGATGAAATCTGTTGTAGGTACAACTATACTAAACAAAACAATCGCATATATTTACAATATGCCAACAACAAGCAATACAAAACCACCTATTATAGCACTAGAAGACGTAATAGACAATGGAAAGGAAACAATAGAAATAGGAGGAAGACATAGACTTACAGTTTATTATAATGTTTGGATATATGCAGGAGGATGTGATAATGAACTAGTAAATGAAAGAATGAAAGAAACTCTCAAAGGTTTGATGTACACCGCTTTTTCGAGAAAATATAGTATTCCATTTTTATTATTTGACCAAGGTGGAATACAATCTGATTATTATTTCAGCACCGATATCTCGATAAGGTCAAGTACACCATCAATTTATTCTGAATTAGATGCACATAAATGTATCGGAGAACTGAAAGTTAGTTTGATTTATTAGAAACAAAAATTTAAAAGAAAGGAGGAATACTAATGACAATTACCCCAGTTGGAGATATGTTTGCATTGAACGCTGATAGGTATCAGATTCATGTTGCAAGTCCATATGGTCCTTTTGTGTTAGGTAAAGGGTTACAGAGTCAGGAATTTTCTTTTGATATTCCGAATGAAGCAGTATATGAAATAGGTAACGAAGAACAAAGAGGAGTAAGTATTCGTGCAACTCAATTTAAAGGCACACTAGCTTCTTTGTTAGTAGATACTGATCTGATTCAGCTATACACTTCGAAAATGGGAGACAAGACTAATCCAGCAGATTCTGTTGGAACGACAATTTCTGGCGGAACAAATACAATAGTTAAGATTGTTTCTCCAGTTAATTTTCCTTCAGGAACTTCCAAGATTACTTATACCATTGAAGCAAAGGCTGAAGACAAGATTTGTATTTCTGGTCATTACAATATATCATATGACGCAAATACGATTATCAAAGACATTCCGGGTGTTGAAGTTGTTGCTTTACATTCTGGTTTATTAGTTACAGGAGATAAAGCTACCTTTGACATAACAAAAGAACAAGATTGGGAATCAGCAGATTTCAAATCAGCAAAACTTGATTTCTTGGTTGTTGGAAGAGACAATTCTTCTAGCGACACGGTTTTCAAAACTGATTATGCAGAAGGAATGATAGCTAATTCTTTCAATATTGATACCAATGCAAATGGAAATGCACAAGAATCCTTTGATACAGAAGGAAATTCGTACTATTCACAAGAAGGTTATGTGTATAGAAATGCAACATATGCCAATGCTGCCGATGTTGCAGCAGGAAACATTGTATTAGATTCTAGAGTTTTAGTAGGTTCTGAAGTACCTCATATGAACGGAAATTCTACCGGGTTATCTGGTAAATTTTTCTTCAAAGTGACAAGAACCAAAGTAGATGGTACGCAAGGAGAAATGGCAGAAAAAGCAACTAGCGCAGTAGATTTAGATTTTGTTTATACTGACGCTTCTCATACATTTATGCCATTTGCAACGTCTATGGCTTTAGGAGATAGATACGAATTTACATTCTGGTCTTCTGTTGCAAAACCAACCGATTACTCAGTTGATTTTACACATACAGGAACTCCAGATAATGTTGACGGAAGATATGTACCAGTTTATTATGGAGATAGTAAACTACAAACAGTTTCTTCTGCCAGTATTAAAACGTCTCTTAATCGTGAAAGAAAACAGAGACAAGGTTTTGTAAATGATTATTTTACCCCTGCTAAAGTTCCGGTTGTGACAGGCGACGTAGCTTCTATGGACGGAGATTTAAGTCTTGTAAAACTATTAACCAAAGGAAGTACTGCCACCACAGATTTACAGTTTGATTATAATGAACATGGTACATACACAAATACTAATGACATTGCATTGCAGATCAAAATTATAAATCCGGCAGACAACACTTCTGAAATAGTTAGATTTACCGTATCAAAGATACAGATTTCAAATTCTAGTATCCCAATAGCAGTAGGTTCTGACACAGCACGTAGTTTTTCATGGACTGCAAAAAATGGTTCAGTGACCATACACAGAGACTAGAACTATGTATTCACAACATCCTCTCCTTCTTAGTTGAAGGAGGGGGTGTTTAAGAAAAGACACAAAGAAAAGAACAGGAGAGAAATATGAAGATGACCAAAGAAGAGTTCAAAGAAACTCTTTACAACAGCCTTTTTAATATCACAGAACTGTTATTAGAATCTCTCAGACATTATATTCCAGAGTTATTTACAGTAGAAAATTTAAACGAAAGAATTATATTTATAGACCAACTTAAAAAAGTTACTCACAAACAAAAAAAGAGATCACATGCAGAAGTAGAAGAAAATAAATATGATGATTTTGTCAAGTTTTTCGGCGGAGTTCATTTAGAAAACATAAGACAACTCTGTTTAAGAATACAAATAGAAATGCAGAATATACAGAAAAATACTAAAGCAGATGTTCAGATTATCAGGGACGTAGAAGAAATAAAAAATTATCTTGAAGGTTGTACTAAATGGGAAATAGGACTGATTGCAGAATATTATAAAGATTATCAAGATACACTAAACAGAATAGAAAAGAACAAGGAGAATAAATAACATGGATATATACAAGCCAGAAATAAAAGAAATCGATATAACAAATGTATATGGAGAAACACTAAAAGTGGTTGTAATACCAAATTCTATTAGAGCAGAAGAAGCTGTTAGAAATCAGTTTATTTCGGTTTCTACTGAAATAAAGGCCAAAAGAATTACAGAAAAAATGGACGAATCTTTATTGTCTATTCTAAAAAGCATGGCACAACCCAAAGAAAAATTGATAGAAGAAATATTATTGTTCCGAGACAGTGATATTGTTTCAGAAGCAGAAATGTTAATAGACAAGGACAGAGAAAATAGAAAACAACTTGTCGAAGATAAAGTACAAAAAATAAAAAATTCCGAAACAAAAAAACTCAACGAAAAAAACATCGATGACTTGTGTAAAGAAGTAGCGTCTCTTAGGTTAAATGCAAACGAAAATATTGAAACAATGAATAAAGTATGGAATACCGTATTATTTTATTGTGTAAGAAATGCAGACGATAGAAGAAAACAAATATTTAATTCAGAAAACGATGTTTCAGAAAGCTTAGATCAAAAGACAAAAGAACTTTTAGTAAAAGAACATATAAGAGTTAATGCAAAGAGAACGGAAACAGAAGGAAAAAACTAGCAAAGACCTCTCATACAGTACAGTCGGCAGATATGTATTGTAAGAGATATAACATGGATTTACAGAGTTTTTTTTGTGGTCCAGATTGGATGTATGGAGAGGTCGATAGTTTTTTTGTTTACATAGCATATTGGTTAAGGTATTACGAAAAAGCATACGAAAAAATTGGTTCTTGGGGTTTAGAAATACCATCAGACATAATATTAGACGACCCCAATAAATTTCACGATTGGTTTGATAAAATGGTAGAAGTGAAGAGAAACGAAGCGGAACATGGAAATAAAAAGTAACTAAAGAGGATAAATATACATGACCGATTTTCAAGCAACCCTTTCGTTAGATATTTCAAAAGCAATGGCAGACGCAAAGAAATTTGAGTCTTACATGACTTCGCTTCAGTCCAAATCAACTACAAACAAATCTTCTGGTAGTGAAAAAGAAGCAGCAAAATCAATTTCAGACAAGGTAAAGATACAAGAAAAAGCACAAAAAGATTATGACAAATTACAAGAAAAAGCATATAAGGACAATTTAAAATATTCAGAAAAAATTGCCAAAGAAAACGCAAAAGCATTAGATAAAGAATTGCGAGACAATACAAAAGCATATGAACTGAAGCAAAAAGAAGCAGCAAAATCAGCAAGAACTATGGAAAAGACATATGCTCAACAAGTAATTGCACAAGACAAAGCAGAATCGAAAGCACTAAAGTCAGCTAAAAGTCCCGTACAATCTATTGTAGGAGACATGAAAGCACAAGAAAAAGCTTTGTCTGCCTTCAATACTAAACAAATAGAAGCAGCAAGATTGGCAGAAGGTTTTGGAATGAAAATGAAAAGAGCCTTGTTTACAGTAAATGGCGAAATGCAAGGCATGGCTGTAACAATGGGAATTATTGGAGCAAAGGTTCTTTTTTGGACATTAATGACAGGAGCAGTGTTTGGAACCATAGGAGCTATAAAAGGACTATTTACTGCTCTTAAAGACATTGACTATACACTAATCGAACTTGAAAAGGTTGTAGCAGATTTTGCAGATTCTGATGAACAATTAAATAAGTACATGGAATCTTCTATATCTATAGCAAAGGTATATGGAAGAGAGTTTGGTGTTTCTTTTACTATCGGATTAAAAGCCATGAGAGATTTTGTTCGTATGGGAAGAACCGTAGAAGAAGCACAATTGCTAACAAGAACAGCAATGGCAGCAGTAAATATTGCTGCTTTCAGTCAAGACGATGCAATTAAGTCTTTAACATCTACAATACATCAGTTTAATATGTCTGCATCAGATTCGATGAGAATATTAGACGCATGGAACTCATTAGAAAATAAATCAGGTGCTACGGCACAAGATTTAGCAGCAGCAACAGAAAAAACAGGTTCTGCATTTAAACTTGTAGGTGCAAGTATGCACGAATTAAATGCAATATCTTCTGCTATGATTAAAGTTACAGGAGAATCTGGTGACACTGTTGGTACAACATTAAAAATGATGGCATCTAGATATGCTGATGTTAATATGAGACAATCTGCTGGAAATGTTTTGTGGAAAACAGCAGGAATTACAATCATAAACGCAGATAAGTCATATAAATCTTTTACAGAAACATTGGCAGAATTGTCTGGTGTTTGGGGAAAACTAGACGATATTCAAAAGGCTACTATATTAAAATCTATGGCAGGAGCTAGACATTTTTCACAAGCTGCTGCAATAATGAATAGTTGGGACCAAGTAATAAAAAATCTTACACTGAGTTTAGATTCTGCTGGTTCATCTATGACAGAAAACGATAGATTTATGCGTTCTTGGCAAAAACAATTAGAATTAGCAGGAGCATCTATACAAGAATTAGCAGATACTAGCAGAAAAGCAATGATTCCTGCTCTTATTGATATGACAAAATATACAACATCAATGATATATGGATTATCTACGTTAACAGAATCAGGAGTAGCTACAAATGCTGCATTATTAGCTATAGCACTTGCAGCAACTAAAGTTGCATTTGCTTTTAATCAGGCACGAATTGCAGGAACGTTATTTACAAAATCAAACGCAATTACTTTAGGGCTTACTGCCATAGGATTAGGTCTTGTTTATATGGCAGAAAAAGCAGGGAAAAGTAAAAACGAAATGGAAAACCTAAACGCTTCTTTTCAAAGACAATCAGAAGAAGCAAGAAATCTGTATAAAAATTATTCTGATCTTGGAAAAAGTTTTGCTGTTTTTCAGGCAACATACCAAGGTCAAATAAAAAGCGGTAAAGACGGAAAAAATGTTTTAGACCAACTAAACAAGGCTCTTGATAAAGAAGGAATATCGTTAACACAGACACAAAAAGACCTTGTTAAACAAGCGTTATCTATGAAAGACTTAACTACAGCAACAAAAACATTTTATGAAGTATTAAATCAGGTTAAAAATGACGTAATTATTAACAAATTAAAAGAGCAACAGATAGAAATAGATGCTCTTGCTAAAAAAGAACAAGAATTATTTGACAAACGCAAAAATAGACAAACTAGACAACAACGATTGGGCGGAAAAGTTGATACCTCTTCCTTGGACACAGAATATAACAATATTCGAGCAGAACGAGCGAAAAAGATTTTAGAAAACAAAAAACTTGAACAAGAACTTGTAAAAACTCCGTTAGTTCCAGAAGTTATTAAACCGGGCATAGATATGGAATCTTTGTTAGAACAAAGAGGAAAAGCTCTAAAATATTTGTTAGAAACTCAAAAAGCGGCTATAAATGATACTGAACTGTATAACGAAAAGTTAGAAAAATTGGCATCACTAGAAAACATTGTGACAATAGCTCTTGCTAAAGAAGGAAGAGTATATGATGAATCGGCTGTAAAAAAACAAATTCTTATAACAAGATCAACGTTGTTATCAGAAAAATATGTTAAACTCAAAAACGATTTAGACAAATCAAACGAATCTTATTTGAATTTTCTTAATGTAAGTAAAAAAGTAGCAGATTCTTATAATATAAGTACAAAAAACATGATTTCTTATGCTAATGGCATAACAACTCTCAACGAAAAAGAAAAAAATCTCATAGAAGCTAGAATAGAAAAACTTAGCATAGATGATGCAAGTAAGATAGCAAATCGAGAACAAATTATTGCTCTGGATAATATTTTACAAAGAAACGAAGAATTTGAACGACAAATAAAAGATCAGAAAACGGCAGTAAAATCGACAATTGAAGAAATATCTAGTCTTGCAGCATCTTATGCAAACTTGGCTGATATTGCTGATGGAACCGGAAAAGTGATTTCAGGTTCATTGAAAACTGCATTAAAAGAAACATTTCTTTCATTTAATTTACAAAAAGGATTTGATGTTACCAAAATATCAGACTCTTTTACTAAAGTAACTGAAGATATCAAAGAAAAATTTGCAACAAACATATCAGAAGGTATTATTGGAGGAATATATACAACAGAAACCGAAGCAGAATTAGACAGACTTGCAAACTCGATAACAAAAGCATTTACAGGTCCTAGCGAAAAAGACAAGCGACTTGAAGAATTTAAAAATGCTACACAGGCACTTAATGGACTTTTTGGAGAAAATCAAATTGCCGCCATTATTAAAAATCCTGAACAAGCTGCTCTGATAGAAGCTACTTCGGCAGAAATTGAAACACAATTGAAGCTTATAAATGCGACAGAAAGTTTAACTACAGCAATATTAGGTAAATCAGGAACAAAACCAAGTACAGCAGGAACAAAAACATCAGTATCAGGTTCTGCACTTCCATCAAACATTAGTAGTAATTTTTCAGGAGCAATGAATCTCAAAGAATTAGGGATTCAAATGCCATCAATTGCACTTCCTACTGAAATGCAAAGCATGTTCAGTACCATGGGTGCTGGATTTGGTCAAGGCGGAATAACTGGTTCTATTGGCGCACAATTGTTGGGAGCAGGAAAAGAAGGAACCAAAGGAGCAACTAGTGGTGGTGGGATTGGTGGAGCCATAGGAAGTATATTTGGACCAACAGGAACCATAGTTGGTTCTATATTAGGTTCTCTTGCAGGTGGCTTGTTTGGCGGAGAAGAAGACAGAAAACAAAAACAAAGACAAAAAGAAGCCAAGAAAGCCGTAAATGATTATAATGATGCTCTTAACAGAATGTCGCCTTCAATGGACGAAACAAGAGAAAAGATGGACGCTCTGACTAAAATAATAAAAAAAGTAGGCAAAGCTGGTGGAGATACTTCACAATACAGTCAAGAACTTGCAAGACTCTCTTCTCCTGAACAATCGTTTAAAGACAGACTAGAAACACTTCAGCATAATGTAGCAATGACCAGAGACGAAAATGTTGGAAATAAAAAATATTTACAAGGATTGATCGACTTACAAAAAAGATATTCTAATCAACTTACAATGCAAACACGAAGATGGTTAGATGAAACTGTGTTTAAATTACAACAAGATGTCCAAATAACAGCTACTGTTCGATCAGATGCAGACTTAGATAGATTGGTACGTGACGTTACAAGAAAAATTTCTTTGAGCGAAAGTTTACGTGGGCAAAGCTTTATTTTTCAATAATTCTGTATCAGTACAACTAAACCAACAAGGATTAAACAATGGGAGCAACTAGATATAGCAACATAACACTAAGAACACCAGACAGACTCAATTATTATCTTTTTAAAGACGATGTATATATAACTGGTATAGAAGGATTGTATGATATGCCAGAACGAAACAAGTCAATATATACTGTTTTTGGAAGAGACGGTGGATTTGAAGTTTATGGTGGTCTTATGCCAAAAACATTAACTATGTCTGTTGAAATTATTGTTTCGACACACGAAGACATATATGCTATAATGCAAGAAATTCATCTTCTTCTTTCATATCAATCCCTTGAATTGTATTTTGACCCTCCTAAGAGATATGTTAAAGTATCATATAAAAAGGATTCTCTTACGGAACAATTAGGATATGCGGGAACTTATATTCGAGGAACAATAGAATTTGACATTATTGACCCTTTTTGGTATTCACAGGTTCCTAAAATGTTAGTTGCTGGTGTAGATAAAACTGGTATAGATGGAACAGTAGATGGCGGAAATTATTTCTTTTCTCAAGATTATGTAGAAAATTATAGTGGATTTAATTCTAATGACATAGGAAAAATACTTTATATACAATCAGGACTAAACGAAGGATATTACGAAATAGTAGATACTCAAACAAGCGGATGTATTTTTAGTTCAGAAATTAGCGTATCTGGCAATCAGTCTAACATATCTTATACTTTATACAATCAGCCCAAAATATCTCGTTCATTGATAGGAAATTTTACATATTCAGGTCAAGGAGGAACAAATGCATATGCAATAATAACGGATGATTATATAAAAACATATACCGATTATTTTAAAGTTTGTTCATATTTTAACGGAACAATGACAATAGATTCTGATAAAATAATGTTTACATCAGGATTGTCAGAAATACAGTTTTTATATCAAGACTATTCTACAATAGAAAATCTTGTGAGCGGTATAAACGAATATTCTGTGTCAGGTGACATTAATTTATTAAATGCAGACTATCTCCACGGTAACTCTTTTAATTCAGCTTATACACGAAATACATGGCATCCTAGTGGATTGTACGGAATAGCATATGAACCTATTTACTCAGGAATTTATCGAAATGTTCTGTTACAAGACAAAGTTTTTACGGCTTCTCAATTTGTAACTTTAGGAGATATAAGTGGGTATATAAAAGGTCTAAATGACGGAGGAGATTTTACTTATAAAATATCGGGTTTTGTTTCTAATTATACACAATATGCTACTAGAGCATTAACAGACAAAACAGATCAGTTAGTACACCAAAGTGGTTGCTCTTTATATGCAAATGATTTTTTAGAATATACAAAAGCAGGAGGAAATATACCAATAGCTGGAAATTATAAAATTTATCCTCGTATTCAGGTCATTAATAGAGGCCTAATCGATTTAGATGGATTTGACATTATACACTATTCGTCTGGTTCTTTAGAAGAAGGAAGAATATCATATTTTGGAACACTAGAATCAGATCATCTTTTAGAAATAGACACATTAGAAAAAACTGTTAAAGAATATGATATTTCTACAGGAATAAAAGACAATTATGCTAACAACATATATATAAACAGAATAAACAAAACAACAACAATTACAGATTTTGTTTATTTAGAAAACGATGATTATACAAAATGGACAATCAACACAGATTCCGAAAATTTAGTAGATATAGATTTTCTAGTTAAATGGACAGATAGATACATATAACAAGGAAATATAATGACAAGATATTATACAGAATCTCAGAATACCGATGCTATATTTAATGTTATAGGATACAACAGTAGTGCAAATCCTGTTCAACAACTTACCGACGGAAACCTAGATACTTCGCTTTCAGAAAGAGAAACATACACTTGGAATCTAGGAGATGCTTGGTACGGAAGAGGAAATGCAAAGGTTCATTGTCATTACAACATTCCTTCTAACGGAAATTATGATCAAATTCTGACATACATATCTTCTGATGGAACAACATGGACTTCTTTGTCCAATACAACAGTGTCTCAAACATCGGGCAACAATTTATTAGAAAGCACTTATGATGGGGGAAGTAATGGATTGTCTGGAATATATCAATTAAAAGTCGCTGTTTCTGGAAATCAGGATAACCAACCTCTGTTACAGTTAGTCGAACTTTTGATTGGAACAAGTGGTCATTCAACAGGAGACTATATTGCAATAGGGCAAAATAATTTGTTCGGAACAATCCAAAAAGCTGGGTACTGGGAAGAATATGGAGTTGATTATGAGTCCATATCACAAATAATGCTTCCGGGAATTACCTATGTCTCAGACATTAAGTCTCCTTGGACTCCTTTTTACATAACAAACAAATTTAACAATTCATTAACAGAAACAGAGGTATTTTTAAACAGTCCTAGTGGAAAAACTCCTGTTTTGTCAGATAAATTTGAATTTTCAGCAGATAAAATTAATTGGTTTAGTGGAACATATAAATTATCAGTAGGAACAATAGCATCTGGCGAAACAAAAACAATGTATGTAAGAAACAATGGTGCTGAGTGGGCAGAAGTAGGATATGATTCAATTAGGAATAAAACCGGAATAATACACGGTTCTTTGCCTAGTGGTCAAATGGACTATTACGCAGATACTTTTTTTGGAAGAATTGTTGTTGAAGGCAAAATCGTTGATTATGATGCAAACAATACCGAACGGAAAGTAATGAAAGCAATAGCATTAAGGTGTGGAGGAAATTTTCAAGTATATGACACAGACATATCAATGACTGCTGAATCGTCATTGGTTAACAACGGAACTCAGTATCCCGGAGGAATGTTATGTAACGGAAAATGGAATTATCTCACAGACAAAATGCAAGGAATAGAAGGAAGACCTGACGGTGGATTTGGACAAGGAATGATTCCTTTAGTTCACATTTTTTCTCCGTTTAGAATATTTGCAGGAACAAAAGGTCAGTCGTATATAACACTTGTTCCGCACATAGGGAATACATATACATCATATCAACAAAATCTAGTAGTTAATATGTCCGAATCATTAACGAACAATTCTTATACGTTTAATGATACAAACAGAGATTATTTTTTTAGTCTTCCTTATTTTGGCACAAGTATAAGAGAAACTGGTTATGAGTCTTATAATGAAATTGGGTTGTATTTTAATCAGTTGTTAGAATTACATTATGAGTCTTTTAACGACTGTATAAAAATAAATCCAGAACAGACTATAGAAATGAAAGACAGTCCTTATGGAAGACAAGGATATGACGAAGAGGTAGAAATTATTAATACGAGTGAGGAATATATGACAGATGTCTCGGTCAGTGTTGTAAATCCTCCTTATATGCAGAGATTTCAAACAACAGAAACATATCAGGATTTTGTTAAAGCAAGTTCAGAATTGTATAAATATTTAGAAATAAGCAAAGATCGTTCCAATTGGGTTAGTATGATGCAATATCTACTAGAAGGTCAAACTCTTAATGGAAAGTATCTAGGAAATCTAGACGATGCCCTAGATAATCTATTGACAATAGACCCAGATATGGAAAAATACATTATTTCTAAATTTTATGCAAAAAGACTTTCTATAGGAACAATAGCTCCTCATGGAAGTACAAAATTTTATATACGGACAAAAATTCCTTTTTCAAGTCTTCTTTCAGATAGTCCTCAAATGGGTTTAATTCGTATTATGGGTTATGTGAATAAATCTAATGGGGAAGGTTATAGAATAGCAAACATTCCTGTTTATATTAACGGAAACAGAAAATATTGTCCCGAAAGATTTGTTCAAGGGCATAATAAAAAATTAAACAAAGGTCAATCCAAACTTGCGATTCGTTATTTTGGGTCAAATAGAGAATGGATGCAAAACAAAGACCTTGCAATGGATATCGATGACATTAATTTAAAATTAGGAATAAACAAAACGGCATCTACTCTAGATTTACAACACAAAAGAAGATACGAGGAAATTGGAGAAATAGATACAGATTGTATGATAGCAGTTTTTGGTAACAGCGAAAATAATTCTATTGATTTTTCTTCTGACATAATATTTGTTGGAAATGTAACACAAGTAGGACAATCGGATGATGATTCGTCTATATTACAGGTTCAGGCTATAGATGCATTACACGAACTTAATTATAACACAGTCAACTATGTTTATATTAATAGAACTGCAAAAGATATTGTAAAACATATAATAGATGAATTTTATAAAGGAACTAGGGTTTCGTATACGGACGAATCTATTGGCGGAACTTATGATGAAAATGGAAACTATGTAACCGACGAACCAGTTAATATATCGAACATAGAGTATATAATATTTAATGAAGAAAATATTCCTAATGCTATTGACCGAATTGCCAAGCAAGTTGGAGCTAATTTTTGGATAGAACCTAGAATTAATGAAAATGGAGACATCGAAGAAATACTTTACTTCAGAGTACCTAACACATACCCAGATAAAGTATATTATCGAAAACATGACATACAAAATTTTAAAAAAACACAAGATTCTTCTCAAATAATTAATGAAATTAAGTTAATCGGAGGAAATGTTGTTGAAAGAATTGAAGGAAAGTCTTCTTTTAACAACATAAACATATTTTCTGATGATACAAAACAACTTACAACAGAATATCCGATAGATACAACATCTTCTTCAGGAACTTGGAAATTGTATGCACTTCCACAAGGAATGGTAGAAGGTGTTAATGTAATGAATTTTGTTGCAACATCAGGAGAAGAGTCTGAATATTATCATGATACATATCTATCAGGATTTTGGAGTTCTTATTTTCCCGTAAAAGAAACAATGATTGGAAGCGGAACATATTCTGATTGGAATTTTTTGATAGTTAAAGGAACAAATGCCGGATTAAAAGGCAGAATAATAACTAGCACAAACAGCAATTATGATTTATTGTATACAAACACAATGACAAACGGAAAAGACTTGTTTGTTGGACTAGATTTTAACCCTCCAGATGGATTTACAAATTTTAATACTACAGGAGAAGATCAAGATCAATTTTGGATTTATCCTGACAACATAACTAATGTAGAAACAACTGTTTCAGGAATCGGCATTAATAACATGGGATTTAATTATTTTTCCGATTCTGATGTTACAATAACAAACAATAACATAATATTTAATGACATATTGCCAAACATAAAAAAAGACTCTGCCAACAAACCTATATTTGAAAATGCTATTTTTGTTGCAAACTATGATTCTAAATGGTCTGACGAAAGAGAAACTCTTGTTAAACGAACGGGAAAGGTACAAGAATCTGTTGAAATATATGGTTCAAGAAAGAAAACTATTAACGATAACAACATAACAAGTTATTCGGCAGCAGATTTAGTTATTCTTTCAGAACTTGATAAATCGGCATTTCCTTCTAAATCAATAGAATTTGATTTGCCATTTGGAGACATTTCGTTAAAAAGAAACGAACTTATCAACATAAGAGGATTTTATCATGACCAAATGAAAGACAAATCTTTTTATAATAAAAACATAATTGGAAACACAAATACTAAATGGAACTCTAAAGTTCCAGAGGATGCAGAAATAAAAAATACATCAGTAAGCATTAGTCATACTTACAAAAATGGTCTTGTTCAGACCCATGTTAATCTTAATAACGAAGAACCTAGATATGACGAAACGCTAAAAGATTTGTTTGATATTATGAGAAAAACTAGTACGGAATATAATCCCTTAGAATTTTGGAACGATGTTTCTGAAAAAATCGAAAGACCAAAAGATTATAATTCTACTCGACACTATAACAAAGGTTTGGATTATGGTTTAAAGCTTGAAAGATATAACATAACAACACAAGAAACACTTCCTATTTTAGATAACACAAAGTTGAAACATACATTATCAACAACATTTACTTCAGGGTATGTAACAAATGAAGTAATAGGTCAGTATGCAGGAAGTCTTGTTAGTGGCACAATCTCAACTGGTTTTATAAACGGAAATGCGATTTATTTTTCTGGTTGTGGAACAGATTGGGCCGAAACATTTACAACTCCAAGACAAAATTTTATGAACTATCCTTTTTATACACTAGAAACTGTCATGAAATATGATACAGGAGCATTAGCTGGATTTCAAACATACGATATGTTTTATAACATAGGCAGAACAGGCCAAACTATTGATCAAATAGGCATACATCAACTATTTGGAAACTATAGTTTTACATTTACATGTAGTGGAACCAATTATAACACATCACTGGCAGTTCAAGACATAATAGGTGGTCCGATAGATGACGGAAAATGGCATTATTATGCTTTTATAAGAAACGATGTTTCTGGAAAAGTTTATATAGACGGAACATATGTAGGAGAAACAGTTTCTCTTCCTGCCAATAGTACTTTTGTAGAAGCTGGGGATGATCTGACTTTACCTTTAGAAATAGGAAGATTTGCTACTGATACACACACCGTTAATCTGTACAATGGTTCGACTGCTGTTTATATAGATACGATTGCAATGCATAGCGGAATATTAACAGAAGACCAAATAAAAAGCAGATATGATATAATTAAAAACGCTTCTCAGGTATCTAAAATTCAACAAATCGAGATTTAAAAAAATGTTTAAAGAAAATAATAAAATACAAGGAGTTTTTACAATCAACAACATAGATACAAACAATGTATCATATGAAGAATTTAATGTTCCTAATACAATTACAAATGAAGGAACATCGTTAATTGCTATGTGTCTTTTAAATAACTATGTTCCTGTTATGGATTGGAAATTTAGAATAGGTACTGGAAGAAATTTTACATTAACAACGGATAGTTATTTAGGACTAAATACACAAACAGATGAAGAAATAATTGAAATAGATATAGGAAGCGAATTTTTTAAAATTGATAACAATATGATTATATTAAATGGCATTGTTTTATCTAACGAAGGTTTTGTTGAGACGGTTTCTTATAATGCAGAGGAAGCACCAAGAGAAAATACGGTCATGGTAGGACATAAGCTAAAAAACAATTTATATACAGCAATTACAGGAAAAAATCTCATAGGAACTTCAATGAACCTAGTTTCGAACAAATCATATGTTAAAGCGGAAAATCTTTTGTCTACTGAAGGATATAGCAAAAATTTAATATCTTCAATGTTTAGAAACAAATCTTCTTATGAAGATATAAAAATACAGACAGTAGAAATAGATGGATGGTTAAATGATGTTGATAATAACAAAAAATGGAATAACGTGTCTTTAGTGGCTTATTTTAATGGACAAAGATATTTATTTTCTCGTACTGTTTTACCTCCAATGTTTAAAGCCAAAGGTGTAAGACAGTGTGTAAAATATAGTTTGTTTTTTTAAAAGGAATTAAAATGAATATAGGCGGATTTTTTTCGTTTAAAAAATATGATGAAAATAACAATTTAGTTGAGGAAATTAATTCTTCAAATGTTATTGTTGATCAGTTTGTTGAACTGATAGAGTCTAAAATGTTTAAACAAAATTTTGTTAGTGGATATTTGGACACAAGAAAAATTAATAAATTTATAGTAGGATATTCTGACGAACAAGAAAATCCTAAAACCGTTTTTAGTTCAATGTACGATACAGCAAACCGAACAACAATAAGACAAATAAATGACACAGAAGATACTGTAAATAATTTTATATCTGACATTGACAATAATACATGGGAAACAAATTATGCTCAAACGAAAAGAATCATGAAACTTACCTTTGCATCTCCTTCTGGTCAACACGTAGGAAATTGGAGAGAACTAGGATTAGTAATGACTGGACTTAGTGGAGAGTCTCCTTTACTATTTTGTAGAACAACTGGATTTGATTTTTTTAAAAACAATAACGAAGTAGTTATTGGAGAATATAACATAGTTTTTTAAGGAAACATACATGACATACGACAAAATACCTCACATATACGAAGACGATAAATTTGTTGACTACAAAAATGAAAATGTTAATCACAAATTTCTTGAAAGAAACTTATGGTATCATACACATGACGGTAGTTTTGGTTCTCCTTTAGAAGAAGCTAGTGTATCAGGAGTATTTACTACAGATAGTTTGATTATAAAAAACAAAGTTAATATTGAAGACACGATTAAACATTGGGATAGTGGATGGAAACAGTTTGACTCAGAAGATGGTTTTACTAAAGTATATCCAGATCGTCCAAACAAAAACGTATGTTATTATTGGAAAACTATCAAACATACTTTAGGTATAATACCGACATTTTCTTTTTTGCAAGAAGAAGTTGCTGAAAGCGAAGGAGACGTTGGAGTTAAAAATTCGTGGAGCAACAACTATCGTAGCGAACATTATGATGTTGTTTACGAATACGGAGCGCAGATAGGAGATATATCTGCGACAGAATTAACACTAAAAATAGGATTTTATACTGCAAGTCCTTTATATATGTACAGAATATTACTTTTAGTTTAGAAAAAAAAGGAAAAACAATGGTAGCTACAGGAACAAACATACCATATATTTATAAAAAAGGCGACGTAATCAATGGTTTTTATGAAAATAAAAATCATGAATACCTCAATACTATAATAGTCGAAGAACATGATCATAACAATTATGGAAATGGTGGAGAATTGAAGAATACAGTAAACCACGGACCTTTTGTTACAGACACTATAAAAAGTACTAATCTTACCTTATCGAAATTATTGGGATTAATTGAAGACGGAGGGTATTTATATATATCAGATTGGACTTCTGTTGACAAAACAAACGCTACTGTATTTGCTCACAATGCACAAAAATTCCCAAAATTAGTTCAGTGTCAAATAGCAGACGGAACAATAAATCCTCCCGTACGTTATCAGATTGCTCAATTAGATATGAAAAATTCTAACGGAGGAAGTTTTCAAACTAGAGGATTTTATTGTTATGATATAAATTTTGATTCAGTTACGGTTCAGTTTAACGAAGGAAAAGATTCAGCAGGAACATCTTTGTTTTATACAGGAATGACTGAGAATTGTTATTGCAGAATAGTTTGTTTGTTTTAAAACATTCTAAAGAGGAAAATAAAAATGAGTACTTATATAGAACAAACACATATTTCTGGACTAAGCGAAGGCAAAGTTTTTGATTCACAGAGTTTTCAAAATTACAATCATTATTATTTGGAACAGGAAACTCTTTACAATCATTCACACAACGGAACCGATAGTTCAGATTTAGTTTCTGGTGTTAACATAGGACCTTTGACAATAGACGATCTTTCGATTTTATCTGAGTTTAAATCGACTAACGAAATTTTTAATACTTGGGAATCTGATTGGATTTATATTGATACTCCCGGTTCACATATTTTTAATCATGGAATGAATACTAAACCAAACATTATTAATCTGGTTTCTACAAATCAGATAACAAGAAATGATTATAACGATGCCAAATCCTCATCTGTTTATGCTGACAGTATAGACGGAATGATTTCGGGCAAAACAATTAAGGTTAATATAGAACATTCTGATTCTTGGCAATTAGATCACACTAGTACAGGAAGAAGAATAGGTATATATTTAGAATATGTAGACACATCCAAATTCTCTGTTTTTGCTGACCCAGGAATTGCCAATACTTCTGACTGTGTAAATATATCAACAGGAGAACCAAAAACCGATGGGATAAATTGCACACGAATGGTTGAAAACAGTGGAGTTTGTGTAAAAATATTTTTTATGAACTAAAAAGGAGGATTGTGTATATGACAGACAACGAAAGATCAGAAATAATACAAAAAATAGGATATTTAACAGCAAAGGTAGAAGATATAAATGAAACTGTCCACGAAATTAAAAACAAGTTAGAACAAAAAGTAGATAAAGACGAAAACTTTAAATCATTAGCCGTTGAAAATGAAAAAAACTCGGATTTTCGAAAAAACCTCACATCAAAAGTTTCAGTCATAGCTGCAAGTGTAGCAGGAGGTATTTCGTTAATAGGATTTATTGTTATGTCAGCAATTAGTATATTTTTCTAATGAAAACGGAGAGAAAAATGATAATTAAGGAAAAATTGAAAGATGTTGCTAATGCTTCTTTAAAAAGAATAATATGGAAAGTAGCTAGTTTTATAACATTACAAATGATCATGGTTACTTTAATTATTCTTCCTTTAGATTTTTTAGTTGCTGTTTTAAGACACGGGGATTTAATATTAGATTCTGCAATTTATATAGCATCAATTACAACATATGGTAGTAAGAGTCTTTTGATAGCAGGAATAGATTCTTGGAGAGGAAATAAAAACTATGAAAATCAAAGTAATTCAGAAGATATGGAACAGCCTTTGGGCAAATAAAAAAACACTGTTTTATGTTATTTTTTCAATTTCTCTGTTTTTTAATGGATTGTGCATTTATAATAATTATTTTAAACCTCAAGAAATTGGAAACCTAGGAGATTCAATAACAATACCAAGGGGAACAATCGAAAGAATACTTTCTATAAAACCAAAGGTAGAGTTTAAAGAAAAAATAGTCTACAAAGAGGTTAAAAATCCTTCTACAGGGTCACAAAAGATAGGGGATGTACACAAAGACCTATATACGCTGGAGAACGCCATTCCCAAGTTAGAAATTGACCCAATCAATGTAATTCAGACTACAAAAGGTATCTCTGTAAGTAAGAAAGTTGATGGAATATTAGATTATGGTTACATGAGACATTATCTTACTGTTGATTTAAAAACTAAAATAATAAAACAAACCCATCCAGACATAAGAATTGGATATACTAACATATGGGAAGAAAAGAAGATTGTCAATGACATACAACTCGGATGGTATCCTATACATTTTTTTGACATAGTTGATCTAGGGTTAGGTTTAGGCACAAAAGCATGTACTTTGAGCCTATCTACTACAATATATGGTAACATTACCACAATGTGTGGTATAGCATTTACTTATGAAAGCGGATGGAAAGAAAGGGCTTTTATAGGCATTGGATTAGAAATTTTTTAGCAAAGGAGAGATAAGAATGACAGAAACAACTGTCCTTGTATTATCTACTGTACTGATGTTGATAATTGTGCTTGCGTTTATTTATTCGTTGTTGTAATTGAAATATCGTTTATAAATCCAATGAGGCTTGGATGAAATCAGTCAAAAAGAAGAACAAAAGGTATTACAAAATTAGTATGTTGAACAAAAAATAATTTTTTAAGGTTGTTAAATTGAAGCTGTATTACTACTAACTAGAACTTACATTGTACTCCTGTACAATTGTTTCTTTTTCCGATAACTCTGATACTTAAACTACCAAGAGGATTACTGAAAAGAGGTATAATAAAATACTATTGATTTAGTATAATTAACTCAAAATGTCTAATAAATTGAATAAAAACTGGGCAAATGTTTGGTAAGCAGAGAAAAAAGAAACAAAAAATTAAAAAAGGAGAACATTATAATGAAATATTTAATATCACTATTATTAATTGGCATTATGTTTGTTACTGGGTGCGGAAATACTCACAAACACACAGGATTTGATAACGACATAATTGCTCCCACAACATTAGGGGTTTTTGTTATTGTTATTTTCTAGAAGTCTTATGAGGTTATTGTTAGAAACAAGTAGTTTGGTAGAACCGTCTTTGTTATCTTCGATGGAGTAGCCAAATCCCTCTATAATCAATTCTCTTATTTTGTCTGCAAGTACATAATCTTTTTTTTGTTTAGATTTATATCTTATCCAACAAAGCATTTCTAAAAAATGTTCAATATCTTGTTCATTGAATATTTTTTTCATGATAGTTTACCAACCTTTTTCTAGATTCCCTGAACAGATGTTCGAACAAATACGCTTGTGCTTCCATTTCTCTTGTCATGGCAGTAAAATATGAAAAATTGTGTACAACATGATGCAACTCGTGCAGTAGAACTTCATAAGAATACCATTTATTTGAAAATTCTTTCAACCAAATCACATAATCACCTGTATTTGTTTTATGAAAAAGACCAGAAACACATTGATCTGTTATATAATAGTTTACATCTTCATTGTCTAATATAGTTCCTTTGAAGAGAAGTTTTTTGGCAGAATTTTGTAATTCTTTATAAGTTTGACCAACAGAAACTAATAAATTATTATTATAAGTTCCGAAAGAAACAACAAATACAACTTTCTTTGTTTTATTCTTCTTATACATATAAGTCCATTAAATCAGTTTCATTAATCATATCTCTGATCTTTTCTAATACATCACTAGCGTTTTCTACATTATATTTTAAACATCCTCTACATTCTTGATCAATGTCCCAGAGAATAGAAAATACCTCATCTGCTCTTATTGCTCTTTTAAATGCAGTTTCGGCCTCAGGTACATTTCGATTGAACTCTAATTTTCCTATATTAGAATTGCCTTGTAAAATCTGTATTTCTCCTACTTGCGGAGAAACAAAAAGACTATCTACGTGATTCATGCAACTACAATCGTTATTCTTTGAACATTCATCCTTCTTGCCTTTAGTCACGATATTTTCTCCTTTTATTGGTTCTGAATAAACAAGTCTTTTTAACTTTTTCATATTTTTTGGTAATAGAGCATCTTGGTTTACTAAAAGTCTATTCATTTCTTCTTCGTTTAACACAATCTTTAAATCCAACTAATTAAATGTTGTATTCCTATTGCAATTGAACTAAGAATAATAATTATAACACAGAGAATTAATAATAAAGTTCCGAGAATAAAAAGATTATTAAATCTGATAAATTGATAAATATAATGTCCTAGTTTTTTCATACTTATTTCTCCTTTAATTATTCGGAACTGATTTCTTCTGATTCAACATTAAACCCAAAAGAAGCACCATTGTCACCATATGTCTTTAAACTAATGATTTGTACCGCACCTAACCAAAGAGAAATTCCTATTGTCTTCTCGCTCTTATCTCCACAATAAATGTTAACAATAGCACTAACAGCTAACTTAGAACCGTCTCCTATTTCTTCAACATCAATCAACTTGTTATTGTTCACATCAAAGAAATTAATGTTAAAAGGAGTAACAACACCGTTCTTCATTATCTCTGCCTTGGAAGATACTTTTATATAAATTTTACCTGTTGGAACAAGAGAACCGTCTTCATCCTTCTTCAAATCGTCTTTCCAAGGATAAACCTCTTTTATTTCACTCCATGTTGCAGAAGGAATTTTGTTTTCTTTTAAAATCTCTTCTTTATTTTCTTGTAAATATAACATCAGTTTTTCTTTAAGTTCTCTAAATTCCTCACTGTCCTTTTCCATTACTATGGCAACAGTAAATTTCTTTTGTCTCTTATATTCTTCGGGTGTTATCAAATGCGTAAATTTTGAAATGCCTTTAATTATTATTCTTTCTTTTTTCTGTGTCATTGTGTTCTTGCTCCTTTTTAATTTATGATTTAAACAAACTCCAATAGAAAAACGGTTAAAATAACAAAACATATACAAAAATTAACCATATAGTTATAATACCTTTAATACAAGATTAACAAATTCTGATCTAAGAGATTTTTCTAAATAAACCGTAGCTACCATCTTTTGTTCTTCTATTGTCATGTCAGCAGAATCAAATGCCTTTATAGCATCTGTAAGAGTATTCTTGCATCCTCTTTCTGTAGACTGTTCAGTATCTCCTAGAATAAGTATCTTTGAATTTTTGCCTACTCTAGTTAATATTGTTTTCAATTCCTGTTTAGTTAAATCCTCTGCTTCATCTATAATAATTATAGAATTATCCCATGTAACACCTTTGATATATTCTAGAGAAAGATTTTCTATAGGAATCTTTACATTTTCGCTTGTAAGAGATTTAATCTTATCTATAGTAGAGTAAAATACTTGTAACCACGGTTTTAACTTCTCTTCAGCCGACCCAGGAATGAAGCCGAGTTCGAAGCGTTTGCTTGGTGTTACAGGAACACGAGAAATGATTAACTTTCTATAATCAGAATTTTTTACTGCTTCATAAGCATATGCACACGAAACTATCGTTTTTCCCGTACCCGCTTGACCCGTAACAATTACACATTTAATATCATCATCCTTTAGAAATTCAATCAATATTTGTTGTTCTTTATTCTCACCAGTTATATGTTCTAATATTTGCTGTTCTTTAACGAGTTTAAATTCTTGATCTTTTACTCTAGTAATAACCGACCTAGAACCATTCTTGAATATATAAATGTCATTTTCTTTCAATTTCTTTTCTAAAAAATTATGAATTTTTTCTTTCTTAAACAAATCATTGATAATAGAAACATCGTCTACATTCATTTCATGAATTTTGGACATTTTTTATATGTCCTTTCTTTGATTTAAAGATTCGACTAATTTCTGAGCAATATATAAATCCATTTCTGTTTCATGATGACAGTCTGGAAAATAATCTGCATAGTCATCATTTATTCCTAATTTAGGGTCAAAATTTTGATTATTGTTCCATTGTTCTTTTGTAAGGTCAAATTCAGCTAATGCTCTTTCTGATGGTTCTCCTTTTTGTGTCCATATAGTAATAATTTCTTTAGTTCCGTTATTGAACTCTGTTTCTACCTCTGTTCCATAATATTTCCCTTCTAGAGGAAGTAAAGTAGTTCTGACAACATATAACAAATTTATCATTGTTATTTTTTCTCCCTTTTAAATCCAAACCCAGCTTCTATATCTTCTTTAAAATGATCTTTATATAACTTGTTATGATTATGTATTTCTTCTAAAACTTTTTTGGCATCTTTAAAATCAATTTTATTTGTTTTAAATCTTGTTTTAATTATCTTAACAAATTCTGTAGCAAATGCCATGTTGTAACCTTTTAATTCCTTTGCAATATCTTCTAATTTGCCAGAGTTTAGTTCTACTTTATAATATTTCAAAAGACTTAAAATTTCTTTCTGTTCTGGCAAACCAAAATTCCATATTTTGTCAAATCTTCCCGGTCTATTCATCAATGCTTCTGCTAATGTATCTGGATAATTTGTAGTAGCTATTACAATAACACCATTGGCTTGATTTACCCCATCTAGACCTTTTAATAGTTCATGTAATGATGTTGATGCAGCATCACTATGATCTCCGTTTCCTGACTGATATGCTGTAAATTTATCAATATCCTCTAAAATACATACCATAGGATATTCATCATCTGGATATAAACATGTATCTATATTATATGACTCTGTAATAATTCCTAAATCTATTGTACCGTCTTTTTGAATTGCTTTTTTAATGTCAATAAAAGGAAGACCATAATACTTACAAATACTTCTGATTAATGTAGTTTTTCCATTTCCCGGTGGACCTATAAGAACAAATCCTCTTTTCCAAGTTAGTTTTAGTTCTTCGTATGTTTTTCTTCCTGAAAGAAATGTTTCTATTTCTGTTTTAATTTCTGTTAATAGATTATCTTTTAAAAAAAGAGCATCAAAAGCGGTAGAATCTTTGTTATTTTCACTTTGTGTTTTTGATAATTCATACAATTCTTTTGAAAAATTAGAAACGAAAGAAATAATCCTATCTTCTGTCCAATTATTTCCCGAAAAACAAATTCCCATTTCTGTATTAGCAAACTGTCCTGCTGGTTTTTCTGTATGTATAAAACCATAAACATTGTTATCCAATTTAATTACAACATCGTTTAAATAATTAACAAGAGTTATTTTTCCTTTTTGATAACATTCCGTACAAACTACTTTATTAATGTTAGGAATATAACATATTTTGTCAGTGTTATATCTAACATAATTTCTAAAACGTCCTTCAGAAAAAATATCTGTATATACAATAACATTTTTTATATCTATAGACGATACTTTTCCTATAAAATCAAGAACTCTTCCTTCAGAGGAATAAACAGAATCTAAATCTAATATATATTTAGGAAGTAGTTGTTTAATAAGAATGTCTTTAGACGAATACTTATTCGATTTTGTGGTATGATCTATAACATTTATATCATCTTCGTCTTCAAACATCGCTTCATAAGACCTGTTTGACATTTTTATCACCACTTTCATTAGAAGATTTTGTTATATCTATCAGCATTTTAAACATTTTTTCAGAAATAACTACTGCGTTAATAAGTTCTTTGTCATATAAATCTGTAAATCCTATATGAACAAACCATTCTTTGTTCTTGTTCTTTGCTTCGATTTGTATCTTTTCTAACCATTCACGGCGAAGAGAAATAGAATCCTGCTGAGTCTTTTTACTTTCTCCTACAAATTCAACAGATTTTAAATCTCCTTTTTCCCATACACCTGACCCAGATGATATTGTTTGTTTCATACCAAACTTCTTAGCTAATTTCTTTTCCCATTTATTAGCACGTTTCTTATTACTGTCATTTTTTTCTGGAACATATGACATTACAAATGCCTATTTATTTCATTAATTCGGTTTTTAAGTGATATGATAATATCTTTGTCTCCTTTAATTAAGAAATAAGAACTTAATAAACCTTTGTTTTCTATATAATCTATGTTTTCTCCAGAGAATTTAAGTCCTTCTAAGACATTTCTTAAAGAAGACCTTACTAATAATCCCGCTTGTACATCAAACATTGCTTGTTCTGTCATTCTTTAACTCCTTTACAAAACCTTTAAGTTTTTTAAAAGTCATAGGAGTTTTTATTGGTATTGCATATCCCTTTGAATCTGAACAAACACAATCTCCTATTTGAGGTTTATATTTTTTACTGTTATAAGGAATTTCAACAATATTGCTTCTGTGTATGGTATCTGAATGTATTTCAGGATAAGAATATAAACATAAAGTAACTAGATCATCCATTATATTTCCTTAATTTTTCAATATATTATGGTTTCAATCCTTGTAAAATATAAACAATAACATCAACTGTCCAACAATCTCCTAATACATTTTCAGCCTGATTTTTACTAATTCCTTTTGTATATCCAATCGGAAGATTTTGTGCTAGTTCTAATTCTTTTGTTGTTAAATATCTGCAAAATCCATCAAATTCAATAAGACCGCTATTTTTCCATCTGTCTTGTTTTAATGTCAAACAGTTTATTTTTTTTCTGTGTGTAACATTAGGACATTTTCCATTTATTCCGTTTCCCCACATTTTTTCTCTAGAAGGGGTTCTGTTTGCCTTAAATTTTTTACAATAATCAAAATCAGTATCTTTAAAATCCTGAAAATTTATATTTTTGTCGATCAATTTTTCTTTAATAGGAATATTTGTCCAATACAATCTATTTCTGTTCTGATAACTCACTAGATTACTGTTTATTTTTATTGGTTTTGTATTTAAAAGTTCGGATATTAATTTTTCGTCTTTTTCTGGCATCACAACATTTTCTAATAAAAAATATTTTGGTTTTGTTTCTTTAAAAATTCTACAATATTCAAAAAATAACCGACTTTTGTTTCCGTTAAGTCCATCAACAATGTTACAGTGAGAGGTTCTTGCTCTACTCAGGTTTTGACAAGGACTTCCTCCCAACAACAAATCAATTTTTGGCAAATAAGAAGCATCTATTTTTTCAATATCTCCGACCTGAATAGTATTAGGATAATTGTTTTGAGTAACCTTTATCGCACTTTTTTTAATTTCACAAGCAAAATAATTAGACACAAGTATATTTGCTCTTTCAAGAGCTACTTGACCACAACTTATTCCATCAAAAGAACTAAAAACATTCAACCCGTTCATTTTTATCCTTCATATTTTCTCAATTTTTCAATATAAGCCGGATTTTCTAACAACTTCTGTCTAAAATTGGCCTCACCTTGAATAGTCTGACCCACAAAATCCTTACCAAGAAAATCTAGATAAAACCATGCACCTTTTCTTACAAAATCTTTCTTAATTTCTATAAGACTAGAAAGATTATCTATAGTATGATCTTGAAGATTAATTTTATAATTAAAAATTCTGTCAGACTGAGTAAGTATGTTCTTCATTATTTGTCCTTCTGCTGTGTAACCTACAACATTAGGGTCTGTTTTAGTTGCAGTTTCTTTTCCGTCTTTTAACAAAAATCCGTCTCCCTTTACTTTTAACTTAATTACTTGACTAAAGGCATGAGCAATACAATGACCACCGGGAGTAGTTTCAGGAGTTCCGTGCATACTATAACCACCAATTTTTTCTCTAACCTGATTAATCCAGATAAACGTAGGAGGTATCTTTCCGTTCGATAAATGTTCTTGTCTATATGCGTCTATGTTTTCCATTGCCAAAGACAAAAGAGCAGGTTTAGAACCCATTGTTTTTTCTCCTGTCATTTTATCCAATACTGCTTTAGGAGCAAACTTTGGAATACTGTCTATAATAATAAGGTCTACGTCATTACGAATTGTTCTAACAATAAATAAATCCATAAACTGTTCTGCAAATGTACAATTAATAGGTTTTAATAGTTTGTCTGTATCTACACCCCATTTTTCTGCCCAAGAAGGAACAAACCTTCCCTCTAGATCAGCCCACATAACCTTTTTTCCTGCCTTTTGAAATGCAGAGGCAATAATAATGGACAAAAGTGTCTTACCAGCCTTTTCTTTGCCCCATAGTTCAATATGATGACCTAGCATAATACCACCACCAAGAGCAGAATCAAGAGCATCTATTCCTGTAGGCATAATAGGACATTCTATATTTACTCCTTGTCCTAAAAATTGTTTATCAAACTTGTCTAAATCCATATATCTTTCTCCTAGTAGTTGTTTTTTAGTTTCTTTAGAGACTTCTTTTAAATTCATTATGATCTTTCATAAAACAATCTGTTATCAAATTTTGTCTTTAATACTTTGTCACATATTTTACAACGATATTCTACATTATTTCCAACATATTTGTTTGTTATGTCATATACAGGAATATAATAAACATCTATGTTTTTCAAATCTCTACAATCATGCTTCATTGATACTCTCTTGTTCCTCTTGTAGAATGAAGATCAATGCTCTTTAACATAGAAGAACATAGTGTTGTCTTGGCAGTTAATTCTTCTCTATATTTCCTTATAAGATCAAAATTGCTCTTATCTACCTTTGTATAGTCGTCAAGTTGTATGTCTCTCAGCTCGGAAGATTTTCCTGTCATAACATTATCATCTATGGCTCTTTTTCTCTTTTCAACTAATTCTCTGTATATCTGAGATTCTATAGCAACAAGTCTTCCTCTGTATGCAGAAAGAGCAGAAATATACTCTCTAACAGCAATAGAATCTAACGTATTGATAGTTTTATCTAGCAGAGTTTCTACTTTCTTAACAACGTCTATTATTTGTTCATTAGAATAAATACCTATTTTAAGAACTATGTCTTCCATTTAAAATCTCCTAGTATTGAACAATGAATTTATATGTCGTTGTTTTATTTTTTAAATTTGGTTTAAATTCAATTCTTACTATTTTATTAAAATTCTCTAACAAAATGTTTAAAATATCTAATTCAGTCATTATGTTTTTTCCTTTTTTAATATATTATATCATAAAAAAATTATTTCAAACAACTAAGTTTTATGTTTCTTGTTTTTTGACCGTTGAGTTGGTTCATATCCTAAATATAATTCAATGTATATTAGACACATTAAAAATCCTACAAAACCTATTGTCATAATTATATCCATGTTTTACACCTTTCATATTCCTTATTATCAAGTATTTGTTGCTTAAAAACAATATTTTTAACAATGTCATCGACTGAAGAAAATTCCCATATAGGAAGCAAAAACCCTATGTCTTTCATTAAATCGTATTCTTTTCTTCCTAAGATACTTAGTTTTAAATCTGGATAGTATTTATGAAAACGATCTATCTTGATACGAGAATTGTTATCCATGAACCCTTTAATTTCTATATATTCTTTATGATCTGTTAAATATACATCTGGTAGATAGAACCTATTTCCTTTTTTAACCGGAAATTCAAATACTTGTGGTTCATATTCATAGTTCCATTTTAAATGTCTTAGAATCCTTAAATAATTTGCTTCCCAAGAAGAACGCACAAACAGACCGTCTAAATCTTGTCTCTTATAAGCCTTAGATAATCGTCCTACAGACTTAAATCCTCCTTTAATGATAACATATTCGTTGCCAGATTCTTCAACGGCTTTTTGAACAGAAGGAAAGAATTTTAGAATCTTTTCTTTTAAATCATCCTTAACTTGTTTATTAGTTATTTTGCCATTATGAATTTCTCCAAGCCATCCAAGATATTTAAGAACTTTGTTTTTTGTGTCCTTCAAATGTCCTTCGTTCATACATTTTCTTGAACAATATGGATAATATGTTTTCTTTCTTAGAGCAAGCCTAAATGTTTTATTGCATATTGCACATGTAAAAGGATTTGAAGTCATAAGTGTTTCTATTTCTCGTCTCAGATTGTTGACTGTATCGATAAATTCACAGTATCCTGAACAAAACTTAATGCCTATAGTAACAGGTTTTTCACAATTCTTACATTTGTCAGGCTCATTTTGGTTAAACAAATTTTTAGGTGACATTTTTTAAAACCCTTCTATCGTATTCGGATTAAGAGAATACACATTCTGAATAACAAAATTTTCAGTTTTGTAAACAGGAACAGGAGTTAAAAGAAACAAATTAGGTTCATCGTCACAATTATTTAGAACTTCTTCTGCTTCTTTTTCTGTTAACAGATGTATCGCTTGAAAGTCTTTTACTGTTTCTCCTGTTTGATTTTGAATTTTTGCTTGTTCGATTATTCCGTACAATTTTTCCTCTTCCTTTACGATTTTTTTTGTTTCTTTTGTTTTCTGAGTTTTCTTTTTTGTCATTGGTTTTTTTCTCCTTTTTTACCAAAGGTTTTTGTTTTCTTTCTTCACATTTCTTTAATAGAGACTTAATAAATTCGTTTCTAACTTTCCTATCGTCGATCATCAAAGTATATATACATATGCCAAAATGTAAACAAGGTTTTCTGCTAATATCTTCTTCGTCATAAGCAAAACAACCATTGTCAGGATAAAAAGGACAACTGCTTCCTACTACATTAAAGAAACAACAATAGTCTTTTATTAATTTTTGTGCAGTTTCTATATCTATATTGCCTACCTTTTCTCTTGTTTTCTTTGTTTCTTTTTTTAACCCCATTTTCTAACCCTTTCAACACAAATTTCTATTGATCTGTCAATCAATAAACATATGTCTTTTTTCGTAGCATTTCTGACATATTTTCCTGTTCTGTGGTCAGAAAAAATCAAAACACCGTCTTTATCTTGTAAACATAATTTTTGTTCATTAATCATTTTCTAGTCCTTTAGAATAGCATCAACATCGACCGAAGAATTATTTTCTTGTTCATTGTCTTCAACTATACGATTTACTTCCCATGACTGAGTAACAACTATTTCGTATATAGTATTCTTCTTACCATCTTTTTCATATGATCTTGAATTTAATCTTCCTTGAACCATAATTCTATTGCCTTTTTTAACTATTTTCTTAATATATTCCATTGATTTGGCATACGAGATACAATTGACCCACATAGTAATTTTTTCTTCTTTTTTGGTCATATGACCTTGTGCCATACTCCATTTAGCATATTGTATGCCATTTGGTGTAAATTTAATGTCTAGATCGTTTCCGACTCTTCCTTCAAAAATTATTAAATTTTGCACTTTATATTTTCTCCTTTTCTCGTTGTTGTTTTGATATTTTTTTTAAAACATTTTTAATACCTTCGTTTCTAATTTTTTTAACCTTTTTAGATACTTTGGTATAATCTGGATTTAATGCTCTAAATTTTTTTATCCACTTATCATTAGGCCAATAGAATGTACATCCACACTTACTACACCACCCAAACCCACCATGATGGTCTTGTGATAAACACCCACAATTACACTTTATTTTGTTCCTGATTGATATTTCCATCATTGATTTGTTTTTATCTATTATAGCCATATTCTTTCCTTATAAAAACATTAACAATATCATTAATCCAAAGGCAGTAAAAAAACCTATAAAGAACCAATTGAAATTTTTTAAAAATATCCAAAATTTGTCTTCTTTTGTGTTTTTAATATTGTCACAAACCATAAAATCTCCTGTTTTAATTTTCATACTATTATCTCCCCGGAATAATAATGTCTGGAACTACTGGTTTTAGTTTAAGTTCTATTTTTCGTTTTTGTCCTAAAAGATGTTTGACAGGAGTCATATCACTTTCGTCTTCTTTGAAACTTGCTGTTTCTAAATCCATCATAGATAGAATAAGTTTTATGTCTTCTATAGTCTGAATTTTAGACATGTCTATTTTATACACATATTTAGGCATTGGTTGCTGAGCCATATTATTTCTCCTCTTGTTTCAATAATTTATTTCTACAATCCAGCAATTCTGCCAGACTAGGAAATCCCATTTGAGACAAATATTCATACAACTTCATATTTTTATTATGAGAAATATAAACATTATACTCTTTTTCAACTTCTCTTATAGTAGATTCTTTTGTTATTTTTGTTTTAGTCATTTAAATATTCCTTAGATAACAATATTTCTAAATAACAAGGAACAAACATAATCAATTCAAAAAACAATTGAAACAACAAAACAAAAATCTTGCATAAACTTAACCAAATTATATACAATTCTATCAATATTCTTGCTATCAAAAATAAAATCATTATTCTTTCCTTTTTAAAATGTTTTTGATTTTCTTTAATTCAATATCACTAATGTCTTTTTCTAAAATAATCCAATCCTGATAACCGTTTCCGTTTTTATAATCATATATTTCTAGTCTCATTTCAATTTTCCTTTCTCGTCCATACAATATCAATTATCACATTGTTCAAACATTTAATTCTTCTTCCTAGTCATTTAATACACAAGATTTTAAACAAGGTATTTTTGACTCTTTACTTCCTAAAGACTTAACCGATGCACAAGAAAAATAATATCTGTCTGAAGAATAAATTGTTTTAACAGCAGTCTTTGTAGAATTAACAATTTGTGTATTAGAAGAAGTAGTCATATTATTAGGTAATTCTAATGCCCACTTAGTTATTATTTCAGTTGTTTCTTTTTCTGATTTTCCTAAATTTTTGAAAAATGTAGCCATAACTATTGTGGCTTTATTTCTATCGCCATTATGTCTAATACCTGATCGTAAAATTTCCTTAATGCAAATAGGATAATCTTTAAGTCTGACGAACTTATATTTTGGTTTGCTACATGCTTCTATAGTATCATTGTCTTCATATTCCTTTACAATATTTTTAAACCATGTTTCGGCAATAAGATTAATACTTCTATCTGGTTTAATTTTATCTTTGCTATCATACAATTCTTTTATAGAACAATTGTTTTTTTGAATATAAAATTCTGTTGCACAAATTGCCTGTAGAATATGAATAGAACCTTCTTTTTTAGAAAAATGATTGTTTATAGCATCTAAAGTAAGAGGTATTTTCATTAATCCTGATTTAGAATTTATTGTAAAAGGAAGACGAATCATTCTTCTCTTAGAATAAATACTTCCTATGTCTATATTCTGCAAATCTAAATCTTCGTCCAACTTCATAGCAATTAGTTTATAAATATAAGTAAGATCATTTCTTCCTGTAGTAATGCCAAATTTTTCATGAGGTATTATTAAATGAAATCCTTTAAATCCTGAAAAATAAATTTCAAAATCGTTTTTAGTAAATCCCATTTTAGAAATAAAATAATTTGTTATTTTATAAACATCTTCTAGTCCTGATGTAATTACTGTTTCAAGAATTAATAATTTTTCTTCTATTGTTTTTGCAGTTTTAACCTTTTCTTTGATTTCTGGTGTAATTTCTGAATCTATGTCAAAATATAAATCTGAGATATGTTTTTCGTCAATTTGATTGTTGTTTCTAAACTTCTGAATAGTTCTATAAGAATCTATAGGATTTTTAGATATGAAGTCTATTTCATGCTCTAGAATCTTTTTTCGATTCCATTTTCCACCTTCATAACTAGGATTATAAAAATCGGCACAGTCATAACTATCAAAATTTAATGTCATTTGAGGCATTTCGTCTGCAAATATATTAACATAATCATTTTCTGTTAAAACTGAATCAAAAGGTTTTTCAGGATTAAACAAACGCCGAGTAAAACCTTCTAATTTGGACAGAAGATAATTAATATCTTCGTCTGGTTTGTTTGTATCATAATCTTCCGAAAACTTTGGTATTTCTCCTTGGGCAAGATAATAATATGCTCTTGTGCCTCTTTCTACCGATCTTCCTGTTTTTAACATCAATTCATAATGTGCTTGAGTTGTTTTCTTCTCTCTCAAATACTGTTCAGGAGTCTTTTTCACCTCTTTGGACTGTTGAAAATATTCGATAGGTAGTTTATGTCCTATAATATCTTCTCTGAGCTTTCTATACAGAAATTTTATTTGATCTTTTTTATCGTCCATAATTAATTGTATGGACTTAGAAATAAATTCTTGACCAAATTTTTCCATTCCTTTTGATTTTAACGAAACACCTTTCAAAATAGTTTTTCCTGAAAGTTCTCTAAGTACATATGTTTTTGGACATATTGAACACATAGATTCATAAAACTTAGTATCTATTTCTATTCCTTCGGGTAATGAATCATTAATGAAATTTTTTGTTTTTTCAACAAATTCTTTGTAATTTAACATAATTTTTGTTTCTTTATCATATTCAGGTTCAAAAATTCCATATTTCTGACCAATTTTTTCATTCCATTTATTTATATCAAGCAGAGTGATATAAATACCATCCGTATCTGCGTTTTTCAGAGCAAACCCACAATTTTCAGATACAGAAATCATAATTTTTATTAATCTTTGTCCTTCTTCTGTTATTTTAGTCGCTTCTTTTATATCATTCCAAGGAAAATACATGGATGCAAGTACGCCATACATTGCATTAATAAAAACCTTAAAAGCGTTTTGAAAACCAAACCACTTTTTTTCTTCTTTACAATCATTTTTTTCTGCGAAATTTTTTTCTTCTTGTTTGCCAAAAAGTCTTTTTACTTTCATTGTTTTGATTATAGGAACAAAAATATCTAATTCGTCGGTTAATGGTTTTATCAAATCTTTGACAATTATTGAAGGATAAAGACTTGATACATCTATATGTACTATATTTTTATCAGTACCTTTTCTTTTACAGTCTACGTATCCACCCGGAACACTATCGGTTTTTAAAGCAGACTGAGGAATTGAATGTTCGTATAAATAATATGCTCTAAGAAACAGAGATTCTATTTTTGTCGAATTTCCTGCCAGAACTTCTTTTTCAAATGACATTGGTAGCAATTGAGTAGCTACAAAATCGGTAGAAAGAAGAAATTCTCCTAAATTTAAAGTATCTATTGAATCATCTAGACAATATTCTTTTACCTTTTCAGGGTCTTTTTCTAACGTTTCCTGAATCATGTCTCCCGGAACAAATACTCTGCCTTCTCTTTCAAGTTCCAATTCACTAATAACGCTTTTCAAGTTATAACTTGCGTCCATTGAGCGTAAAGTAGTATCATATTTTCTTACTGAATAATATAGGTCTATGTTTTGTCTGCCGGGAACAATAAAAATATCTAACTTGGCTTGTTTATTATCTCCCATTCGTATAGTGGTCGGAAGAACTTTCATTTCTAAATTATGTCTTCCAATGGTTGTTGGTATTCCTAATGCTTGTGCTTTTTGATAAATCACAAGCCAATCAAAAAGATAGCCGTTATAGCTTAACAAAACATCCCAATCATTTTTCCTTATCAGAGCAAAGAATTTTTTTATCATTTCTGCTTCTGTTGGTTCATATATAACAGTTTTAAATCCTCTGTTATCGACAACAGAAATCATTTTTATATCACAAGTTATGTTTCCTTCATAGTCTCTTACAATTCTAGTGGTTTCTATATCAAATGCCATTATTTTAAGGTCGTTGTAATTCATTCCTTTAAATAGTGTCTTGCCTGTCTGTATCAAGTACTGATCATTGGAATCTTTTTTTGCTTTGTAGTCTGAATAGTCTTCTGGAACTAAATCAGGAGCAGACATCTTTGTAGGAGGAACATAGTTTTTGAGGAACGTATACATGTCTATATGAGAATCAAAATTAATTATTTGATTATAGACACCTTTTCCTTTAAGGTCTATTCTTTGTATATGCCTTTCGTATTTTGGAGATATATGACATTTTTCTTTTTTAATCCAGATAAAAGGATGAAATTCGTCTTCATAAGAAGTAACTGTGTCAGTTTCTTTGTTTCTCTTATACACATAAGCAACTCCATCAATAACAGAAGTGGCAACAATATTTTCTTCAGGGTCACAACCATTAAGAAGTATATCGTATTCTTGGTTTGTTTGATTTTTCTGAAGATTATTTATTACTGTTGTTGTCATTCTTTTCTTTCTTTTTGGGGTTGTTGTTTCCACCAACCATCCAATTATAAACCATATTCATCGGGTCTAAAACTGAAGGAGTAGTAAGAAATGCAATTTCTTCATTCTTGCGAGATAATTCTCCTTCTAAGTCATAAACAAGTTTTAACAATCCATCGATGTCTTCTTTTTCTTTCTGTATTTCTTCTATTAACTTTGTATTGTCGTCCATAAATTGTTTATTCTGCTGATGCAATTGTTCTATGTATTTATACGGATTTTGTTTATTAATTATAAGATACCAAGAAAATAATTTTTTAAACATATCTGTCTACCTTTTGAGTTGTAGGAAGTTCGATTATATATTTAAGATAATTTATCTTATCTACTATCTTAATGGTCAGTCCCGAAAATTTATATATTACAAAAGGTTCTATTTATATCATTTGTTCATCTAATAATTGTTCTAGTTCAGACAGACCTATAATCAATTCTAAAACAAATATGTTTTGTTTGTTTAAAGAAACAATTGTTTCTGTTATTTTGTCTGTAAGATTATTGTATTTAGTCATTTTTATTATTCAATCCTTATTTTATAATTCTTTTTGCCTTTTTTCGATTTCTCAGCACTCTTGGCATTATAAGCTTCTAATTCTTTGTTTATGTCATACGAACCAAAAATGTCATTAGAAGCGTTCTGTAAATCAACTCTAGTTCCATGAACATCCCCTTCCTTAGAAATAAGAAATATGTTTTGTGCTGCTCTTCCTGCTAAATTTAGATTAGATTCGTTATAATCATTCGAACCAACTAAACTTGCTCCTCTGGCATAGTGATCTGCTAGTCTAGTACTATGGTAATGACCCATTAGAACATAATCAACCTTTTGTCCGTTAGAAGAATACCTTCCTTTGATCTGTTGAACATATCTTTCAATGTCTGTTTTTTGAGAATAACCGTGCATTAACAAAATATTTGTTCCTTCTATTTCGACAATTCCTTCGTTGTAACCAGAATTAATAAACTCTATTCCTTTTGCTTCTTTGAATATGAGTTTAAGTATCTCTAATATAGTATAGTCATAATTATCAGTAGCAACTAATTCATTATAACCAATTTCTTCTTTAATTCTAGATTCATTTCCAGTTACCCCAGTTACTAAAACATTGAAATCTTTATTAAGGTCTAAAATTACTTGTTGCAACAACTGAACAGCAAGGAATGTTGCTTTGCTTCTATTTGTGGACATTGCGAGTATTTCATCTAATCTTCGGTCGCTGTTTAACAAATCTCCTGTAGAAGCTACTAAAACCTTCTTTACTCCAAACGCTTTGAACTGAGTTCGAGCAACTTCTACCAACTTCTTTAGTCTAGAAGATGCTACTTTGAAATCATATTTATTGTGACTATGATTTACAAGTTCATTGAAGTGGGTATCTGTAATATGAATGATACCTACATAGTTTGTGTTCTTAGGAATTTTGTGTGAAACTGTATATTCTTTGAGATTACACTTTTCTAACAATTCAATTAACTTCTGATTATATTCTATGATAGAATTGTCTAACCTTGCCATATCTCTAAATGCGGCTTTTTCTATTCTCTGTTTATCCTCAAGACCCTGTGCTTTTTTGGCAAGATAAATGTTCTCTAACAACAGATTATCATTTTCTGTCAGTTCTGTAAACACCTTTCGTACATTTCTTTCAAAGGTTGAATACTTAATATCTTCATCTAATTCCTGAACAACAGTATCATATAACTTATATACCTTACTCTTGTCATAATTATTCTCTTCTAATAATTTAATAATTAAATCCTTTGTATTTGTCATGTTGTTTATGTTCTCCTTTTCTCGTTTAATATCCAATACTGCTTTTATAATCTGAAATATCTTGTTCTAAATATTCTTGATTAACATCTACGGAATCTCTAAAATGTTCTAATACTTCTAATATAATTTCAGGGTTTACTTTAGCATCATCTAAAAATGTAACAAAATAGTTCATTAAATCTGAATTATATCCATAACAATGTAATTGTTCACCAAGATCGAATTTTAGAGCATTAGCAATACCTTGCTGTTCTTTATTTAACAAGTTCTACTCCCTTGGTCTAAAAATTTCGTTAAAATAAGCTATTGCTTTTTCTTTCTTTTCTTCTATTCCTATTAACGTTGCTTGTTCGGGTTTATTCTTTTCCCAGTGTCCTTCACTTGCTCTTTTGGCATAGTTTAAATTAGGAATATGTTTATCAAGACATGTATTTACTCCAAATTCAAATGATTCGTAAGACATCTTTGATTCGGTTAAGAAATTATTTATGTCGAGCCAAAGTTTAATTTCTTTAGAAAGTGCTATCTTATTGTTCTTGTTTTTCTCGGCAAAAAGAGCAACAAATAGTTCTATTAACTTTCGATTTCCTCTGTATAATTCTTTTTGTTGAACCAATTCATGTTGCTGTTCTTGTTCAGTAGAATGATATGATCGAATTGTTTTTTTGTCCAGAGTTATTATATAATTATTAGCTTCTTCGATCAGATATTTTTTCTCAGACCCATCATGTTCAATGTTTCGAGCAAGAAAAATAAGAAATTTTAGAATAAAAACAATGATTTTTCCGTATGTTTGCATTTATTAAAACTTTTCCTCTCTCAGAGATATGTTTCTTTCTATTTCATAGTCTCTGTAGTCTTGAGCATCCATATCTTCTATAAATTGTTCATTACATTCGTCACAACGATAGAATTTAATTCCTTCTTCAGGATTCATTTCTAACAATTCAAGTTTTTCTCCACAACATTTACAAAACATTAATGTACTCCTTATAAAACAGTGTATTTGTTATGTATGTCATTGAAAAAAATGTCTAATTGATTATAAAATTCTTCTAGAGTATAATCATCAATTCCTTGATTTCTGATAAGACACACACTTTTTTTGAAAATAGTATCTTCTCCACATTTATGAAGAAGTTCTTTTTCAGGATAAACCCCGTCTCTCAAAAACATTCTTTTCATTCTATCTTCTTCTGTTGAAACAAGGCTTACTATTTTGAAGTTATTTTTTATCAACATTTCTTCTTCGTTATTAAATCTTAAATCGTCGATAAATATATTTTCTGTTTGGAAGTTTTCTTTTATTTTCTTTTCTAACAAATCTCGCCATATATTAGGATTTATTTCTCTCATTTTGTTTCCTAATTCTTGTAACAATTCTCTTGCAGTTATTGTTCTTCCTCCAAAATTAAATACTTGAGATTTATTTTCATAACCAAACAATTGATATGCCAATTCTTTTAACGGTTGAGCAAAAGAAAGAATAGTAGATGTCTTGTTTAATACTTTAGACTGTTCTACTAAATACTTACATGCCGTTGTTTTGCCTGAACCCATTCTTCCACAAAATGCTATTCTAGTCATTCAATTTTCCTTTGGAAAGTTCTGTGATAAGTTTAGTAAGATTAGGACATGGATTAGTGTTCGATATGTTATTAGTGATTGTTTCAAAAAAATATTTGCGTTGAGCTTTTTCCTCTTTTAGTTGTTTTTTGTATTCTGGTGTTTTTTTATATTCTTCAAATTCTTTGCGGTCTTTTTCTGCTTCAATTGCTAATTCTTTGTTTGCTTTTGTTTCGTCAAATTTAATAAAATTGTTAATTATAGACATATCTTCAGTAACGATATATCCAACAACATGCCAAGTTTTATAATCTCCAAACACAGTAAACAAAGTATATGCATTGTTTTCTTTGTGTTCTGATATACGATAACCTAAAAATTTGTATCCATCAACTTCATTGGTATTTATTTCAATAAACCAAGGAAACGCAAACAATTCCTTTGTTGTATTAAATTTATATATAGGACGCTCAAAAGAATCATCATAAAAAGAAGGCAAATATGCATAAAATGTTGATGTCATTTATTTTCCTCGCTTTGTAAATAAACTTTGTTCATAAAATTTTCCGAAACAGGTTCATACATATATTCGTATTGTGTTTCATAAATATACAATTCTTCTTGACAATTAGGACAGATTTTATCAGATAATTTTGTTCCGCATTTAGAACAATACATTATTTGTCCTTCTTTTCGCTTAATTTTCTTATAGCATCACTGATCAATCCTCTTTGAATCTCAATATTTCTCTCAAGTAGTTGAACATAATCTCTAACAATTTTTGGACAAGATTTTAATACTTTATGGGCTTTTCTTTCGTCAAAACACTTAACTTTTATGGTCATTTTTTAATCGCTTTCCGATAAGAGTTAAATTATTAATTAATCTCTCTCTGTTCTTTGGTTGTCTTTTTAGAAGATATTCGGTTTCAAATTTCATCTTTTTGAATAAATTTGGTTGATTACACCATGCAGATAAATCTGTATAGAAATCTGAGTTTCTGTCTTCGAAACATTTTATGTCTCTCATTAAATAAGGAAGAACTTTGTGTCTCTTGCACCACATAACTCTATAATATACATCATTTCTTATGTCCATATCTGGATGGCAATATATAAAAAATTTAATTCTGTAGTCTAAAGGAATATATTTTTTAACTATTTTCAACTTCTGTTCTATAATACTTTTATCTTTGATATTGTCAAAAGCAAAAATATATTCACCAAGGTAATTTATTTTGCTCAATAATTCCATATTTTTGTCATTAATTAATCTTATATCCAATCCTTGATTGAAACAACATTTAACATTCTTATCTATAAGTTCTTGAAATATCTTTGTATGATCTTTCCAAGCCAATATATTATTGTCTAAAAATTTTACTTTCTTATGTCTAACTATATTGGCTATTGTGTTTACTTGTCTTATCATTCCTTCTTTTTGAGGTACAATACAGAACTTACAATTTCTACAACATCCTCTAGTAATAAAATTGTAACTTGTATCATTGTCTGGATATGCAGAATAATCTGGTTCAAGAGATTCTATTTCTTCTGGCAATTTTATTTGCGGGTTTATACCTGTTCCTCCGTACAATATTACACAATCAGAAGAAATTGAATGAAGATGTACATAGTCTATTGTTCCTTTGAAAATAGCACTTACGTATATTCTATCAAATTCTGCCAATTGCCATAGGTCTATATGTTTTCTTCTCTTTGGATAATAAGAAATGCCTAGTCTAATTAATTTTACTGTGTCGCCTTTGTTTTTACAGAATGTTGATATTTTCATCAATGCAAGATTAGGAATTTTGCTATCTACGTCGATTAATAATATATTCATTTTTCTTTCCTTGTTTTAGCATTTCGATAGGTAGAGTTCACAGACCCTTTTTTCTAACATGAAGTTAGCTTTAATGACTGCCTATCATTCTATCGAAATACCTTCCGATAACCAAATATATTTAGGTATCGGTATTTAAAAGAAATAGAACTTTCCCCTAAAGGTTGTCATCCTTGTTATATGTCTCTAGTGACGTTTATAGAAACATTTTCTCTTTGTAAGAAGGATAAGTTCTGTTCTATTAAATCATTATGTCAATATTGCTTCCTATATTTACTCCACCAAATGTAGTGAGAGAAACAAGTTTTATATAATTCTTGGTAAATTTATATAACAGAGCATCTAGTTCATTGTTTGTGTTTTGTATAGAAGTTAAAAGAGTCTCAGTATCTTGTTTATATTCGTTTAATGATGTAGACATGTCTATTGATGTAGGTACTTGATACTTAATCAGAGGATTAAAAAATAAATTATCCAATGACGATGTATTTTCGGCTGAAGATAATAAGTTCTTGGTATTGTCTATTTGTAAAGAAATAGGATTAAATGTTTCAAAAGGTTGTATTTGAAAAGAAGAAAATATAGAATATATGCTATCTGAAGACATTTTCTTATTTCCTTTTTGTTTTACTAGTAATTTTTCTTTCTACAGTACCGTCTGTTCTATGAACATAAAAAATTGGTTGTATTTTCATTAAATCAAAACATTGACAAGAAACAAATTCTGTAGCAAATTCTATGGCTTCTTTTTTGGTATCAAAACAAATCAAACTTCTTTGAGCGTTCATCATTCTTATAACCCACTTCTTTGAATTAAATCTTCGTTGTATATTATATGTCAATTTTATTTTCGCTCTGTTGTTCAACGATAGATTTGTTGGCCTTAAAGAAATACTTTCTTCACTGGCTATAGAACGAATTGCATCTTCAGTTCGCCCCATCTTTAAACATATTACTCTGATAGGTGTATTTTCTTTTACAAGAGAACGCAACTTTCTAATATCTTCGCTTGTCCATTCTTTACCAGAATTTCTGTTATATTTTGCTTTAAATTTTCTCATTATCAAGTTCTTTCTTAATTTTGTTCAATATTTTGTTGTGTCTGTTCCAGTGATAATCTTTTCTTCCCCAATAAATTCCTTCTTCTTCGTTTTGATGTAAAACAGCAACAATGTGTTCTAGTTCTGTCTTAGTAAAATCAATATTCATTTGACAGATATTTCCTTTTTTCTTCTTTATGATAATCCTTAATCATTGCCCAATATTCTTTATTTCCTTCGCTCTTATAGCCACGTTTTCTCATATGTCTGTTGTAAACAATTTTAAAAGGTTCTAAGGGATTTTCGTCACAATACTTTCTTGGATAAGATAAATAATCTGTTCTTTCTTGATTTCTTTGCCAATAGATTTCTTGTTCATTATCAATATTTATATATTTATATTTTGTATAATGACCAATTTTTTTAACAATTGTAGCATTTGACCATCGATGTAAAATATTATATTCGTTTGCAGAAACTATTAAACAATCCGGTTCGGGTAATTGTTCAGACTGTTTTTTTAATGATCGTGTCATTTCTTGTATTGAATTTAAAGAAAATTCACAACATGCTTCATTGTTCCACTTCATTTAACAGGTATTCCTTTAAATTTCTTTTTAGAACGACCAACAAACTGTCCGATAGATTTATCTATCAAATTCCATTCGTTTGAAATAGGATGTTTAATTTGAACAAATTCGTGTTCTGGATTAGGTACTTGTTTTTTAAAGTCATTAATTATAATGTTTTCATTTTTTAAAATAAATTCCAAACAACTATATCTATCTTCAAAATTTCCTAACAGAGATTTCTCTTCTGGTTCATTGAATTGATATAATTCATATTCATCTATCAATCTATCTTTGCTTATTATATGTTTTATTCCATAGTTCATGTATTATTATCTCCATCAATGTTCAAATTGATTCATTTTTTCCTTTTTAGCTGAAGAAATGTTTTAGGTCTTTTATAATTATCTCGAACAATCCTTCTCTTGTTAATTTCCTTGGAGGAGGAGGCGGTGGAGGAACAGGTTTCTCGAATGTAGGAGAAGGATTTCTAAATCCGCCATTCAACGGGTATCTTGGTGCATTAGTTGTCATTTGTTGTCCTCTCTCTAATTTGTTGAGCAATTCTTTTGTTATTCTTATTTCATTTTTAATAAGTTCTTCGTATGCGAAATCGAATAAAAAATCATTGGTATTTTGTCTTTGTTTTACAGAAACTTTGTTAGTTTCGTTGATAAAATTTACTATTTTCATAGACAACAAATCATATTCTTTATATTTCTTATTTTTCATTAAACATTCCCCAAACATGTCTAGGGTCAGGAACAAAACACATAGCAGTTCTCCATTGATAACCTCTTTCATATCCTTGACCATATCCTCTATCTTCATAAATATCGTCATAACTCTTAACTAACCAACCACCAAATACTTTGGCTCTTTGATGATAATCGTCTATTTGTTCCCAAATAAGTTTAATTGTCATAAAATTTAATTAATACCTCCGTTGCTTCTTCTAGAGTATCAAACATTTGGTCATTTATTTCTTCTCCGATAGGTCGAAAAGAATAAATAATCCTTCCTAATATACTACCACTCAAAACATCTCCTATCTTAATTCCTGTTTTTGAAGAATATACTTCTTTAATCATAATTTTTGCCAAATAAATGTTCTTTCTTGTTTTTTTCTTTCCATTCTTTCATCATACATTTAAAACATAAACAAGAAGTATATACTTCATTTATTCCACATTTACAGCAGTAAAGTATAGTCATTTATTGTCCTTTTTTCTGACAATCCATACAAGTTGGAGGAATTTTCTTAGATTGACAGAATTTTATCACACCATACCCCAGTTTTCTGCCACAAGAGACACAATTTACCTCTTCTTGTCCCTTCTTACCTCCAGAAGAAGAATTTTCTGTTTTAGGAAGACTTTCTGGTTTTTTCTTTTCTATGTCAATAGGATTGACAAATATCCTTGTAGGATATTCTTTGTCATCCTTTTTGGTCTTGCAAGAAAGACAGTCGAACGCCATCCAATCTTTTCCTGTTTTTTTATTGGTTCCCGAAACAAATGTCAGTTCAGTTGAACCACAATTAGGACATTTTTCTGGTTTTGTTACATTGGAAGGAAAAGGAGTAGGATGTTCTTTGATACTTTCTTTTACAGCAATTCTTTTTTCTTCTCCGTCTTTTAGAAGAAATTTCTTACATTCAGGAACAGCAACTATAATTTCGTCCCAATTATCACTTCTGATAGTAAGTACGTTTCCTTCACTGTTCATAGAATATGTAAACTTAGAATAACCTTTATCATTAGTTGTAATGTCTGTCATTTTTACTCCTTTAATCAAATCTATTTGTTTTTGAAAAAGTACATGTTCCTGCACATACTGAAAGTTAATTAAAAAACATTTTAATGAAATAATAAATAACAAAAATATACCCAAACACAAAATAACAACAATAACAAAGAAAAATAAATAGATACAAACATTTAAGAAATCTTATATGTAGTGACCTTTGGACTACAAGGCTTTCTTTTATCTACTACATTTACTGTTCTAACAGAAGTAGCTAATATTTCCTTTGCCATCTTGTTACCATTAGAAATTTCGACTACACCGTTCTTGTTTATAATTATATTCATGTTTTATTACTCCTTTTTTGGTTTTCTGAAATTTTTGTTAATAGACCAATCAGTTCTGTTCTTGGGTATTTGTTCTCCTCTCTGTATATTATATCATAAAAAAATTATTTCAAGTATCTAGATTTTATGTTTCTTATTTCTCATCGTTTGAATATTCTTCACAACTTTCAACATCGTCTGTTTGTTGGTAGAGACAAAATCCATCCATATCACATCCTGAACAACATTTGTTCCAAATAGACATATAGTATTCCTCCTTAATCTCCACAATAAATTTTCCATTCTTTTTCTGTATCTATTGAATATTTTTCTCCTAGATATTCTATAAAACTCAGTATATCGATATGCAAAATTAGATTTTGGTTATTGTCTTCAGGAGATTTAATTATATCTTTAAGACCCATCTTTTTGTTCCTTTCTTTGGTTATGTTTATCGACAACTTCTTCTTGCCATCTTGATCTAAAACTATCTTCTCCGTCATCATCTGACAGCAAATAATCTATTCTTTCTGCCATGTCTTCTCCTTTTCGGAGCGTGACTATAGCTTCTTTAAATTTCTGAATAATATCTTCGGGATAATTTCTGTCGTTGTGTCTAACATATTCTTCGATAGCATGAGTAATGTCTTCTATTCTATATTGTTGATAATCAAAACATCCGCCAGACATTTTTTCTCCTTCTAGGCATTTAGTTTTTTTGATCTTTCTTGTTTGTCGAACTCATTTCTAAATCTTATATAAGCATTTCCTCTAGATTCGTCCATCTTTTTTAGTTTCTGAACAAGAAAATGTGCCCATCTTGCTTCTTTCAACTCAGAAGACAGAAATTGTTTTATTACTTCTACATAGTCTTCATAAAGAACATACTCTCCGTCATAACTTTCTGTTATTGTTTCCCAATCAGGGACATATGTATATCTTTTTATTTTAGTCATTAAAATATCCTTTTTCTTCAGGATGTTCTTCTCTATAACGTTTCACAGTTACCGTATTTTCACTAGCTTGAAAAATTACATCAATATATGTTAATTCAGGATATTCTATAACTTCTAAACCTTTTTCGATAGCAATATCTTTCATGTGTTTTGTTCCTTTACCTCCGGGAAACAAAATACAAATGTCTGCATATTCAGCCATTTGAACATTTCTTTTATATCCTGCACTATTACCATATTTCTTCCAATCAGCAGGAAATTTTTTAACTATTATATTATTTTCTTCTGCAACTTTTTTGCCAAACAAATCTGCTCCTCTAGCCATTCCACAAACAACTTCTGTTACTTTCAATTCTAACAACTTGATCAAAAGCCATTGTTTATGTTCTTCTGTGTCTTTAAAATCCCTACCTCCTGCTATTATTATTCTAGTCATGACTATTCGCTTTCTTGCTATCTTTCATGAGTTCTAATAGTTCTTGTTTTATTTTTATTTCAGTTTCAAGGTTTTTTATTGATTTATAGTGATATAAATCTTCTTCTCCTATTCTACAAGGAATACAAGGATATTCTTCTGGTACATTTTCGGACAAATTATTTTCTATATCTGACCATCTGTAAAAATCATGTTCATTTTCTAATAAAACATAACCCCACAAATTTAACATTATCTATCTCCATATAAATCTGATTGTGTATCATCATTTATGTCTTCTAATTCTTCTTGTTCTTTTACCCATTCTTGATAATATCCATCAGAACCATGTCCTATGTCTCCATAGCACATCGAACAACTCTTTCCTTGTCCTTCTGGTATTTCTGAACCACACGATGAACAATATGGCATGTTATTTTATCCTCTTTTGAAACTAAGTAAGTATAAATCTAATAAATATGTTTTGCTTTTTCTATTAATTTTGTCAAATCTTTAATTTCTTGTTTTATGTTTTTTATATATTTATAATGATACGAACAATTGTTTCCATACCTAGAATGATAAATACACTGAGCAAAACAAGGATATTCTTTAGGAATGTCATATATATCCAAATCTTCTATTTTTCTCCATGCCTTATCATACAAACAATCTTCAAATTCTTTTTGGTTTTTTAATATCGTATAATTATATAAATCTAACACGTTTCTCCTGTTTTATATAGACCAGTTATCTTTCATAATTAAATATGAATCTAGTACATATTCTTTGTTACAATTTTTACACAAACCAAAAACCATTTCTTCTGTCATTTGGTTGTCCCATAAACACGATCTTTTTTTAGTTTCTCTCTTTAATTTTTCTCCACAAGCAGGACATATTTCCTGTTCTAGACATTTCTTGGTTAATTCTATGTTATTTAATTTGTCTATTGCTTTTTGACAAACTTTGTTGTTTTTATTAGAGTCCATAGTCTCTTTCTTTAAGTTTCTTTATACATGATACACAGTCTTTGTTATTGCAGTTTCTATAACGGAATAAAGCACATATACTTACTGCAATTAAATTGAGTACAAAGTCAATAGAATTATAAATTAAGTCTAAAACTTCTTTTAATAAAATAAAAAGCATAACTGCCAAAAAATTAGTAATTTCAAAAACTCTTTTCAGAATTTTAATCATAGTATCCTTTTATAAAATAAAGAGTATTTTCATACGACACTTCTAGGTCTTTTCCTAAAATTGGAGTTAAATCAATTCCTCCATAGGTTATACATAATGGCATCGTTACACCAGAAGAAATAGTTACTCCTTCTATATAAATAGGCAATTTTGTTATTAAATATCCTTTTTTTATAATAAACAAATCATTAAACTTCATTCGAGTATTCACTGTTGTCTTCTTTCTATTGCTTCTAACCATGCTACACATACTGCACAAGTTTGAATTAGTTCTTTTTTTAAGTCTTTTTGACAATCGAGAGAAGATTTTATTCTTTCTTTTGCCGGATTATCTTCTGTTACTTCTTTACAAACTTCTCCAAACTCTTCGCCTAAAATAGATAACCATTTAAGGTCAGAGTGATTCTGTTCTCCCCATTTTTCATCCTGTTCTTGTCTTTCGTCTCTAATATCATGAATTACTTTGGACAATATTAAATCTTTAACTGTACCTTTGTCTGGTTCTATAAGATATTTATTGTTTTGTTGTTTGTTTATTAATTCTTGAAAATGATCTAAAAAATAAAAAACATAACAATTTGTGCAATAAGAAGCTTTAATTTCTCCGAAAAATTCTGATACACAAGGAATAACTACTAATTCTTTGCCACAAACAGGACATTTATTCATTATTTATCCTACTCTCTGTATATTAAAATTTACTGGTATATCTAATGCTTCTTCTGGAACAGTAGGAAAATTTCTCTGTTTAAGTATATAAGTATTAATATATGTTTGTTCTCTTCCTCTGGTTAATGCAATTACTCTATCTGCATCTTGCTCAATATCACCACATTCTCTAAAATCTGATAATTTTGGAATACCGTTTGTTCTTTGTTCTATTGATCTAGACAATTGTGCAAGAGCTATTACTGTCAAGTTTAGGTCGGATTTGTTTGCCATATGTTTAAGTTCATGAGAAACAGAACCAACTTCAACATATCTATTGGAATTTTTTTTGACAGCAGGAACTAATTGAATATAATCTATATATAACGCTTTTGGCTTAAAAGGAAGTCGATATACTTTTGAGCGTATATCTGATAATTTTGTTCCTGCATCATCTATTATTGCCATAGGAAGTTGTGCTAATATATCAAATGCTTCGTTGATTTTTTTCTCTTCTTCTTGGGATAAGTTATTTATAGTAATTCGTGTATGATCAATTCCTGTCATGGAGGATAACATTCTTCTTACTAATTGATCTCTTGCCATTTCGTAAGAAACAAATACAACTCCAATTCCTTTTAGTGCCATATTCAAAGCCATTTGTCCTGCTAACAACGATTTTCCTACAGAAGTTCTTGCTCCTATCATTACTGTTTCGCCTTCTTCTAATCCAATAATTCTAGAGTCGAGTTTTTGTATTCCTGTTCGTATTCCAAAGTCTTTGTTTTTGGCTTTTATTAGTTTATTTTTTGTATCTTGTACAGCAGAACTTACAGAACAATCTACTATTGTTGTATTTTTTGTAAGTGAACTGTGAACTGTTTTTTCTATTTCTTCTTTCTTCTGTTCTATATCCAATTCTTCGTTTTCTGATATTTGTTTAATCTTGGGAGAAAGTTCTATTATTGCTCTATATCCTGCACATTCTTTTATATGATTTATATAGGAATGTAATTTGTCTGTTTCTAATCCTTGTGTCTGTAGTTCTTTTAACAACGTGTTTATGTCAGGTATTTCTTCTCCGATTTTTTGTATGGTCTGCACATCAGGAACTATGTTTCTTTTGTCCAGTTCTAACAATCTCTTGTAGATGAATTTGTGAGCGAAAATATAAAAATCCTCTATTTCAAGAAGCACAGATACTTCTTTAATGAACGTAGGAAATTTAAGAAGAATTTTAATTACTTCTTTTTCACTTCCTACAGAAGCTAATAGAGTGTTGTTTTTCTTTTCGTTAGACATTTTTTATTTCTTCCTTAATCTCTTGTAACTGCCTACAACATTCAGAACCTAATTGGGAATTATATGTATCTATAAGAAAATCTATTGTTTTTGGTATCAGATCAATAAAATCTGTCGGATAAACAAAATCACAATATGTTTCTACTTCATCATCTATAAATTCATTTGTCCAAAAAACTACACAAGGATATTTTTCTGGTTTCTGAAAAGGATATATGGTGTCATATGTATGTCCTCCATAAGTTTCGTTATTTAACCACAACTTAAATTCTTCTACATTATTTAATAACAGTTTTTCCATTTTAAACTTTCGTTGTTTGATATTTATCTATAATATTATAAATTGTTTTGTCACGATCTCCATATTTTGCTGATTTATAATAACTATCCCAACCATCCCATGTACTGTCTCTTGCTATTGCATCACACCAATTTTGAACAAAATTTGCTAGTATAGACAAGTCTTTTTTTAGTTGTGTTTTTTCACTTATGTATTCATTTTGTGTCATTAATAATTCCAATCAGAATGAGATTTTATAAGAACATATATTAAAACAACCGCAAATATTATGTATCCAATCGTAGATAATATTATATCCATTTTTCTTTTGTGTCCTCCATGTTTCTTCCCCATATCTTGTCTTCTAATTCTTTTTCAAAATAAGGAACATAAGGAAGCATATCTTCTTTTCGTCTTTTCAATTCTTTTTCAAAAATATTGACTGTTTGTTCATAAATAGCTTTTTCGGCTTGAAGAATATGGCCAATGTCTCTCAAAATATAAATGTTTGTTAGTTTATCTGTAAATAGATGTATACAATTGCTTATGTGTTGTGTTGTCATGTCACAAACTAGCAATTCTTTTCCGTCTGCTGTACCCCATGTAATAGTTTCTCCTTTGTCAATAGGTTCTTGACACCAAGGACAATTTCCTCCCGAATTAATTAATTCGTATACAATAGGAGCATACATTTCTTTTTGACAATGAGGACAATAGTAGTCTAGTCCTATTGCATATAGAGGTTTTTTGTTTGTCAAAATATTTCTCCTTTATTCTATTCTTTCTATAGTATTTTTTATTTCTTCTTCAATCTCTTCTGTATCATTGTCTAATTCCTCGTCTTCATCGTCCCAAACTCCTGACCAATCTTTACATCTTGAACATATTCCACACCAATCTTCTTTATTATCTGAAGATTTATCGATTTCTCCCCAAACAGGACTACCGCAACAAGAAGATAAAAGTGTCATTCTGTTCTCCCAAAGAGTATTATATCATAAAAAATTTATTTCAAACAACTAAGTTTTATGTTTCTTGACTAAAATAATTGTTTTTCCATTCTTCATAACTCTTAAATTTAGGCTTATGTTCTTTTCCTTCATATATCAATTTCCAATCATTCCATTTTATATTATCGTTGGCAGGAGGATACCATATTTCTATTCCTTGATGATTTATTCGTAGTTCTAAAGCAAGATAAGTTGTTCCTACAAACACTTTTAATTTATGTTTTCTTAAAACTTTAAATCCGTGTTCTAGTATTTCTTTTACTTCTTTTCTGGTTTTTTCTTTTCCTAGAATCATTCCTAGTCTTCCAGAATGAATAAAACTGTGACAATAGTGACACAAAGGAACAATTTCTTTAACCTCGACAATACCTTTTTTATAGTCTATATTAACATTTTCATGTGCTTCCAGCCATTGGTGCTTTTTTGCTTCTGATTTATGTACTCCACAGGCTATACAATGATATTGAGTAGATTTATAAACATCTTGTCTTAATATATCCCATTTTTCTTTTCCCATGATATTTCTAGGATTAACTGAATGAAGAGGTTTTGGAATATTAGGACAGCAAAGAATTTCTGGTTTAAGTATTATCATATTTTCGTCAATCCTCTTTTATTTATCCGAAAGGAGTCATATCGTCCCAATAAGAACTGTTGTTATAATAGGTTATTGCTGCTTGTTGCCAAAAACGCTCTTCTTTTTTTCCTTTTTGTTTATCTTTTTCATATAATTTGACAAAAAACTTTTGTGCTTCTATAGGAATATTTTTAAATTCCTTTTTATTTTTAAAATTTTTGAAAAACCAAAGATAACGATCTGAGCAGTAATGGTTTGAATAATTAAACAAATCCCCTTCAAAAACTATCGAAAAATATTTTTCATAATCTTTAAATTTTCTGTTTTTTAAGTATTGTTTATATATTTTTGTTTGGTTATAATAATTAAGAAAAAACAATATTGTTAAAACACATATAACTATGGTTAAAAATATCAATAAAATATACAAATCATTTAAAAACATTTTTTTATATTCCCTTCTATTTAACAATTAAATAACGAAATTTGTTGTTTGTTGAACATTTATTATATCCTAATGATAAATAAAACCCCAATATACTTATTCCTAAGAAAACATTGTGATAATTAGTAATACCTATAGAAAATCCGATATAGTCAGTACAAAAACCAAATTCTATTTCAAAAGTTTTTAAACAGAGAACAACATAGTTTGACATTTTTAGTTCCTTTCTTAGAAATATTTCCTTTTTAAATAGTTTATACATTCATCCAGAGAAGTAAAAAATCTTCCGTGTGATACTTGAGTTCCGAACAAAAGAGAAGAATTGACATTTTCTTTTTCGTCATCTGGTACTACTAAATACACCGGAATATTAAACAACATAGCAACACATACTTCATATATTGTTCCTATCGTTTTTGTTTCCTTGGGCAAGAAAACAACAATAAAATCACTTCTAACTACAGCTTCAAAATCAGCACTTCTGTTCATTTTTTCTATAGTATTTCCTGAGAGATATTTATCTGCTCTTATATGACCAAGAATATTGACCAGTGGTTCTGTTCTTGGTAAATTTTGCGCCCAAATAGACCACATATGATCTAAAAATTCTTTATAATTGCCTTCTTTTTTAAGTCTAGCAAGTACTTTGTTATGATTTCCTGCACTAGAGTCTACTTTTAAAGATTCTTGAAACACAGGGTCATAGAAAAATATATCTTTGTCTTTGAACTGTTCTTTGACATAATTTCTCCAAGAAGACATTTCTTTAGTACTTAAAATTTCAATAGCTCCTGCAAGGTAACTAACTGTTGTTAGTAATTTATCTGTTGTCATTTTATATTTCCTTTGTTTTATAATTAGTTTGTAATTGCCAACCATATTTTGTACGAAATATTATCTAATATTTTACATATTGTATTAACCCATCTATAGATTGACATTAGAAACTCCTTTTATTTTTTTATCTATATATCCAATATATTCTTTTTCAGAAATTTTGTTCTTTTTCCAATAAGTACAATTCCAACCATAAGTTTTTTTAAAATCAAAATAATCGCTTTTGGCATTTTTCCTTTTGTATTTTATTTCAGGAAGATTGTAAACAAACAAAAATGCCTCAAATACTGTTTTATTAGTAAAAATATATTTAATATTTACACAACATAGTTTATCACAGTATAATATATTATGACTTTGTACGTCTCCACAACTAGGACAAACTCCTAATTTCAAAGGAATGTTTAAAAAGTCTTCTATATATTTTGTTTGTTTTTTGTTCATGTTGTTTTCCTAGGTTAGTGCATGAACGTATATCCATTATATTCATTTATTCCTAGAGGAGTAAATTTTGTATTAGGGTCATCACTGACACAATCTCTGCAATATTCATTGATACTATATTTACAAGTAATTAAAAAATGTTTACAGTAAAAACATCCTCCATAAGGTATTTTATTAACATCAAAGTTCACTGTTTATTCTCCTTATAAATATTTCTTTTTTAATTCTTCTTCATATTCATCTAAGTCTTGTTCTCCTTCTGGATTTAATGATTCTCCATACCATTCCCAGTTGTCTACTCCTCCTATTTCTAATCTATTCAATTTTTCAGAGGACATGATCAATCGTACATAATCTTTTACAGATATTGTTATTTGTTTTTCAGACATTTTTATTTCCTTTCGAAATCTAACACATTTCATTTCACATCCATACATTCTACAACCGGGAAGTGGGTCTGTGCATAATATTGGAAGAAAGTTATTTATTTTATTCTCCTAACAACATTTTAGCTTCTTTGATTTTTAACCATTTATAATTTCCGTCGTAAAAAATTTCTTTGTAACCATACGAACAAATTACATTTTTACTCAAATCAGAACTTACTTTTTCATATTCTAGATATTCTTTGTTGTCACATTCTGGATGTAATTCTTCGTCATATCTTGTAAATTGTTCTTGTTTAATAAATCTATTCATTTTATGTCCTTATTTTACAAAATATTGTGTTGTTCTAATCATATTTATAAGTATGTCCTATTCTTATGTTGCGAATGTTTTGTATATTTGTATTAAGTTTGTCTGCAATATATCTATTCAAAAATCCTTGTTTTATCATTGATTTTATATTTTCAACAGTGTTCTTATTAAATAATCTCCTAGCATTTTTGGGATAAAGACCATTTTGTCTTGCATGAGAAGTATTTTCTTTTCTAGTACACCATTCCAAATTATCAACATTATTATTTTGTTTATTTCCGTCTTTATGATTAATTTCGGGCCGATTATTTATATTAGGGATAAATGCTTTAGCAACTAATCGATGTATTCTATAACTAATTTTTGTGTTACCTTTGTACAATATCACTGAATAATATCCTCTTCCATCATTTCTATTCTTTAATGTTCTTTCTTTTCTTATTTGCCATTTTCTTCCTTTATTATGTTTGCCTATTCTCATAATACTTTTTACATTACCAAAGTTAGATATTTGATAAATTCCTTCATAGTTTTTAATATCAATCCAAATTTCATTTATCATGTTTTTTACATTCAATTATTAATTTTTCTAATTCAATAGGACAGTAATTTGATTTTTCTATGCTACATAACATTTGTTTTTCGGTAAAAAGTATATTGTCTTTATTGTCATGAATATGTGCAAAAACATTAATATCTGTTCTTTCGAGCAATTTTTTAACAGGTCTATGTGAAAAAAGAATATTAATTCCGTTATAAATAAGAGTAAAGTTTTCACAGACAAATATCATTCCGTGTTGATAATACCATGTAGTAGAACGAGAATCATGATTCCCGATTACAAGAACCTTATTGGGACATTTAATTTGCCCTACTGTTCTATTCCATACTTCTGTTCCTGCTAAACATAAATCTCCGAGAATAAGAAGAATATCCTCTTCACGAACTAAACCATTTGTGTTGTTAATTATCAGTTCTTCATAATTGTCAGGTCTGTTACAATACTTGATAATGTTCTTGTGTCCAAAATGACAATCTGGAAGAATCCAATATTTAATGGGATTATTATTGTTTTTCATTGTTTTATATTTATTTTCTCTCTAATCATATTCATTACGGGAGACATGTCTTGTATTAACCATACTTCAATTTCTTTAGGAGCATAAAACGTTATAGAATAAAATGGATGTTTTGTTCATAAATTTATCTGTTCCTTATTAATTCCATAAGTGCTATTGATATAGGAGTTCAGTTGTCTAATTTTTGTTGTTGCTTTGACCAGTTCTGTTCTTAGTTTCAATATCTCTGGATGTTCTGGAATTTTATCTGACCTAAGAATCTTGTAAATATTTTCCATAGGACAATCTACTACATCACGTAGATTCGTTAATAGATAATTTATTTGTTGTTCTGAAAGTTTCATTTTTTAATTTCCTTTTGTGTTATACAAATAAATTGTCTGGATAAGGAATTAAATCATCATCTTTGTTGTTGTAATCTTCTCTAAGGGTCTTTGTTTCTTTTTTAACAGACGATCTCATATTTTGTTTATCTATCTCTGTCTTTTGAATAGACGGACGATAGAAACCAAATTTATTGATCAATTGAGTCAAAGGGAATTTAAACATTCTATTTTCTCCTTGTTTTATCTCTTTTTAAAAACATGAGGTCTATCGACATATAAATTATCTCTGTCTACCAATAGCTGATCTAAATGACAATCTATTACGTCCCAATTAATACCAACACAACAATCGTGATACCTTTTGATATTTCTAAGTATCTTGTTTGCTTCTTTGGTTGTTATTTTAATGTTTCTGTTCTTTGCTTGTTCAATCACGTCTTCTGTGTTCCAAACGATTGATATTTTCATATTTATTCTCCTTTTATCCTTGACATATATTACAATAACATTGATAACATAAAAATCCTATTATTCTATAATCTTCTTCAGTAGGACACATATAAGGGGGTATTCTTCCCTGAACATCATCTTTGTCTTTACCACAACAATCACAGATCATGTTTTGATCTCCTAATAACACAAAACCTAATAAAATTTAAACTCCAAGTAGGACTATAAGAACCTAACATAATAATTCCTATTATACTTTCAAACAATTTTACCCAACAAAATAAAAATCTTTCAAAATTATTTTCCACTATTGTTCCTTAATTTCCTTTGGGTATATAAATACAATATCCTTGACTACAACCCATTTTATTCCTTTCAGTAAATTTATAATTTAAAAACCCACTTGAATCCCATGAACATTCATTTGAAGCGGAATGGTATAATCCGAATATTATAGGAATATTGGTTTTTGTTGACACTTAACCTCCTACTTCACATATTCCGCAATAATACCAAATCCGAAACTCTGGATGTGTATAATTTTCTTCATGTATTTTAAATTTAGCATTTTGTCCACAATCGTTACATTTATGTCCTATAGAATGTGTTACTTTAAAAGACTTGTCTTTTTTTCTAGGAGGATAAAGTCTTACAAGACCTTTTTTAATTTCTGCAATAGTTGGCATATAATTTTATTGTCCTTAATTATTACAGTCTTCCATATCTTCATATATGTTCGTTGGTACTGTGTTCCAATGTCTATTTTCTACATGACTTGATGTTTTTCCTATTGGGTCTTTAACTAATTCGTCTAGTTTCTGTTTAAGAATATTGTTTTCTGTTCTTAGAACAGAAAGTTCTTCTCTAAGTTTGTATATTTCGTTTAAAGTGTCTATAGAATAATGAGGCATCTTTTTTCTCCTAGACAATACATTTAAAATGACGAAAATAAATTGGAAGACAACACTTTATCGAATGTTCTTTGACATATTCTGATGATCTTATTTGACAGTTTTTAGTACATGTTGTATTTGTACAATACGTATGGTGTTTATATATTGCATTTACTATATAACTAATCATTTTTGTCCTTTTTATATTTTTAATAATTATATGTCAATACCCGCTGATTCTTCGTTTAAAAATCTTATCTGTTCTTCTAGTTCAATTATTTTATTTTCTGCTTCAATCAATTCTCCCGCCAATTGAATTGGGGTTTTGTTTTGTGACAACTCTTTAGCTTTTTCATACTCTTGTTGTTCTTTGAGAGAATGAAAACACTTTATACATCCATTTTTCCCACACAATTCACAAGACATTATTTGACTCCTTTCTAGAATGTTTATATTCATCAAATTCTTTTTCAAATGCTTGTTTAAATAACCAATGAGTTCTAAACAATCTGTCATATGATACTCTGTCCGAAATATAACACGCTTCAGAACAAAACGAATCTAGTAATTCTCTCTTTTTTTGGTCTTTATACTCAGGAATTTGATCTCTATGCAATGCTGTCCAATTATCCATATCGAAAAAATAAAAAAGGCTGTGAATTGATTTTTGATTAAACCCACATTTAAAATGCAGAAGAATGTATTCGAAACAAGCATACCAATTATGACAAATTTCTTCGAATGACATTTTGGTATTAAAATTGTTCATTATGTCATAATATTTTTCTTCTTTCAACATTCATTTCCTCTTTTCTTTATCATTTAATAAGTTCGATCTGGTGCTAAGTGTTACTCTTAGTCTTTACTCTTTCGAGTCCGTTTCATCGACTACGGTTTACAACCGGACGATCAGACCGATCTTTTCTTTATTATTTTAAAACAACCTAGCGTATAAGATTCGTGCAAAGAAGAAACAAACTTTCTATAACTAAACTTGTGCCAGTTAAAAGGAAAGAAATGTAATTCCCAATCGATGTGTTTAACTAAGAGCATATATATCTCCATTTTCCTCACATGCCCTGTTTTCTCGTATGTCAAGATGTTTTCTTTCAAATTCATGGCTTGCGTGTATTCCTGCATAAACTATGTCATGTAGCGAAGAATATCTATATTCCTTGTCATTCATATAGATTTTCATAATTTTGTAAATAATATATTCGGCACATCCTTTGTTTGGTATGCCTATCTTAATCAAAGGATTGAGTATTGTATCGTATGCTTTTCTTTCTTCCTGTTTTATGTATGGCACGTTTGTTCTCCTTTCGAAATTTTATAGTCCGATAGTAATCTTATTCCTATCAAACTTAATTTCTAATATTTGTATAAAACCATTATCAGAAATTTGTGATAACAATGGATACACTGAAAAAACCCATAAAACTAGACCGACGGAAAACATGATTGTTAACAGAACAATTTGTTTTTTTGTTATTTTTTATTCTCCTTCTGTTATATATATAATTATAACTAGTTTTAAAACTAAGGTCTTTTTAGTTGACCTTAAAAGTAGTTGACCTTATAATCTTTATATCTTTTTTGATATTTTAAATATATATTATATATGTCTTGTATCAATTCTTTGTCTTTTTCGTGGATATTTCTATTAATTAAATCTAGGTCAATCTGTTCTATAGGTGTGCATTTTGTAATTTGTTGCCAAATATGTTGACTTATATTAGAAATTCTGTCATTGAATGTATATGTTTCTCCTGATGTTTTAATTCCTGTCTTTGGAGAACAAGAATTGTTTAAATCTATTCTGATCATAGGTTCTATAAAAGATATTCCGAACATACATTTCGTCCTTTCGTCACTTTCTTAAAACAACATATATATTAAAATTACTCCTAGTAAAATTCCAGCTAAAACTAAAAATGATAAAAACGTTGAATTGTCTTCATATGTTTTCATTACTCATCTACCTCCTTTAACTGATCTGCTAGAAAATCTAGAGGTTTTGAAAATACTCTGTCTTCTTCTCTAGTTTTCTCTCCTGTCACCAAATCTTCACACGCTCTTATTGGTGCATTTAGTATATTTGCTGGTAAACTTAATAAATCTCCGAATAGTCCCATTTTTTAAAATCCTTTCGTTTATTCTTTCATTATCATTAAAGATATTATTAACGAACATATCCACGATAAAACCCAAGCTAATTGATATTCTGTACTTTCAAATACAAAAAACCCAAAGAAAAAAATAAAACTTAAAGAAATTGAGCAAAAATATTTAAACATACATATCTCCTCGTTCTTCAGAATCCTCTGATTGGTCTATTTTATCCTCTAGAACAGGTTTTTTCTTCTTGTCAATAGATTTTACTGTCTTTGTATACTCTTCAAATGCAAGAGACAAATCTACCTTTCTAGCTATTCTGAACAAATCTGACACAAAACCTATCATTACACTTTCCTTTGTTACAAAGAATTTGATACAAATGCTCCTGCAAAATATGACATAGAACACATTGCCCATAATGGTAAAATTTCGTGAAAAATTCTTGCCAAAAACATTAGGGACATACTAATAAAAGATATAAAAATTTCATTCGGTTTCTCCTTTTATTATTTCCGCTTCTTTTATCTGAATATTAAACTGGTTGTTATATTTACTCAACGCACCGTCTGATATATAAATTGTGTCTCCTTTTTTTGTTTTAGACATTAAATATTCTGCTGTCTTTCCCCAAGCAAAAAGCGGCATTTTTTCTCGCCATTTATTTGCTAGAGCTATTTCTACTATTGCTGTAATTCTTGTTACATTAGTTTTCTTAGTAGTGATATATTCGGACAGTATTTTTGCTTTTCCTGTTAATTTATTACCCGAATATGTCATTTGTTTCCTTTTTGATATTTTAATGAACAACACACAAAATCATTTTTTTCGATTTTAGCAGTGGGATAAAATTTATATTGATCATTTTTTTTCCGGTAGGTATGGTTTTAAAATCTTCTATGTGTAGATGTTGATCAATTGTCACATTATCATTAATTGTTGCACAAAAACTAATTTCTGCACAAGAACCAATTGATACATTATTGCCAATTTTTACACCAAAATCAATTGATACATTTTCGCCAATTTTTACATCATTGCCAATATACACACTATTGCCAATTATTACACCAGAACCAATAGAAATGTCTCTCTTTTTAAATTCTTTTTTTAGTTCTGTTCTAGTGCCTGAATAATATTCCCAACCATGGGTTTTTAAATTTCTTAAAAATATTCTCATTTTAGTTAGTCCTTTTTTTATGTTCTTGTGTTGTCCTTATGTACTCCAAACTGTCCTTTAGTCCATCCTCGGCCTTGTGGATATTTCACATAAGGCATTTCAAAACCAAAAAATTTGTTTATTTTTTTAGATTTGCATATTGGACATATTGGCATATCTGTTTCTTGTTCAGAAAAAATTGTTTTATCTTCATCAGATAATGTTGTGTTAAATAC